ACAAAACACAATGTTTAAATACCATAAAATTTCTATGGATATTCAACAAAGTGATTTACTTACATTGTTAGGAAGTGCAGTTACTGTTGGTGATGTTTATTTAGCATTTAAAGAATTTGCGGATAAAGGAATATTAGGAAATGAAAGCAAGTATTTTACATCGGGTATTCAATTTCATAATGCAGATGTAAATGATGATGGAATGTTTGATGAAAGAGATTGTTACGCATTACTAACACATTTACAGGGTACAACTTCTTTATGGCCAAACCCACCGGCATTAGGTGATATTATGAAAATTGTGAACTCATCTGCATATGATAACATCACAAAACAAAATTGGAACACTTACACCGGAATTACGAGATATAGATACCCATTCACATTTACAAATGGTACACTTAATTCTTATGGGTTAGATGTAACTTGGAAGGGGGATGTAAACCTTTCACATTCTTCCCAACCAACAGGATATGTACCATCAGCAAATAATAGTGATGTGTCTCAAATTAAATCAATGGCGGTGTCAACTAATTCAGTTGGTGATGTCGAAGCTGATATTATGATGGAAAAAATAGATGACAATATCGTTGCAACTATTGTATTAAATCCAAATGGTAATCAAATAGGAGCAACTCAATTTGATGTTTATTTTGATAATTCAAAAATAGAATTTTCTAAAGTTGAATTTAACAATACTCAATCCACAAACTTTGGTAGAAATAATGGTTCGTTTATTAGTTTGGGTTCATTGAGTACATCGGGTGGTTCAATATCAAATGTGGGATACAAAGTAGTATTCAAACCAAAAACTAACATAACAAACATATTGGGGTTGATTTCGGTAAAGAGTGTAGAAACACTTAATACATCATTGAATAAAATAAATGTAAAAGTTCTATAAGTGAAAAAAATAATAATCATATTATCACTACTTTCTATCAGTTTTGTTTCAACTGCACAAATATCAACACCTGACACGTTGGAATTAACAAACAGAGAGTTGTTTGAAGAAACTGATGATTGGAACGATTTAGGTATTTTGGAATCATATATTGATTTCTCAAAAGATATATTATCATCATCAAATCTTTCTGTCGGTATAATTGGTAGGCAAATATCCACAACATTAAATTTAGGATATAGTAAATCATCTTTAAATGGTAGATGGGGTCATTCATTTGCAGTATCAATAAATCCTGCATGGAAATATTATGGTGCCGGTTATGGTTTATCAAGAAATACCGAAAACAGAACTACTACCTTACAAACATTTTATTCAACCGATTTTAACTTTCAAAAGGATATTAATATTTCACTAATAGATGTTCATCGAACAAAAAAGTGGGGAACATTCGGATATAGTTTTATTGTATCTAAAACATTTTGGAACTCTTATCAGGGTGAATGGGAAGGTGAGTACACCGTTGATGAAAATGGTGATTTTTTAGATTTAATTTACCCAACAATACCCGCATCAAACGAACTTACTTTAAGGGGTATGTTGATGTACACTTATACAATTAGAACGAAAAGAGTTAATATCTCTCCACAAATATTTGCCATGAGTGATGCCTACACAAAATATAAAGATGGGATTGATTATAATTTTGGTTATGTAAAAAATTTCAATATAGATCTTTATTATGGTACATCTTTAGATTGGAAAATAACTAAAAGATTTGTGTTGAATACTAATATAAGATATAATACAACTTGGGATTGGTTGGTTGAATCTGCGGGCTATAAAAAAGAAAATCCAATAATGTTTATGGTAGGAACAAACTTTCAATTTTAATATATGAAATGGTATAAAATTATAATATTATCCTGTGTATGGTTAACCTCATGTTACAAAGAAGAAATTGAGCCGATTCCACAGCCAAAACCAGCGGTTGACATTTTTACTCAGTCGGAAACGTCCGTTTCTGATGGAGAGGAAATAATGTTTAAGTTAGATTCGAGTAGCACATTTATAGTAAAACTGGTTGATAAGGCTAGTGGCCAGGTGCTGAGTAAAGAAAAAATTTTAGGCAAATCTGGGGCAAATAATTTGAAGATTTATACCAAAAGCCTAGAATCAAAGTATTTATATCTAGTACTTGAGGGTAATAATAAAAAAGAAATAAGTAAAACTACATTAATAGTAAAATGAAAAAAATAACTGCCGTAATATTGATTGCAATGTTAGTCTCTTCTTGTTATAAAGAGGATCTTTTGCCGGTTTCGGAAATTGTTTCACAGGATTTGCAGATTAACAAAGCCTCTGGAATTAAATTGGCCACAACATTTGTTACCGATGAGGTGAGTATGAACGTGAAAATGGAGTCTTCAGGTACAGTTAGTGTAAAAATACTGGATATTACTAATAAAGTTGTTTCAAAAGAAACTATGCAAATAAACGCTGGTGATAATATTTTAAAAGTTTATACCAGGGCTTTGCCTAAATCGGCATATAGAATCGCATTATACGATTCTGGTAACAACTTAATTGGAATTACAGATTTTAATAAACTATAACAAAAAACAAAAAATATGTCAGAAGAAGTAGAAAGCTCAAATGATGGTACCTTATCAGGTTTAAAGAAAACTGTTATCGGTGTTGTAACAACAGCGGTAATGGGATTGGGTACCTGGGGTGTAACACAAATAACAGGTGGTGGTGATGAACCTGCACCAGTACAACAGGCAGCACCTGTAATTAACATTACAAACTCAAACCAACAGGCACAACAAGCGTCAGGTGGTGGTAAGACAGTTGTAATTAAAGAAAAAGAAACAATTAAAGAAAAACCAGCACCGGTTAAGAAAAAAGAGGGTGATGAATTTAAAGAAGAAGCCCCTAAATGGTAATTGAGTGTAATAAAATAAAAAACGATTGTAAAAGTAAAGATATGTCAGAATTAAAGGAAGGACAACCTGTGAGTGGTGGTTTTAAAGATTTATTAAATGCGATGATGATGAGAAGGTGGTTAATTACGGCCATTGTTCTTTTCACATTTTTATTATTAACAGTAGGGATTGTTGCATCAATTCATATGAATACCACAGTTGGCCAAGAGTGGAAAGAGTTATTATTATTAATGTTAGGTGCTTTCATCGGTTCTTATGGTAAAATCATCGACTATTGGTTTAGTGATACCGATAAGGATAAAATGTTAGTTCAGAAAATGGATGAAGAAGATGGTGTTTCACTTTCTAATACCGCAGATATGAAAGATTCTGCGCCAAAAGAATATTCACCAATCGTTCCGGAAGCGTTTAGTAGGGCAATTGAGGAAGTACAATCCCAGCCAAAGGTAAATGATATGTTTGAACAAGTTCCATCTGTTGAAGTACAAAAATCTCAACCTAGAACAGGTGTAGAGGTTGATGAAGATGGTGATGGTCAAATGGATGGAATAGACTTTGATGGCGATGGCAAAATTGATGTTTACTTTGCACATAGACAGTGTGAGCACGTTTGGGGTGATTCGGATGGTGATGGCGATGAAGAATGCTTAAAGTGCGGTAAAATAAAAGATTTAGATCCAGATAGTGATCTAGGTTAATAATAAAAATAAAATAAAAAAAAGGCAAGAATTATGGGATTTTTAAAAGAATTATTTAACGACAACAACACGATTAATGAAAAATCTGTTGTAGGATTTGCATCATTTGTATGCATGGTATTAGCACTAGTTGTTGATTTAGTAACTGGATGGTTAGGTAAAGAATTGTTAATCAATGAATTTATTTTTGATGGATTTTTGGTTATCACTTTGGGTGCATTTGGTATTGCGTCTGTTGACAAATACATCAATAATAAACATAACAAACAAGAAGATAGCGCCGATGCTATGGAGGGTTAAATTATGACAATTAGTTTAGAAAAAATAAAAAATACCATATTATCCACAATGGTGATGTTATCATTAGGATGGGTTTTAATTGCGTTAGCTTTCCAAGTTTATTGTGTTGTTTTAGAATTCACAGATCAACAAGAAGTGTTGACAAAAATTTCTCATGAAATGACAATAAGATTGGATGGTAGATTTAGTGATAATCCTAAAAATATGTTTTATAAGGGAAAATAATATGAAAAAGCTATTAGTATTATTAGGAATATGTTTGAGTATGAGTGCCGCTGCCCAAACTGTGGGAAGCACAAAGACAGAACAATATAAAGCATCATTCGAAACTGCTATTGATATTTCTCAATTTTTAGATTATGAAGGACCTCAAATTCCTATCCAAATACTTAAAGCAGGTATTTCGGATGAGATGTATGAGATGTATCCTGAATTGAAAGAAAAGAGAGTAGGTCTTGGTGTAGCAAATATCTCAATGGAATATTTGGAAAACCTTAATCGTTTCAAATTTACCGAAGATAAAACGGAAATTAAGAATAGAATGGTTAAGCAATTCCAAGCATCGCAAGCTGGTATTTCCGAAAATAAATTAGATGGTAGAGGAAAAATTAACTTAGCGAAATATTTCGTAACAATTGAATGCTATGATTATTCCGTATCTGAAGATGAAACGGTAAATCTTAAAGATGGTGTTAAAAATCTTATGGTAACTCGAATCGGTTTACAGGTTAGATTTACTGATGCGGAAACTGGTGTTGTTTTTTCTGGATCTGGTTTAGGTGAGGCAAAAACAACTAGAGAATTAACATTATTATCAGATGCGACAGTTGATGAGGTTAAATTCAATCAATCAACTATTTCTATCGCAACAAAAAAAGCATTAGATATTGCTTGTGCCAGAATATTAGATAGAATGATTAAAAAGGGAATATTCACAAAATAATTAAAAAGAAAATATCAATAAAAAATAAAAGGGGGTCTAAGATCCCCTTTTTTAATATTTATATTATATAAAACATTAAAGCTATGAAAAAGATTTTATTTGCTCTACTTTTAATGCCATTGTTGACAATTGGTCAAACAAGTTCATGGAGAACTAATCCGCCGTCACCATCAAGATCTATACCATCGATTCAGGGACAAAGAAGTGATATTAGTATGTGGAGAAATGATGGACCAAGAGAATTTAACAGACCAAAACAAACGAAACCAGGATCAAATATAATAATTAATAACAATCCTTGGTTGTGGAATGATTGGGGTTGGGGTTGGAATAGATGGAATATGTGGGGTGCTCCAACGTTTGGTTGGAATTTTTGGTCACCTTCTTTTTATTGGAATGATTGGGGGTATAGACAACCAGCAAGAATTTATGTATATGATGATGGTAAACGCGATACAATTAGAGGGAAAAAACCTGTAATTAGTTTCGGTTTACAAAAATCAACAGATAATCAAATAGGTGGTTTTTTCACAATAGGAAATAAAGGATATTTTATTACTGAATATAATTTCACACCTGATAAATCAACTTTTTACCCATATGGAAGATTAGACCTTATTGATTTTCCACTTGTTAATGATTTGATTAAATTAAACTCATTTTATGTTGGCTTGGGAAAAAGGGTTAAGAGAACTGGAGTCCATTTTATGGTGGGTAGTATTAACGAGATTGTGAGATACCGTGGAAAAGATGCCGATGGTTATATAACATTCCCAAAATATTCAAATCGTTTTACAACAGTTAAAGTTGGCGCTCTACACGATTTTAAGAATATGACAATAAAAGTTGATTATGACCCAATTCAAACAAACACAACATTTGGTTTGGGAGTTAATTTTTAAATTAATTGAAAAAAAATAAATTATTTTATTTAACATTTTTTTTAATACTTTTTTCGTTAAAAGTTAATGGTCAGACTTTTACACAAACATTTGTTGATAAGTGTACCGGTGAAATAAAAGTTGCAACTACAACATATGTTAATGGAAATGCAATAGTGTCATTTTATGATCAAGTTAAAACTTTTACACAACTAGAAGTACAAAGTGGTGCTATGAATACTTGGCTGCAGGCAACTTATCTATCATACAGCTCCAGGGCTTGCCCAACAAATATTGTTGTTCAACAAACGGTAACACAAGCTGTTTCACAGGCAGCATCTCAGGCGGCTTCACAAGCAGCATCTCAAGCTGCCAGTGCGGCAGCATCTTCAGCAGCATCATCGGCAGCATCATCGGCTGCGAGTAATGCCGCGTCTTCTTCTGCTAGTACTGCTGCAAGCTCATCAGCATCATCAGCAGCAAGTAGTTCTGCAAGTTCGTCTGCAGCAAGCAGTGGAGCTTCGGCAGGATCAACATCTTCGGCTCCACCAGCAAGTGGTAGTTCATCAAATAACTCTTCTAGTTCATCATCATCATCATCATCATCGGAAAATAAAAGTGGTGGTGGGTCATCTTCTTCTGAACAAAAAAGTGAAACTAAATCAGAAAGTAAATCAGAGAGTAAATCAGAATCTAAAGAGGAATCAAAATCTGAAAGCAAGTCCGAAGAAAAGAAAGAAGAGAAAAAAGAAGAATCTAAATCAGAAGAAAAGAAAGAAGAAAAGAAAGAAGAGAAAAAAGAGGAAAAGAAAAAACAACAGAATACAAATCCATTATTATTGGCGTCTGATTTAACCACGGCACAAAATATCGATGGTAAATTTGATGTTATATTATCACTTGGTTTAAGTAAATCATCTTTAATGGGTGATAAATCATATAGCGCAAATGCAATGATTTGGTCTTCTTTAAATCAATTTGCATTGTCTGGCGGAATGACAAAAATGGATTTTAAAAATGGAAAATTAAACGCAATTAATAGTTATTCATCAACATTTGCATATCTTAATGGAACATTAATGAATTTAATGGGGTATACTTGGGTTAAACCAGATATTAAAAGAGGTACCTATGGATATAACGTGGGTTTAATTTCTTTGTTTACAAAAAATGTTGAGAAGAGGTATGATGTGTCATTATCATCTTCAATGGTTGTTTTCTGGACCAAACCATATCAATATAGTAAGAAGATAACATTATCACCACAAGTATTTGCTATGTCATCACCAATCGCATATAATACGGTCACTGGGCAAACAACTGTTAACCGTAATTTTGGTTTTTTATTGGGTAGTAGTTTTGATTATAAAATAAGTAAGCGTTTCGGGCTAAGTATAAATTATAAAGCCAATTTAAATACAACCCCTGGAACGCCGATATTACACAATTTTTTAGTAGGATCTAGAATGATGTTATAAAAAAATACCCCATATAAAAATATGGGGTAAATTTGGCAAGAAATAACTAAACGTGTCTCTAAACGTTAGTTATTTAAATATAGTTTCTTTTTTTGAATTAGTCAAGCTATTGTATAAAATAATTATGTCTTTACATTTTTCATATTCTTCAATTTCTTCAAAGTGTTCTAAAATGTAATCAACCAATAAATCGCATTCGTCTTTACGAAATAAAAATTCGGTATTAAATTCAATAATACCATTTCGTTTACTTTTTGTTGATGCGGATACAATATATTTTATTGTTTTTCTATTACTATTACTTAGTAATATGAAACATTGGACAATTCCGGTATAGATTTTTGTTTTATTTTTTTCAAAAAAATCTTCATAGTCAGTATATTCCCCAACAATGTTAACAACAAATTCTCTTGGGATTTTAATTTTCGTCATTTTTAAATGGTTTTGTGTAGGATGGATAAATAATCTTCCAGATTATATCTCTATAATCTTTATTGTCTAACATTGAAAATAAAATGGATGGATTATCGCATTTTAATGCTTCTAATGCAAAACTTTTTCTATCTTCAATATTACAGCTTTTTTTAATTTTGGCAAAATCTAAAAAGGATTTTTTTTCAATTTCAGCATATCCTTTTACTAGATTGTCTGCGGTATTTGAAACCCAATTATAAAATTCATCAGGTACTTTATGGAGTAAATCATCAAAAGGATCACCATTTTTAAGATACATCCAAATATCTCTATTAGAAACGTTTGTTAGTATTCTATGTAGTCTCTTATATTCTTCGCCCTTGATTTTCATGCGAAAACCATTTTTAAAACGAATCACATATCCCTCTTTATCCTTACTAATTTCTTCTTTAAGTAAATCATAAGACTCACCCCAAGTTTTATATAATAATACAATTTTTAGATTTAAATTTTTTATTAGATTTTTTAATCTAATATCTTCATTATTATCGTTATGAATATCGATTTCATCGCCAGTTTCAGTCTTAATCATACCTAATAAAATTAAATCTTCAAAATCGTATTCACACACAATTCTATTTTCCGGATAAATTATTTCAAACAAATATGTATAACCAGATACTAATCTATTATAATTATATTTTTCAAGCAATTGGCGACCTTTAATTGCTTGTGGTGATGTAAATGACCCACGAGTGGCCAATATCCATTCGTTTTCATAATTAAAAAGAATTCCTAACGAACCGTCTAGTTTTTCATAAACAACGTAATTTTCATTTGGTATATCTTCTGGCTTATGCTCTTCATAGTTAAAAAACTTCTTAAATGGTCTTGCAACAATATTACCTTTTGAATTGGTAACTAATCCGCGACATTGTAAAGTTATATCATCCCACAATCTTTCATATTGAACTCTTGGAGAATAATTCCAGATGGTTAAATCAAATTTTGGGTGTTTTTGTTTTAACAACAAACCATCTTGATAATATTTTTCTAATGTATTTAAAAATTCCAATTTTTGTTGGGGTTTGTGGTGGATTAGTAATTTTTGTAAATGAAACAATAAACTTGCTCATCAGATTTTGACTTCAAATCTATTTTTCATTTGAAGAATCTTTTCGTCAGGTACGTCATGAATATTTTGACTACCATGCCTGTTTTCAACAATAACACTATGTACTCTATAGCTGTACCTTTCCGCCATTTTAAAATATGTTTCCATTTCCCATTCTTGTGTAAAAGTGTTTGCCACCACTATTTTATAAATGCCGTTTCTCATGTTTTCAGCGCATTTTTGCTGACATAGGTTATGAGCTTCCTTTAATTTACTTGGATCAAAGTTGTAGTTACCTTCTTGATCAATAAAAAAATCATCAGCTGATAATACTTTGGTACCAGATGGTTGGGGACAGTTTAAAATAATTTCACCCAAGGTTGTTTTACCTGATCCAGGAACCCCTCGTAATAAAATTAAATCACCCGTAAATTCTTTGTCCATTTTACTTTATTAATGTTTCTAATTTTTTAATTCTCTTATCCAGATTCGCTACTTCATTTTTATAATGTTTTGCAATAAAAAAAACCATGCAAAGCATTACCATTGTTATTATAAATAACGATATTGTATATGTTTCTTTTTTCATACAACTTAAGATTAATTAAAGATAAGAATTTTTTTTTAGAAAAACAAAAATGGGGGCCTAAACCCCCATCTAATTTCACAACATTTAGCTTATTTTACAGCCAAAGTGTCTACAACACTTGTCGTGTCAGCGCTTGGAACAGCAGCTGTATCAACTTGTGCAGCAGTAGAATCTGTTGCTTCGTTTGTGGAAGATCCTGAACCACACGCCGTTAATGCTAATGCAGCACCAATGGCCAAAATGAATGTATATTTTTTCATACTATTGTAAATATAAACAAAAATATCCAAACAACAAAATATGGTAAAAAAAAACCCCAACAGGATGTCGGGGTTTAGGTCTTTCGGCGGGTTCAACCCCGCTTACTTTTAAAACGAAAAGGTTTTTCGGCAAAGATAACCTATAGACATATAAATATATGTGTTTTTGGTAAAAAGTAAAGTATTTACCAAAAAAAATTATATTATTTTCGTTTTTATCTGTAAACCATCTTTAAAAGTGAGTTTTACCAGACTATCTTCTAAAATATTACCTTTTAAGATCTCGTCGCTAATAAAATCTTCACATAAATTCTGGATTATTCTTTTTATTGGTCTTGCACCGAATTCTTTTTCAGTGTTCATGTTTAAAATTTCATTTACAACACTTTGATCAAAAGAAATAATATAATTTTTTTCTTTTAATCTTTTAACCAATTTATCTAACTCTAGTTTGACAATCTTTTTCAATGTGTCGCTTTCTAATGGGTCAAATAAAATGATATCATCAATTCTATTCAAGAACTCAGGATTGAATTGTTGTTTCAACGCTTTTTGAATCATGGTTTTCTTAACAATGTCCTTTTGGAGATCGCTACCATTTGTTGCAAATCCGACACCACCACCAAATTCAGAAACTTTCTTAGCACCAACATTTGATGTCATTATAATTAGGGTATTTGTAAAGTTTACTTTTCTACCAAATGAATCTGTTAAATGACCCTCATCTAATATTTGTAACAAAATATTAAACACATCTTTATGGGCTTTTTCAATCTCGTCAAATAGTATTACTGAAAAAGGATTATTTTTTATTTTTTCAGTTAATTGACCACCTTCATCATATCCAACATAACCTGGAGGTGAGCCAATCAATCTAGACACGGCATGCTTCTCCATGAACTCACTCATATCGACTCTAACAACTTTATCCTGAGAACCGAAGATTTGTTCAGCCAATGTTTTAGCTAAGTATGTCTTCCCCACACCTGTGGAACCAAGGAATATAAATGATCCTATTGGCTTTGCACCGTCTTTAATACCAACTCTATTTCTGCGTATCGCTTTAGATATTGTTGATATTGCTTTGTCTTGCCCAATAATTTTTTCAGATAAAATAGATTCCAGATTTAATAAATTTGAAACCTCTTTACTATCGATCTTATTGATTGGAATACCGGTTGTTGATGATATCATGGTATAAACATCTTCTATTGTAACCGGAATCAAATTATTTTTTTGCTTGTCTAACCATTTTGCTTTTTCCTCTTCTAATTTTTTCTCAACCCTTTTTTCTTCATCTCTTATTTTTGCGGCTATTTCGTAGTTTTGTTTTTTAACAACCTCAATCTTTTTTAACTTTAATTCGGAGACCTCATTATTTAGTTTTTCTATTGAATCAGGTACTTTAGTAATGACTCTTTTCTCCGATCCTAATTCATCTAAAATATCAATTGCTTTATCGGGAAATTGTCTATCTGTTATATATCTTGAACATAACTTAACTATTGTCTCAATAACCCCTGGTTCATAATTCACTTTATGATAAAATTGATAAGACTGTTTAAGATTATTTAGAATTTCAACAGTTTCGGCTTCCGTGGGTTCATTCAAGATTATTTTTTGAAATCTTCTTACCAATGCACCATCTTTTTCAATATGTTTTTTAAATTCATCAAAAGTTGTTGCTCCAATGCATTGAATTTCACCTCTAGCCAATGCTGGTTTTAAAATGTTTGCAGCATCCATTGATCCACTGGCATTTCCGGCACCAACCATTGTGTGTAATTCATCGATAAAGACAATTACATCAGTATTTTCCTGTAACTCATGTAATATTGCCTTGATTCTTTCTTCAAATTGACCTCGATATTTTGTACCAGCTACTAATGAAGTGAGATCTAGTGAAACAATTCTTTTATCTATTAAATTTGATGGGCAATCGCCATTTGTTATTAATAGAGCTAGCTTCTCAACCAATGCTGACTTACCAACACCAGCTTCACCAACAATAACAGCGTTATTCTTTTTTTTCCTAGAAAGAATTTGAGCAATTCTTTTAACTTCCTTATCTCTACCAACCACAGGATCAATTTTACCTTCTTTGGCTAATCTGTTAAGATCTCTAGAGAAGTTGTCTAATACCGGTGTATTAGTTGCACTTCTTCTGTTTTTGGTGTTTTGTTTTGGGGAATCCTCGTAACTGAAATCTACCGACATAATTTATTATTTGTTTATATTGCAATAATAATGATTATTTTTTTAAAAACAAAAGATATGTTCTGACAAAATGTCTAAAAAAATGTCTAACTAATGTCTAAATGTCATTATCAATCGTTTGGTTTTATTTTTGTTTATAAGGTAGTAATAATAAAATAAATAAAAAAATAAAACTATGATTAAGTTATTTAAAGACCCGTTTTTTAACATTTTAGATGAGTTCGCAACAATCGACCATCTCGGACCAAAAACAAAAATTAATAAAACAGATGATAGCTACCTAATCATGATAGCTGTTCCTGGTTTAACAAAAGATGATTTAAAAATCATGACCAAAGAAGGTGTTTTAAAGATATCTTTTGATGGAGATCAAAAATCTGAAACAAACCACTTTGTTCCAATTTTTAATAAATCTTACGATATACCAGACGATGTGAATGAAAAAGAGATTTCTGGTAAAGTCGAAAATGGTCTTTTAACAATCAATCTACCGATAAGTAAAAAGAAGACTTTAGAAAGATTGATTAGTTTAAATTAAATAAAAGCCCCGAAATCGGGGCTTTATTTTTTTACAAAAATTATTTATATTTTATAAAAAACTATTATGGCTATTATATCCGAAAGAATTGAAGGTAAATTAATCCACGTTGATATTAAATCATCAAATATCAAATCCGCGACATATAACACAGAAACATCATTATTGACAATTGTGTTTAATAATGGAAGTATTTATGAATACGAGAATGTTCCGTGGGAGCTTTTTACAAAATTTAGAATGGCTGATTCCCAGGGCGCGTTTTTAAATGCTAATATTAAAAACAAATATAGTTTTAAAAAATTTAATTAATGGACAATTTAGTAGATGAACTTTTAGAATTATCTGACCCTGATACCGATAAAAAAATTATCAAAACATTTGAAATGAAGGATCGTTTGTGTCCCGAAATATTTGACGGAGGGGAAACAAACTATACAATGAAAAATGAAATAGTTACTAGATTGTTGGAAATAACAGATGATTTTATCGATTTTGCTGGAGTTGACTTTTTTATTCATGATGTTGTTTTAATGGGGTCTTTAGCCAATTACAATTGGTCAGAGTATTCGGATGTTGATTTACACATATTGGTTGACATGGATGAATTAAATGAGGGTGATAAACCATCTACTGCGTTAATTGATATTGTGAGAGAGTTTTTTGATGCCAAAAAGGGTTTGTGGAATGAGAAACATGATATAAAGATAAAGGGGTTTGATGTTGAAATATACGTTCAGGACATAGACGATGAATATACCTCTTCTGGGGTTTATTCCATATTAAACAATGAATGGATATCAAAACCATCGAATAAAAAAGAAGAAATAGACACAAAAAAAATCTTAGAAAAGGGTGAATATTTTGCAAAGCATATAGATAAATTAGTTAGTCAATATGAAGCTGGAGAAGATGTTTCTAACTCCATTAATGATGTGAAAGATAAACTTAAAAAATTTAGAAAAAGTGGCTTAACTCGAGGTGGTGAGTATTCATATGAAAACCTTACATTTAAATTATTAAGAAGAAATGGGTACATCGAAAAATTGATGAATTTGAAAAAAGATGTTTCTGATAAGAAATTATCTCTATCATAATTGCAAACTGTATTTTTTTTCTTTTCTACACTATTTATACAATAAGAATAATCTTATTTTTAACTTAAAAACAATGGGAGATTTAAAACCTATCGGTAGCGAAAAACTTCAAGGTGATGATAAAATCAAAAGAATCCTTGAATTAACCTACTACAAACAAAATACGGTAAACGAAAATAATACCACTAAGAAAGCAGAATTAATTAAGGAAAGCTCTAATGGCGTTTATGGTATTGTAAGAGAAAAGGACGGATACTATGTAAAGAAGGGACTAAATGAAGGTACCTTGGATTACATCGGTGGTCTTTTTATGAAAAATAAAAACAGATTTAATTCATATGCTGAAGCATTAAAAAGACTTGAATTATTAAAATCTCAAGAGATTAATGAAGATGTGACAAAATATGTTTTAAAACAAAATAAATCTAAACAAGAGGCATCACTTCCTCAGGATTCTGTTGATGCAATGCCTCCGGCATTACCTCCAGCAGATAGTTCTGAGCCTAGCCCAGAGCCTATGGCTGCTCCAACAGATTCTGTACCTCAGGACGCATCACCAGAGCCATCAATTGATGATTCGGGAATGTCGCCTTCATCAGAAGAGGGTAAGCGTTCTGATTACATGGCTGAAGTTCAAAAATTTGCGGGTAAATTAGGTCAAGAATTGAGGGATCAACAACCAAAAATGGAAAGCGATGATATTAAGTATGTTTTAAACATGATTATATCTGCAGTTGATTTAGATAAATTGGAAGATGATGATATCGAAGAGATTGGTAAAAAGTTTGAAAGAGACGAGGAAATGGCTTCAGAGCCCGAGGCTGCTGGAGAACCAGAACCAGAAATGGAACCGGCACCAGAAGAAGATGATTCAGATGAAAAGACTAAAGCCGCTCCGGAAGATGATTTGGCTGAGAGAATTTCAAAATTAGAAGAATTGATCAACACAAAATTTTATTCTGAAGAAGAAAAAGATTTAACGGAATATGACGATTATTTCCCAGATGTTGATTCAGCTTATGAAGATAAAACGCATTTAGATTATGATCCGATGGATGATTATCAAATAGATAACAAGCCGCCTCGCATGTATGATGATGAAGATGAAGAAGATATCGCGATTACTCCAGAACTAGATGATATAAATGAAAGTATTAATACAACTTTAAGCAAATATTTTGAATAAATGTATCTTCTTTATATCAATGAATTAGGTCAAGATTATAAAGGCCAAAGACAATATGAATTTATCTTTGGTAATGATCCAGATACATTGGTTGAAGAATGGTTCATAATCCCATCTGCAGGAAGAGCGATACCACCGGAAATTGAGGACATAGACTTAGTAGGTTTATTAAAGAATTCAGATTTAAAACTTGAGTTAGTTCAAAATTCAGATTATTTTGGTGTTATAGACGCTGTAGATGGGATTGTTGCTTTAGGGTGGGAATCATTTGATATAAATGCTGAAGAGAGACCAATAAGAATTTCTTTTCATTTTGGTGAAGAATTAGATAGCGTGACTGAAAAATTAGCAACAAAGGGTCTCAGACTAATTAATGAAGAAATAAAATTTAAATTAAAATGAATAGAAACGAGATAATTACAAAACTTGTTAAAGAAGGTTTTTCAGAAAAAACTTTAATTAGATTCAACGATAATCAATTAAAGAAGTTTTCGGATAAAATATTGGGTGAGGGATTGAAAGTTAAAGCTGATGATTTAAAAGCTGATCCGGCTCTAGCGGATAAATTAAAGGATAAGGATGTTACTGTAGTGCCTGAGGAAGAGACTATGGAACCAAAGGTTAAGAAAATGACCAAAAAGGACGTAAAAGAAATTGCTAGTAAAAACAAAATAAAACGTTTAGATCTTAAAAAATTAAATGAATTTGTTGAAAGTGTTGTTGATAAAAAATATCATAGTTTAACAACAAAAGGTGAAATTTCTGAATTGGTTAAAGAAAAAATTGGTGCTTCACAGATAAGTGAATTTGAAATGGGTGAACCAGCTGTTAAACCAGATGTTAAGCCGGCGCCATCTAAACCAGACACAGATACACCAAAAAGAGAAAGACCAAGACATCCTGGTCAAAGACCTCAAGATCCAAATAAAAAACCATTACCAGATCCAGTACCAAAAGCAGGCGCAAAAGAGATAAGCGGCGATGAAGCTAAATCTAAAATAATTGGTATGATTGATAAAATTTTTAGAGAAAACTAATGAAAAGTAAAAAGATTAAAGAGGCTATCGATTATGGTGATTATCCAGAAAGGATGGGTCGCAACTTAGAAAGAACAGCTGGTAGCCCAGATAGTTTATATGGTTCAAACCCAGCTATGGGTAGAGGCCCTCAAGATGTAGAACGTTTAATTGGAGAGAGATTTAAAAAAATTGTTGATCATTTAAGAAGAGTTACAAATATTCAAGATTTAAGCTCTGGACAAGTACAACAAATGTTGTTTGGAGAAATGATGAATGGTTTTTCACGAATTGTACAAATTGAGAATAGACATATTCCAGCTTTAAAAGCATTGGCTCTTGAAGCTTGTATTGAAGAAACTGAGATTAACCCTAATTGGTATCAATTTGAACTTAGTTTAAATGCTAACGATATTAATACATCTAAATTTAGATTTTCTCCAGAAGAGGAAAGTGATGATGAAGAGCAAGAAACTTCCCAAACAGGTGTAGAAATACCATCATTTGATATTGAGGATTTAACACCACAAGAACAGCTTGAATTAGAAAAACATAAAAGAAATATAATTAATGCAATTGTTCAGGGTGCAGCAAAAAAAGCACATCACATATACGAAAAGCCAGAAGTAAAAGCTAGATTAGATGAAATTGATCCGGCTTTACATCCACTTTATAGAAGAGTTATGTCTATAACAGATTTCATGTATTTCACTATGGATGAAATGATAGATAGAATGAGCCAAACCGGTAGTGGTGTTATTGGCCAAAACTACTTGGATCAGGCAGATGGTGGTGGCGATGAAGGTGGTGAAGACGAACATCCAGTGGATACAAAAATTGTTGCTAAAGCAACTATGTTCCCTGTTTTGTGCCATGAATTAATTAAAGGTATAAAAGAAGCGACTGCTAGACATGGTTTACCAAAAGACGTAACGATGGCTCAAAAGGTAATGGGCCAAACCGATGTGTTAAGTAATGAACCAATTCAATTAAGAATGGGTCCAGAATTGTATGAAAAATTACGAATGTTATTACCGGATGAAATGTTTTTAGACGAAAACAAAGGATTGATTAGTTGGTTTGAGCAGGTTTTATATGAAATACCCGCAAAAGAATTTTTAAAAATAATATCTAATGTTGTAAGCGCAGACGAATCAAAAAATAGATTGGCGCAAGCAAAATTTGTTGAGGTTATGAGAGAAGCTATGACATTAAAACGTGAATATGATGAATACAATGACGATGAAGAGGATGATATTAATCCGGATGATATTGACATAAGTGACGCATTTAAATAAAAATTAAAACAAGAGATAACTTAAAGTGGTCAAATTTGACCACTTTTTGTATTTATATATATGAACAACAAAATTGAACAATTAAAAGAGTATGCTCGTATTATTAAAGATACTCCATATGCTTTGAAGACATATCTTCAAACATATGATAATACTCAAAAGAAATATGTTCCATTAGAATTGTTTCCAGATCAAATCCAATTACTCAAGGATTATGAACAATACAATGAAAACATAACCAGAAAATACAGACAAGCGGGTGTTACAACAGTAACAGCTGCGTGGATTTCAAAAAGATTACAACTAGCAAAACCAGAAAATCCTGAGAGAGTTTTGATCATTGCAAACAAAAGAGATACCGCAATTGAAATGGCTAATAAAGTTAGAAACTTTTTAGATCAATGGCCAGATTGGATTAATGTTGGTTTTTCTGCTGATAAAAACTCTGAAAGTAGATATCGTTTGAATAATGGTTGTGAAGTTAAAGCCGTAGCAACTTCTGCGGATGCGTTACGTGGTTATACCCCAACTATACTTGTATTCGACGAAGCTGCTTATATTGAGGCTGGGGAAGACTTTTGGGCGGCTTCTATGGCGTCATTATCTACCGGTGGTAAGATTATATTAATTTCAACACCAAATGGTTATGATCCAATTTACTATGGTGTTTATGAGCAAGCAATTAAAGGTATTAATGATTTCCATATAACCGATTTAAGGTGGTTTAAAGATCCAAGATACACAAAAGATTTGGTTTGGATTAAAGTTCCTGATATTGTTCATTATATGCTTAATAGAGAACAGTACGATGACAATGAGGTCGTATTGAGGGATTTTGATATTGAGAATTACGAAGAATTAATGAATGATGGGTATCAACCATATTCAAGTTGGTTTGAATCAATGTCAAAAAAATTCAAATATGATAAAAGAAAGATTGCGCAAGAATTGGAGTGTGACTTTTTGGGATCAGGGGATAGTGTTATACCTGCAGAAGCAATGGAGAGAATTGCTAAAACAATGATTAAAACTCCTAATGAAAAATATATGCAGGGTACACTTTGGCAATGGAAAGAGCCAATAGAAGGACACAGATATATTATGGGGGTCGATGTTAGTAGAGGTGATAGTGATGATTTTTCCGCAATTAATATTATTGATTTTGATGAAAGAGAGCAAGTGTTGGAATATCTTGGCAAGATGCCACCGGATGATTTAGCTTCTGTTGCATATAAATGGGGTGTATTATATAACGCATTTATTGTGATTGATATTACTGGTGGAATGGGTGTTGCGACATCGAGAAAGTTGCAGGAAATGAATTATAAAGATTTATTTATTGACGGATTTAACACCAAAAATGTGTGGGAGTTTAATCAAAAAGCATTAGAAAAAATACCGGGTATAAATTTTAATAACAAGAGAACACAAATAGTGGCTTGTTTTGAAGAGCAGCTTAGACATGGGTTTATTGTAAGATCAAATAGACTTTTAAATGAACTAAACACTTTTGTTTATATAAACGGGAAACCAAATCATATGAAGGGGGCTCATGATGATGCCATTATGAGTATTGCTATTGCGATGTACGCTGGTGACATATCTTTTACACAGTTAAAAAGAAATGAACAACAAAATAAAGCGATGTTAGAATCTTGGGTCATGTCAGAAAGAACATACGAACCAGATACTACACATTACTCATATGGTGGAACATTAGACCAAATTGGCGCAATGTCTATAGACGGGTCGCCAAATGGCACATCAACAACAAACCCAGGTAAAAATCAATATCAACAATATTCATGGTTATTTGGTACAAATAAAAAGGGTTTATAATCTGATATTTTTTAATTAGATTAATTAGAATAGTATTTATATTATATGGCAAATAACGATTTAACAATTTTTCAAAGGTTAACAAAAATTTTTGGTTTTGATAATGCTAAAGCGATTAATCAACCATCGTTTAATTTTTCTAGAGAAGAATTACTAAAAACTGATGATCCTGTTGAATTTGAAAAAGCGAAGTTACAGGCTCAACAATCACAATTTCTTCATGATAAATGGGCGAAATTGGATAATTCATTATATAATCAATCTGTATATTACGAACCAAATAGACTTGCAGCATATTATGATTATGAATCAATGGAGTTTACTCCAGAAATATCTGCAGCGTTAGACATATATTCTGAGGAATCTACAACAGTTTCTGAAAAGGGGGATATTCTAACAGTTTATTCAGAATCAAAAAGAGTTAAAAATATTTTAACAGATTTGTTTGAGAATAAGTTAGATGTTAATACAAACTTACAAATGTGGGCTAGAAACCTATGTAAGTACGGTGATAATTTTGTTTATTTGAAAAGTGACCCAGAAAAGGGTATTATTGGTTGTCAACAACTACCTAATATTGAAATAGAAAGATGGGAAGGTGCTCAATCCAGAACACCAAATCAGGGTGATATAAAAGCCCCAGTAAGAGAATTAAGATTTAGTTGGAAAAATAAAGACATGGAATTCCAATCATGGGAAGTGGCTCACTTTAGATTATTAGGTGATGACAGAAAACTACCATATGGTACTTCTATGTTGGATAAAATTAGAAGAATCTGGAAACAATTACTTCTTGCTGAAGATGCTATGTTAATTTATAGAACATCAAGGGCACCTGAAAGACGTGTCTTTAAAGTTTTTGTGGGTAACATGGATGATAAGGATATTGAACCATATGTACAACGTGTGGCAAGTAAATTTAAAAGAGATACTGTTGTTGATCAGAGAAACGGTAATGTAGACATGAGATACAATCAAATGGCGGTTGACCAAGACTTTTTTATTCCTGTTCGTGATCCAGCAGCACCTAGTCCAATTGAAACTTTAGCTGGTGCACAAAACTTAGGTGAAATTGCTGATATTGAATATATTCAGAAAAAATTATTGGCGGCACTTCGTATACCTAAAGCTTATTTAGGATTTGAAGAAGTTGTTGGTGATGGTAAGAATCTTGCATTGATGGATATTCGTTTTGCTAGAACCATCAATAGAATTCAAAAATCATTGGTACAAGAATTAAATAAAATAGCATTAATTCATTTATACCTTTTAGGTTTAGAAGATGAATTGGAAAACTTTACATTAGGTTTAACAAATCCGTCTGCACAATCCGATTTACTTAAAATTGAGCAATGGAAAGAAAAAATCACATTGTATAAAGACGCCACTTCGGATCAATCTCAAGTTGGTATTCTCCCAGTATCACACACTTGGGCGAAGAAAAATATTTTAGGTATGAGTGATAACGATGTTATCTTGGATTTACAACAACAGCGTCTTGAAAGAGCTATGGGATTTGAATTAACTAATACGCAATTAGTTATTAAACGATCTGGCGTGTTTGACGAGGTTGATAGTAAGTATGGTATATCTGAAGAAGAAAGACAAAAATTAGAAGCACAGGGTGCTGAGGGTGCGGAAATGCCTGGGGGCGAATCGCCTATGGGTGGGCCACCACCATCTCCAGCGGCCGGAGATCAAGCTTCAGAACCTTTAAGTGAAAGAAAGTATAGTAAAATAAAAGCTGTACTTGGTGATGTTGACGATATTAGTGATCTTTTTAATTTAGAAAAGGCACAGAAGAATATTTATGAAATAGAAAATAAATTAAAAGATATTTTAAACGATTAAAAATGAATAAGATAGGTGTTATTAAAGCAAAAATTCTAAAAAAACTAACAGAATCTTTTGGATCTGGTGAGAAATTTGAGATGAAACAAATTTTATCTAAAATTGTTACAAATAAAGATTTCAAAGAAATGTATTTGTTTTATGAAGAAATTGAAAATAAATTTTTTGATAATTCAGATACTGCTAAATTATATGTTGAGGAATTAAATAGTTTGCTAAAGACTCAATCAAAAAAAATATCAAAGTTTTGTGAGGAACTAGATAATCAGTTAGGTGACGTAACTGGTGAAGTAAATGAGGTATATTCATGTTTAGATCAACTTTTAGAAGAGGATAATTTTAATAACTTAGATAAAAAAATAATTGCGAAGAAAAAACTAGTAGAACATTTAACAAAAAAGAAAAATAATACCACTAATGAAGTAAATTCATTCACAATCAACGAAAACTTACTATATTCAGTTTTAGCAAATAATTTTAATACTTTGTATTTAGAAAAATTAAACGAGAATCAAAAAGAAGAATTAAAAAATATTTTAGCATTATCTACCGAAGATTTAGAAAAAAACATACCAACACTAAAAGAAGATATTTTATCCAAAGTAACTAGCATGTTAAATGAGTCTAAGGACAGTGATTTAACAAATAAATTAAATTCAGTTGTTTCGGAAGTGGGACAAATGGAAATTTCGAAGTATAATTATTTTAGATTAAAACAATTAAAAGATGGTCTTGACTAATTTCTAGGACCATCTTTTGTTTTTTGAACAAAAATAGCTTTAAGAACACTATTTCTTTTCTTTACTGACGGTTTAACAAACTCTTGTCTTTCTCTAAGCTGTTGAACCTGTTTCACCTTATGTACTTTGTTTTTGTATTGCTTCAGTGCAATTTCAATATCTTTTTTAACGTCAACTATTAACATATTATTTAAAATTTATTTATTTTATTTTTTAATTAGGATAAAATTCCGTATATTATATATACACCATAATATATGTAAAATTATGTAAAAATTAATGAAAATCGGAAAATTTATTCCTTTAGGTGAATACAAGGAAATTAAAATTGGATATGGTACTGTAGACCATAAAAATTTAAAAACAATTTATATTAAATTAAATTCATGGGTTAAGCCAAAAGATGGCGATGATAATTTTGATAAAATCATTTCCCAATCTAGAAGAGAAATAAAAGCGTTAATTAGAGAGTTTGATTTAAAAGATCTATTCAAAAAAGAATCTATTGTTGATTTAGACATCAAAACAAAAGGAATTAAATTAGATAAGAGGTCTTTTATGAACTTAGAAATTACGTTATTTGTCGAAAATCACTTTGACGTTAAGTCTGTTAATGTGAAAAATTTGATTAAATTTCTTTCTGAAGTAGTTGTAGACGATTGCTTATCAAATAAAGCTTTATTTAATTTCAACAAAACTAAGGACTGATTTAATTTTTAGATGTATTTATACAATATATTAATATATCTAAATGAAAGTATTAGGACCGAATGAAATTGGTAGGGGAATTTTAATTGAATATGACGCTGGGCATATTTCACCTAGTGATCTACAAAATCAAAATATTATTACGGAAATGCAGAATAAAGATACCGATCAGGACTTTATTATGTATGCCGTTTTGCAAAAATTCGATACCCCAAATAAGAATGGTAGAATTTATCCCGAAATGTTATTAAAAAGGGAAAATACCAAATATCAAGAAATTATTAAAAAGGGCTCGGCTCTAAATGAATTAAATCACCCTTCATCATCTCTTATCGATTTAGATAGAGTTTCTCACACAATTTTAGAAACGTGGTGGGATGGTAAAACACTCATGGGTAAAATAAAACTATTGTTATCTCCAGGATTTAAAAAAATGGGTATTGTTAGCTGTAAGGGTGACCAAGCTGCTATGTTACTTATAAATGGTGTCACATTAGGAATTTCTTCAAGGGGTGTTGGGTCGTTGAAAGAGGTTAAAGGTCAAAATATTGTTCAAGATGATTTTGAGTTAGTTTGTTTTGATTTAGTATCGTCACCATCTACACCCGGTGCGTATGTTTTCCAGGATGTTGCTGATAAGGATAAATTCAATGAAACAGTAGAACAGAAGCCGATTGTGGACGATAGAATGAAAAAATTAATGGGTAAACTGGATAGTTTTTTAACAAAATAAAATAAAAAAACAAAAAAATGTCTCATTTCTATATGTGGAGATGAGATTTTTTTAATAATACACATATTTATATAAGAAATTAAATAAAAAAAAATGACTGAAAAATCCATTTTAGAACAAGCGTTACTTCAAGTTAATACACTTGAAGAAGCAGTAAAGCAAAATGCAAAGGGTATACTTTCTTCAGTAATGAAAAAAGAACTAAACGAATTGCTTAAAGAATCAGAGGAAGTGGAAGAAGAGGAAGAAGTAGCTGCTGATGAAGAAGCTATGAATCCTGAAGAAGAGGAATCAAAAGACATGTCAGAACAGCCAGCTTCCGATGAAGAAGAGGAAGATGATGCTGAAAAAGCTGATGATGAAGAAATGCCCTCGATAAATGATGAACCATCAAAAGGTATCGATGACGAATCTCCAGAAATGGGTGATATGCCATCAGTAAACGATATGCCAAGTGATGACGATTCTGATGACATGTTAGATTTAACCGGAGCTTCTGATGAAGAAGTATTAAAGGTTTTCAAAGCAATGTCAGATGAAGACGGAATTATTGTTAAAAAAGACGGCGAAAATATCGAATTACAAGATGGTGATGATGAGTACATCATTAAGTTAGATGAGTCTGAAGAAGAATCAGTTGATGAAGAATGGAACGAAGAAGAAATGGCTGAAGAAGATGAGACTGTTTATGAAATCGAATTAGGCGACGATGATGACATGCCTGAAGAAGAAATGTCTGAAGAAGAGTCTGAGGAAGAAGCTCACGAAGAAGAAGTCGGTGAAGCTGCTCACTCAAAGGCTTTTGGCCAAAAAGGTGGATTACCTAAGAAAATTTTCGCAGCTGGACGTCCAGAAAAAATCAATGAGGAAGTTCAAACTCTTAAAAAACAAAACGAAGAGTATAAAAAAGCTTTAGTATTGTTTAAAGAAAAATTGAATGAAGTAGCTGTATTCAATGCAAACCTTGCTCACGCAACAAGATTGTTTACAGAACATACAACAACAAAACAGGAGAAAATGGAAATTTTAAAAAGATTTGATTCCGTTTCTACTATAAGTGAGTCTAAAAATCTTTTTAACTCAATCAAAGCAGAATTGGATACTAAAAAACCAGTAAACGAAGCTGTTGTTGATAAAATCACATCAACCCCTTCTACATCATCTTCACAAGAGATGTTAGCTGAGTCAAAAGCCTATGAAGCACCTCAGTTCAGAAGAATGAGAGATTTAATGAGTAAAATAAAATAATAAGAATTAAAAAAAAACAAATATTTTAAAAATGGGAGCATTATTAGAATCAGGTATGGTTGGTAACATCGGTCTTAAGCACCTTCGTGTTATCAAAGAAGATACCATCAAAAAATGGGATGACCTAGGATTCCTTGACGGATTAGACGGTCACCAAAAAGATAACATCGCGCAATTGTATGAAAACCAAGCGTCTTATTTAATCAACGAAGCAGCAGTTTCTGATGCTTCTGGTTCTTTCGAGACAGTGGTATTCCCAATTATCCGTCGTGTTTTCTCTAAGTTGTTAGCAAACGACATCGTATCAGTACAAGCAATGAACTTACCAATTGGTAAATTGTTCTACTTCGTACCTAAAATTCAAGATAGAAACAGTGGTGCACACTATCAGCCATTCGGTATGCCAGGTAACTCTGACGCAGCTACTGCTGGTTATGGTGACAACGCGAAGAGCCTTTACGATCGTTTTTATGAGTCTTCAGACGCAAACGATCAAGGTTTGTTCGATTATTCAAAGGGTGCTTTCACAACAGTTGAAGCCAATCCTCACGCTTTCGTAACATTCTCAAACGGTACTGCTAGCACAACTACTGCTAATGAAAGTGGATCTAGTGTATCTAACTTGATTATTGTTCTTTCTGGTTTCACAAAAGACGGTCAAGGTAAAATGGTTGGTGCTAATGGTAACCTTATGGATACTGAAGAATTTTTAGCATCTCTTCAAGTTGAAGTTACTGGTAACACAACTGCAAACAATGGTGTTAAAAACTTCAACGTTGTAACTCAAAAATATGGTAAAGGTATCGTTGAGTATGGTGTGAAAGGTGGTTCTGGTCTTTCTAGATTCCACGACATCTGCGACGAAGAAGGTAAGATCTATTTGAATGTAGATTTGGAAAGCTATAGCAGCACTACTGGTTTCGCTGCAGCTGATTTCAGCTCTAACGATTTAGCTTTGGCTAACTTCAAAGTAACTTACAGAACATATGAGACTTTGGAATTTGAAGACAATATCGGTGAAGTATCATTTGATCTTGCTTCAGTTACAGTATCTGTTACTGAAAGAAAATTAAGAGCTAGCTGGTCTCCAGAACTTGCTCAGGACGTATCTGCGTTCCATAACATCGATGCTGAAGCTGAATTAACAGCTTTATTATCTGAGCAAATTGCTGCTGAGGTTGACCGTGAAATTTTACGTGACCTTAGAAAAGGTGCTGCTTGGTCAGCTAAGTGGGATTACAATGAGTGGAAATACGGTGCAACTGGAAACACTCCATTTGTAGGTTACACTCAAAAAGACTGGAACCAAACATTGATCACTAAGATCAATCAGGTTTCTGCTCAAATCCATAAGTCAACTTTGAGAGGTGGTGCTAACTGGATCGTTGTATCTTCAGAAGTTTCTGCAGTATTCGATGATTTAGAGTATTTCCACGTATCAAATGCTAGCCCAGAGCAAGATCAGTACAACATGGGTATCGAAAAGATCGGTACTTTGGCTGGACGTTATCAAGTATATCGTGATCCATACTTACCAGCTGGTAAGATCCTTGTGGGTCACAAAGGTAAATCATTATTGGATGCTGGTTACATCTACGCACCATATGTACCTTTACAATTAACTCCAACAATGTACAATCCATTTAACATGACACCAATCAAAGGTATCATGACAAGATATGCAAAGAAAATGGTTAACAACCGTTACTTCGGTATCATCAACGTAAGTGGTTTACAAACTTTCGATCTTAACACTTTAAGATAATCTTAAGTTAGGTTAATATAAAAACCCTCGAGAAATCGGGGGTTTTTTATTTTTGGAATATTCTAAAATTTTCTTTATTTTTGCATTTATGGGTGAAACAGATTACAGCAAGCTCCGAACAGACGTCCTTGAAAAAATGGTATACCAACGTGGGATTGAATGTAAAATGAAAAAGGATGAGATGGTAAAAATGCTTAAACTAGATGATGAAGGTAAGTATGTGGAACCAATGAAGGAAACTATTCACGAAAAATCCGATGGTGGGTTTAATGTTGGTATAGATATTAGAAACCAAGCGGATATATCACAAATTAGTAAATTAATGGAAAAAAAAGAGGCAAAAAGCCTCAGTAGATATTCGGATAATAGGGTGTGGTATTGGTCTAAGATGAAGTTAATTTAAATACTTTTACAGTAAGATTTCCATTACCTTTTATTATTCGATGATATTCCCCTTCAGAAATAAAATATTGTTTATTTTTTTGAATTTTAAATGGTAATTGATTGTCCATTTGAAGCATCCAATCCGTTTCGTGTTCGCAAATAACAATTCTGTCCTCTAGGTCAAAATGCCATTTTAATTCCGACTCATTAACCTCATTAGAAAATGTTCTTTCGTAAAAAGAGCCAATCTTTTCTTCAATAAACGGTAATTTATTTTCTATACTTTTCACTAAAAAACTCTTTAATTAAATCTAAAAAATGAGTATTGATTAAACCTTGATTTTCTTTAGTTATTCTCAAGACCTCTTCATCAACACCACCATTTGCAAATTGTTCAACATCTTCGGTTACTCTGTCATTCTTAACTTCTTCCTGAGTAAATAATGCTATACCGTCTTCTGTAAGTTCTGCCGTATCATCATTAAACTCATAATATGTATAACCCCCATCTTCATCATAATCAACACTTTTATACGAATAGCCCTGTTGATATGAATCGTTGATATTGTCGGTATATGTGATATAATTTATTCCTGTTTTTTTATCTTTAACCAAAGAATATTCATGTTTTGAACATAATAATTCAAAATGGATTTTTAAATCATCAAAACTACTTTCTTTAAATCCGTATTCACCTTCATCATCATCGTAATAGGATTCAAATATTTCACTAAATTTAATCATATTACCAAGGATTTGATGATTTGATACCTAATGCTTTACGATATCTTGAGATGTTACAACTCCAATAACCAGCTGTTGTTCTATCTTTCTTTTGAGCACATTTATGTCTAGCTCTAAAGGATTTTGCAGCTTTTTTATTTGAGCTTCTAACTCGAAGATTTGGGTCACCAAAGGTAACTTTTTTTATATTTCCGCCTGGAGTTTTTACATAGACCGCGAATTTTTTAGGCCCACCAGGGGTTCTAAATGGTTTATTTAATTTTACGTTTCGACCTCTGTGTTTAGCTTCTACCAGATATTCTTCTTCTCCATCAATAAATGGAATATCTAAGTAAACTTCAGACCCTTCAAATATACCAACTTCACCAATATTTGTTTGTAATAAATCTAGATCATCGCCAAAAAATTCTACTGAACCTTTATTCATGAAATCTTTAGCCTCTACATACAATTTAAAAAATTCATCAGAATAAATTCTGTAAACATTTTCTGTTAGAGGTAAATTGTTATTTATATGATACATTAATGATTCTGAAATTATCGATTTAGACTCATTAAGGACGATTCTGGGACCTCTATTATCGACTTTAACCTCATTTATCGAATTTAAAATAAGGTTTACTATTTGGTCTCTATTAACGTTTTCATCAAATCTAGCAAATGTTGGTTTATTACCTTTGCCAACTTTAGGATCTTTTTTTTCAGCACGTCTTTTTTGTGCTGTCATTGCTTTCTTTTCTTTTTTACTATATGAACCTGATGTTTTTGGTGTTTCCTTTGAAACTTTTTTAGATGGTCTACATTTTGGGTACGTTTTTCCGTTTGCATCTTTTCTTCCACATGGTGGATGTTTTCCACCAACCTTTCTAGATACGTCAACCCATTTTTCTTTAAACCATCTTCTAAGATCTTCTTTCAAGACTTCACCAGTCATGATTGACTCTTCAATGTATTTTAAATCCTCTTCGTTTACAAGTATTTTCATAATTTTATTTTTCACATTTTTTCCAACCACCACCTTTTTCTTTGTAATTCTTTGCAGCCCATCCATTTGCATAAGCTGACGGATAAACTTTAAATTTTGACTTTGCCGCTGCTTTTGATGCCGCCCATTTTGCTGGGTCAGTTGGACAGTTTTTACTTTCATCAATTTCTTCCATTTCGTTAAGTTGTTCATCACTACCACAACGAGAACTTACGAATCCAGTAACTTCCTCAATATCATCTTTTGATGTGGCGATATGATCACCAGCCCAAGCATGTTCCCCAGTTACACACTTAGGAAAATCTGGGTGATTTTTCATACTCAATATTTTTTCAATATTTTCTTTCATAAGAACAAGGTTTTGTAAAACCATATATGTTCCCTTTTCGTGAATATAATCTTCTTGTTTATTTTCAGTCAAAGTTTTGAGGTGTTTTTTTATCACGTTTTCTAGTTTCATAATATATAAATATTTTATTTTTCTGAGACAATCTCAAATTTTATTTCATTATTATAGTAAATAAATTCACTATGTGTCTTACCTTTTATTTCTAGAAAATATTCTCTAGGAATTAAAATAGAAGTATCAAGCATGAATGAGTTTTCATTAGTAACATCTAATTGAGTCCAGTCAAACACATTTACGTTAGTTTTACCTTCTTTAACATATATTCTATAATAAACCTCTTCAAATAATTGTGATTTTGGAACATCAATTGATCTGAAATTAATAGTAATTTTTCTGAGTTCACCTCTTTTAATTTTTTCGTTTAGTTTAACACCAAAAAATTGAACAGAATATCTTTCTAATTCTTTTTGATTTTCCCCAACAGTAAACTTTGCTGAATAAGGTTTTGGTACAAACTTTTGACTAACACTGCTGATCGATACTCCGTCTAGGGATAGACCTTTCCAAAAATCATAATAGAATCTCTTACCGTCGCATAAAACCCCATCTAAGCCAAAAGTTATCTTGTATATACCTTTTCTAACTTTAACGGATTGAATGTCACCTAAACCAGTTATGACCGTTCCAGAGGCATCTTTAATGTCTACTGTGGGCGCGGAATCCAAATCATAAAAATTTGTTCCTTTTGTGACATATAGATATAAATTTTGGTCCATTTTCTCCACAAAATTTTGTCTATTATCATCTATTCGGTCCGCAAAAACAGATTCAACAAATGGCTCAAAAAACGTTTGTGTATATTTTGTAAAAAAAGCTACCGATTGATCAACTTCGCTTTCAATATCTTGATATAAAACAGCAAATGCTAAACCAAGCCCATGATTTGTGTCTCCGGATATTATTCCATTGACATAATTTGTCACGTCTGCAACTAAATCTTCGTTACCATTATCAAAATGAATTGTGGCTATTATTTGTGGGGAATCACTATAAACACCTTGGGTTGCCCATTCATTTAAGGTTGTTCTATTGAACCAGTTTGATGGTCTTTCGTCAAAAGTGTTGTTACCGTCTGTAAAATCATAAACGGAATCTTCATAATCAAAGCCAACGCCCTCGTCCCAAAATTCCGTAATTTTAAAAACAATTAAATCAAAGGACGATGTTCTATCTCTACCCCTACCATTCTTTTGTCTAAGTAATGTTTCATCGCCAAATATGGTGTTGGTCATTTTTAGGTAGTGTTTGGTATTACTATCTAAAACATATTCACCATCATCTATTTTTGCAATTAAATCGGTAAAATCCACCTTAAAAAGAAATTTTGAGAAGGTAGAACCATATATAAGTTCGGTATTAGGATTTTTGGCTGTATTAACCTGAGAATCCTTTAAGATAGTGTTGTTTTTTTCAAAATAAGAACGAAAATATGACATCTTTTTATTTAATAAATATCAAATTAATTTATTCTTATCGAATTATTTAACATATCTTGTTTTGCGTTGTCTATTAGTTTTCTTAGGCTGGAAATAGCTTCTTCGAAGTATTTGGGTGGAGTTAGGATTCCGTGTTTATGGTTTAAAAGGATTAGGGTCATTAATTCTAAAATTTCGATTAATTTTTCCCCTCGCACAGTTGCAAACGTATTTGGTAAAATTTTTTGTAAATAATCTTCCTGAGTGTACTCATATTGAGATAATGATGAAAAATCTATTTGTTTGCCGCCAACACCTGGATTTGTTTGAGATAAATAAAATATATTATCTGCAGTAATTGTTGCGAAAGTTTGATCAACATCACTAATTTTCTTTAAATATGGTATTCTTATTACATTTGGAATAACCGGAACATCGATTGATGTTCTACTGAAAATAAGACCATTTGTAATTCTTTTACGATTTTTTGGCCCGTATACGATTTTTTCTAAAAAACTAGCAGTATTTGGCTGTTCTTTAAAGGAAGCTTTTGGTCTAAAGTAAAATGGGTGCGCGTACTGATCTTCTAACGAAGCATCAATAACATTTAATTTTTCAATATCTAATTTTGCAATAAAATCTCTTATTAAAATATATGATTCCTGTATTTTATCACTAGAAACTAATGGTATTGTATATTCATAAATTAAACTAGATGTGTTACTATCTAAAGCAGTATTAAGCCCAAATATGTCTGTTTTATATTTTTCCCCAAAAGATTGTTTTATTGAATAAAGATAAATCCTAACTTCTGTTGGGCTAGATATATCATCTAATTCATATTCAACAAGATGCTTTATATCTGTTCTACTTACAACAGCATCTGTAAATCCGGTGTATGCTACTTCAACAGTCTCTGGGAATTTTTTTAATGAAATTTTTGATTGTTTTGGTGAAAATTTTGGAAACAATGCTAAATCATCTTTTTCTTCTTGGTTTGCTGTGTTTTTGTCTACCAGTTTACCTGCGCGTAGTACGATACCATGTTCCGTTAAAATAACATCGGACCCATAATTTCCACTTATTGCAATATCTTCTATTTTTGGTATTGAGGCAACAGACTCTGCCCTTAAAAATCCATCGCTAAATGTTTTTATGTTTTTTTCAAAAGACTTTATTGGATCTGTTTTTTTACTTCTCTGACCATATGTTGTTTCAGTTATTTGCTGATCATGGATTTGTCCACCAAAGTCGTGTGGTGTTGTAAATGGCCCGGAAACATATTCTTGGTTTTGACCTACTTTATCACTATCGTATCTAATAATTTTAACCGCTTGATCTTTTTTAGGTACAATATTAATATGATTTGGTAGAAATGGTGAATACACAAACGGATCATCTTTTGACCATTGTTGCCAATTAGGGATGGAGTTCGCTCTTTCGGTATCTAGCTCATCAATATTGGTTGCCCTAATTCTTCCGAAGCCTCTAGGATCTTTGTTATCAAGACATTTACCAATTTCTATTATTTTCATTTTACACGCTTTTCTAATTCGTTATTTATTTTATCATATAAAAGTTCGATTGATTCAAGGTGTCTTGTTAAATCAATAATTAATACTTTAGTTTTTTCAAATTCCTCAATTAAAAAATCCCTACCTTCAACAAGATCTTTATTGGGAGTATTTTCGCAATTATTAGCGATATCGATAATTTTATTTTTGTCCATTATGTTAATTTTCCGTGTGCTTTTAATAATCCCGGAATGATTGTTGCTGCTCCACCAAGAGGTGCGACAGGAATACTTCCTGCGTCTAAACTAACCTGTACAAACGAATTTTGGTCCATTTCATCTTGATGACCTTTTATTATTGACGCAACAAATTTTACCATATTATTTTCTTGACCGAATATATCTCCAGTCTGAATTCCATTTGCCTCTAGATATTCAGTAATATTCATAATCGCCCTATCTTCACTATATCCAGGAAGTTTTTTTGATAATTGTAAAAGTAGTCCTGGTATTTTTTGTGATACCCCTACTTTTAGTGAATTCAATAAGGCTAAAATTGCGTTATAAAAATCTTCACATGATTTTATACCAACAAAAGGTATTAATGCTGTTAATATATCAATTAAAGCCTTTACAATTAGTAGATATCTCTTTTTAGATTTTCTTAATATTTTAGTAGCTAAGCTTTTTAATATTTTTGCAATATGCGGTCTAACTTTTAGCCAAAAAACAGTCAAAAATTTATTAAAAATATCTTTTAATAGCCCATAAAGAAACTTAACTAAATTTCTTATTAAAGTTGTAATTAATGTCACTGTATTAACTGTAGCCGCTTTAAACATTTTCCAGATAACAGCTATTGGAAAAAACATTTTAGGTGAAAATATTGATGATAATAATGCTTTTGGTAAATTTTTTATAGTTTGTGAATCTAAATTTGCTAGAAATTGTGGTATTGGAATTGAAATTGTTGAATCTGAAGAATTGTTGTATGCGTCTTTAGCTATTTTAGCCAACGCGTCATTAAATTCTTTAGTTATATCGTTTTTTGTACTAGCAAAGAAACCAAATTCTTCTATAATGTCTTGATTTACAGGTAAATTATAATTGTTACAATCAACAAATCTAAGAACTTTATCATATCTTAAATTTTCATCATCTAAATCAATACCTTCTACATCATCAAAATCAAAAATAAATTCAGCTTCAATATCATTCTCATTAAATTGATCTATTGGATTTTGTGTTAGCGAATCATTTGACGGAGCCGCGCATGCTGCACATAATTTATTTATAACTCTTGTTAATTTATTTAAATTAATATCATAATTTGAATTAGAAGAATTAATACCTCCAACTGGAACAACTAATGATAATGTATTTTTTAAAATATCAGATATTTTAGGAAATTCTATTGTTTCAAAATAAGAAGTTATAAATTTATCGATAGTTAAACCATTATTTGTTAATCCACTTAGATTATATACCTGGTTTGCACTATCCCATTGCATACTAAAAAGAGTATTTCCATCTGCGGTGTTAAAAGAGTAAGGACTTGAATCAAAGTATTCAAAAAAAACTTTGTTCATTTTTATTTTATCCCTATTAACTTGTCCTTCATATATGATTTTACCTAATCCTGATTGAGGATCTGTTTGTAAAATATGTAAATAATCAAACTCTTTTGGTGAAATTGTTAATTGGTCTTCCGTAATTGAGGTTACCAAACCACAATTTAACTCACTGTCACTGGCAGCAAATAATTTTCTTAAATTATCTAAAAAAATTGGTTTTACTGAATCAGACGTTTCATTTATTGATTCCCTAGTGATTTTTCTTATAAAAGATTCACCATTTTCTTTTTTTTCTGGTAATATATTCTTTAAATCTCTGGTTATCTTATCAAAGATATTGTCAGTATTCGGAAGTTTTTTTTTAAATGAAGATGAATAAGAAGTTAATGTTGATGCTATTTGATCTTGGAAATTCTCCACAGCACTATCTGCACTATCTAAAGCACTAAGTACGCCAGTTTTTAATTCATTGGCTTGTTGTATAGCTTTAAATTTGTTTCCAATTTCTCTTTGTTTTGCTTTTAAATCTGTCATTATAATGAATATTTTTTACCGTCTGGTTGTTCTTTATCATCCTCATTATTCATTAATTTTTCCAATAAATCTCTATCTTCATCAGTTAAAGTCATTTTACCGGGTTCAAATTTTCCGGTAGCGCCGCCCTTTTGGATTAATGTGTTTTGAATTTTTACTAAAGAAATTTTCTTTTCTGTACACTCGTTTAATATTTTTTGTTGTTCCTTGATAACAGGCCCGATAACGGACATATCTTCAGATTCCTTCATAAATGACAACATTTTTTTCATAATTAATGTTGCTGTATTTTTCTGTTCAACAATATCGTTGTAGATCTCTTGCATTAAAGCTAATGCAGAGTCGGTATCTAGAGCTATATTTTTTCTATTAGATGTTCTCATATTAATAAATATTTTTAATCTAAAAATCCACCTAAAACGCCGTCGTATAGAGTTTTAAACTTTTTAAGAGAAATTCTAATTTCTTTTGTTGATAATGAGGTCATTTCTCTTAAAGACAAGAGAATCAAATTCTTATTGAATTTATTACCATCCCCGATTTGGAATATCTTTTCAAAGTTGCTAAAAATTTCTAATAGTGCATACCCTAGTTTTTTCTCATTTTCAGTTAAATCTTCTTCTTCTATAAATTTCTCTAGTTTATTGACCAAATGAACAATAACATCACCGTAATCAATAAAGGTTGCATCAATTGTATATGAATAATCTACTCTACTCTCAATATCCTCTGAAATATCCTCATAGGACACACTTCTATTCGTTTCTTTTGTGTCTTTTTGAATGGCACCCATGAGGTAATTTTTACATATTGTGCCAAAGTAGGAATAAGCTTTGTGATTTTTTGTGTGGTCGAATTTGTTAATTTTTGTTATTAAAAAAGACATGGTGTCGGTATGAAGATCTTCAAATTCATAGTCTTTCCTATACAATTTGTATCTTCTTATAATACTTTCAACCATGATAATCAGGGGTTCTCGTAAATATTCGTTGAATATCTTGTTTTTTTCTGCTTCGTCTGAACTTTCTAAGTATCTAACTACCGCCTTTTCTTGATCTTCCCCAAAATACACTTTTTGGGTTCGTTTTCTAGGCATTAAACATCATTATATTTTACATCTCGTTTATTATTAAAAAAGAATTCTTTTTTTGCGGTCTCTACCCAAAATTTTGGTTCTTTATCTTTTAATTTAAGTTCTTCATCATTTTTATAAAGCCAAAAAAGTGAATCTTCTCTTAAGTTAACATGTCTATACCCTATTTTAGGTACAACAATAACTTTTGCCCCATTATGTGTTAATCTCAATAAAAATTCATAACCAAATGTTAGTTTAATATTGTTTTTTAACCCACCATTATCTAAAAAAACTTTTGTTTTATACAAACCACCACTTATTTGGTAATTTTGATATTCCATTAACACTTCGTTATCTAAAACACCTTGTTTTTCTGAAAAACCGTATGCCCAAACCGATTCATTTGTATAATTTGTAAATGTACCTTCTGGATTAACATCTTTGATTATCGGTAAAATAGCATCGGCTTCAGGATTTTCGATCATATATTCATTAATGCTTTTTAACCATGGTTTTTGATATTCATCATCGATTTCCAAAATTGAAAACCACTCAGTATCACAGGCTTTTGCCCCTTCATTTATTTGTGAACAAAAATCAGATTCGGAATTATGAAAATTTAAACTAATCTCTAGTTTTTGACCAAAATCTACTTTAGATAAATCTTTTTTTAGTTTTTCTGGCGCAACAATTAATAATTTAACATCATTATAAAACATTTTAACAGACTCTACCGCCTTAATTAACATGTCATTGTATTCATTTTCTAATTTATGAACAGGTAATATTACTGTTATTTTTTTCATACTGTTTCTTCTAATTTTAATTTTTCTAAACCTTTAGTTATTGTTTCTTTTCTTTTTAAATTAAATGATTCAAAAATATTTGTAATGTTATTTTTTGTTATTTCTTTATCATATGGTAATAGAGTTTCTTTCATTTTTGAAATAACCTCATCATTTAATTCAACACCTTCTAACCAAGCTATACAGTAAGTTCCAAGTAATTCGACTAACTTACTTTCATCATATGTCCAAAACCCATTTTCATTCAACCAGTCAGGTTCCATCAAAGGAATTTTACCAATTACTGGAACACCACATTTCATAGATTCTAATGGAAATGTACCAAATGTACTATCATCATCAACCCAAAAAGAAACAAAACATTCTTTCAAGCCTTGTGCAAACTCTTCGTTTGTCATTTGAACCATATCTCTAAATGTGATCCATCTTAGTTGTGGATATTTTAGATAAAACTCAGATATGAATTTTCTATGTTTAATTCTATCTCTGCAGCTTATAGCGATAAATGGTTTTAAAGATTTATCATTTTTTGAAAAATAATCTTCAATAATTGGTGGGATAACAAAAACTAATGATTCTGGAAAATATTCTTGAATATATTTTTTTGAAGCATTGGTGGTTGTGATTATTTTATCAAAACCATAATCTGAAAATTTACTACCAATAGGTAGTGTATCAAAAAGATATTCTTTTTGTTGTATTAGCATTACCTTCGTGCATCGAATATTTGCTACTTGTTCTAAAACATTTGCATATTGTTCTGGAACAACTAAAATATCATCGATTTTCATTTCGATTTTGTCATCTTTTATCGATACAATTTCTATTGTATCATATTTTTCACCTAACCAGGATTTTACACCCTTATATGACTTATCTTCTACTAATATTTTAGCGATATAACCGTTTTCATTTAACGTTAATACCATATCATAAATGTGTTTCACCGACGCTCTTGCGGTTCCACGTGTGTCATAGCAAAGAAAATAAATTATATTCTCTTTTGAATTGATTCTTAATAATGCCTCTTCTAGTTTTTCTATGTTTTTTAATTTATCTTCCATATTAATCATTTTCTTCTTTTATTATTCCGTATTGAAAAAGTGTATTAAAGGCTAAGTTAAAAGAAGTTGAGCCTTTTTTACCTTTTAAAGATGATAAAACATCATCATCACCTTCATCATCGAATTCATCTAGCACTCGATCTAACATCATTTTTATAATTTCATATTTAAAAATATTAATTTCATTTACATCTTTTCCGTCTTCATCTTTAATAGTATCTCCGGTCCTACACTTATCAATGATACCATCAATATCTACATAGTATTCATTATCTATAAAATCACGCATCTAATAACTTTTGATTTTCATTGTTTATTGTTATAATATTATTTTCAATATTAATATCACTTAATTTATGAATTATTTTTTCATAAGTAAAGTGCTCGTTATAGTTTGTTCTAAACAAGATAAATTCTTTATTATTTGGTTTATGTGTTAATATCTTCTGAGAATCACTTATCCATAAATCAACATTATTCCATTCGCTTTCTATTTGATCTGTTTTGATAAATTTAATATTATCTATCATAAACCCATTTCTAGACAAAAAGAATAATGTTGCTGGTCTTGCTTTACCTAATTCGTCTAAACCAACTAAATAAAATTCATGGTCTTTATGATGATATATCATTTTATTTAAATCGTTATTTACATTATTGTAACTAACTGGTGCATGACCATATAATTCCATTGGATATTCAATGTATTGAAAATACTCTTCTTGTTCTTTTGATTGGAATAAAAAATGATCAGATATGTTATGGTTTGTAATCGGTTCTGTTACTCGATATTCAAAAGTGTCACCATTTTCATCATCAACATTTATAAATGCGTTTTCGTAGTGATAGTGATAACGATTTATAAAATTACGTAAAACCCCATCTATTGATATGTAAACTCTCATGATCAAAAGATAGGGTTTAAAATAAATAAAGTAAATAGGTTTACTCGTATCTTTTTAAGATTTCAGTAATAATTGGGTTTCTAACAATGTCTTGATTACCAAATTCAAAAATACCAACGCCTCGAACGCCTTCTAATCTTTTTTTAGCATCATAAAGACCGCTTTTTGTTTTGTCTTTAAATTTGTCTGATTGCTCTAAATCTCCAGATAAGAAAAATTTAGAATTGAAACCAATACGAGTTAGTAATAATTTTATTTGAGCTGGAGTTGCGTTTTGTGCTTCTTCAAAAACCAAAATAGTGTTATCTACATTCCATCCACGCATATATGCTAATGCCGCAACTTCAATATAACCTTCATCTTTCATTCTTTCTCTAGCCTCTTTACCAATTATCTTATTTAAAAGATAGTAAGATGGATAGATGTATGGGTCTAATTTTTCTTCTAACCCCCCCGGAAGAGAACCTAATTTTTCTTCAGCCTCTACAGCTGGTCTAACTATGATTATTTTTTCATACTTATTATCATCATCGTGAAGTAAATCTATTGCTCTTTTCATTGCAATATAAGACTTACCGACACCAGCTGGACCAAAACATAAAGTAATTTGGTTCTCACCTAATATTTTCCAATATTCTTCTTGTGATTGTGTTAAAAATTTTTCTTTTGGTTTTTTTATTAATTCACGAATTCTTTCTTTGTGTGGTGTTTTTTTTACTTCTATTACAGCGGCTTTACCTCTAGATTTTATCAAGTTTTTTAAGTTTTAAATTTGGTTTATTTTAATATAAATATCATTTAATTCCGCTAGAATTAAACCCACCCGAACCTCTAGATGTTTCATTTATTGTGTCCGTTTTCAATAGATTGATTTTACCTTCACCATAAACGGGTGCAATAACAGCTTGTGCGATTCTATCACCCTTCACAATTTTAAATGGTTCTTGTCCTAAATTAATCAAAGGTATTTTAACTTCTCCACGATAGTGGCTATCAACAGTACCCGGACTATTTAATACTGTTATACCGTTTTTAATTGACAAACCGCTTCTGGGCCTAACCTGTAATTCTAATCCCTTAACCAGTTCAAAGTATAAACCAGTTGGTATTAATGCTCGCTCTCCAGGATTTAAAACCAAAGACTCTTCAATATCCGCTCTTAAATCAAATCCACTATCACCCTCATAGGCAAATTTAGGGTCTTCGTTTGTTGACTTATTTATGAATTTTATCTTAATAGTTGAACTCTCTTTTTGTTGGGCAACACTAATTTCGTTGTTTAATATATCTAGTGTTTTATTTATTTCGTTCGCTAAATTTTCATCAATCTCATCACCATCATCAATTGATAATAATGATTCATACTGTTTAAGTTTCTTTAAAATTTCTTCAAAATTATTTTCCATATTTTTCTTCAATTAATGCTAGCTCAAATGCTTGTTTAAGTATTTGACTTATTATTGATGAATACCATTTAGCCATTTTATCATCAGAATCTTTATCAATATTTAAAATTGCTTGATATTCATCTTCTTCTAATTGGACCCCATGCTTAATAGCATAATAAACACTTTTTTCACCAACTTTTAAAGCAACATTATCTTTAGTGTTATAAACATAGAGTTTTCCTTGGTTTAATCTATGCCATTCGCTTGGGTTTTCTTTAAACAAAAAAACTTTACCTATTTGTGACAAAAAAGCCACTTTAATAATTTTTTCTTTTTTTATTTTTATTTTTTCAGGTAAAATGTCATTTATTAACAATGAATACTTACAAACTTTAATTAGATGTTCCAATAAACCACCAGGGTAACAGCCGTATAGATCTGTACTAGGTGAAGCCGGAGAAACATAAAATTCTTCACCCAAAAAAGTAACCAATTCATTTGTGAAAATTTTATATTCGTCGTTTACCTCTTTGAATTTTTTTTTATTTTTCTCCAGCTTTTCTAATGAAACCATATTTTATTTGTAATATTCTGGTGTGTTTTTTCTATCAATAACACACTCGATTGGCATTTTAACAACTGAAATGCTTTCGCTACCTCTAATGTCGCCAGCTCTGTATTTTGAAGCCACGATAGTTGCTTCTTCAACGGTTTCGGCTTCAAGAATGTATTTCAATTTTTGAAGTCTTGGATTTCCGTTTCGATCCATTTGTTCGGTTTCATAACCAATTGTAACTAGATAGTGCATAATTTTTTAATTTTAATGTTTCAACTAATATAAGGAAATAAAATTAAAAAACCAAAACTGACTTATCAACTAATGATTTTAAGAACTCGACTCTGTTTTTTGATACGTTTTTTAGAGAATACTTATCTTTGACTGTTTCATATAGCCTATTACCTAAATCCTCAATCATTGCTGGGCTTTCTATTAATCTTTTCATGTGTTTTGCCCATTCTTTATGGTTCTTTCTTGGTGAAACCAACAAACTATTACCATTGTCATTGTATTTCCCCTCGTCTACAGCAGAAATTAATATATTGCTATATGGCTCAACATCGCTGGCAATTATTGCTTTTTTATGAAACCCCGCTTCAATTACTTTTAATTCTGATTTACAAGAATTAAAAAAACTATCCACCAACGGGGCTAGTGAAACATCGAAATAGTTGTAGTTAAAAGCATATTTGTTGATTTCTTGAGTCCATCTTCTTACGTATGGTAAATTTAAATTCGGGTAATCTGTTGGTGTATAAGATAATAAAAAATTTTTATATTCATCACTTACAAATTTATAATTTGATGTGAATATTCTTTCATACATAGCCCAAACAGTTTCATGTGGTAAGATTGGTCTTTGTCTAACTTGTTTAGTTTCTTTATTAATTTCATTAATAGTTCCCCTGGTGTCAAATCCACAAAGTACAAATTGTGATTTGTCTTTAAATAAATTTAAAGTTGTGTCAATACCAGATTTTAATAATTCAAGATCATGTAAATGACTTGACCCACCTAACCAACCAAATCTGGTTCTATCTGACTCTGTTTTATTTGGTTTAAATTGTGGTTCATTTTCATCAACCGCATTTGGAAATACAATTACGTTCTTTAAGTTTAATTTATTTCTAATTTCTTTTGCAAATAATTCAGTGGTACACGTAATATAATCAACAGATTTTAATAATCTAATTTTTGATTCAGGTACTTTATTTGCTTTTATTTGACTAAACATTGGATGTCTTTGATCAACATTCCAATAATCATCAATATCCATCACTACTTTAATACCTTTATTTCTTAACCAGGAAATTCTTTCTAAATTTCTTTCAACAGGTAATTTGTGTATAAAACTATGAAAAACAACGATATCATAATCATTGAAGATTTCATCATTATCTTCCACCGTAAAAACAATATCTACGTGAATATCTTCTGAAAAATGATTACCAATAAACTTATATGGATCTAGGATTCTATATTTACCAACTCCGTGATTGTCGGATGGTACAGCTAAAACTTTTAATTTTGACATAATTATAATGTTATGTCAAAATAATACGAAAAAAATAATTAAATAGAAAGGGTTATTTGGCTTTATTTACGCCAGTTATTTTACCTTTAAAAATAGAATCACCTACTTTTAAAACTAAATTTTCATTAATACTTGCTGTTTGTTGTGCAGTAAGTATTTGATTTAGTTTCTCATCCATAACTTTGCGAACAGTATTTTCAATCAAAGTTGCAATAGCGTTCATATCTATATTTGGATTTGTAACGGTACCAGAATTTTTTTGTTGAATTGTTGGTTTTGATAGACCTTCTCTTTCCATAAGTTTTTTAGCACCTTTAACAAAATCCATATCTAAACTCTCGCTCAAAGAAATCTGAGGTATAGGATTGTCAATCATAGCTTTTTTTATTGCGTCTGGTAATTTTGAATTTTGTATCTTATCTATAGAAACAGGCTTAACTTGTTGCTCTTTGTATTCAGCAGGTTCTTGTGGCACTAAAAATGCGCTTTCACTCACATTACCTTTCTCATAATTTCCTGAATCAACTTTATTCATAACCTTTTTAGCTTGTGCTAATCTTTGCATTAAATCATTTGAGGTGATTGGCCCGTTTAATAGTTGTGACATAATGATAAATATATTAATTATAAATAATAAGCTTTTTAACCCTATTAATAAAGCCTTCACTTAAATTATATGTGTCAGCATCTTTTTCTGGTTTCTCTTTTGGTTTTACGCTTGGTAATGTTTCTTTTGCCTCTGGTTCATCTGGTTTGCTTGGAGATTTTGGTGGCTTACTTGATGGGGTTGGGACAATTACATTTAAGTCTTTCTTTTTTGTTGATACTCTATTTGTAAATTTATTTATTTTAGATTTATCATCAGAACCAACATTTTTACCAATATCACTAATGGTGTTTGCTATTCTTGTTAAGAGCTCATCTTTCTTCTTATTTAAGTCCTTTAATTGATTAACATATTTTATTTCGTCTTGACTATTTTTATACTTTTTATAGTTCTCTAGACTTTGTTTAATATCTTTTTCTATTTGTTCTAGTTCTGTGTCAAATTTTTTAAGTTCAGCATCAACATCTCTTGTTTGTTTTGTTATTGTTGGCTCTGAGGGTTTTGTTGAAACTGTAGGTTCGGAAGGCTTTGCTGTTGGCTCTACTTTTTTTGTATCTCCAATCTTTGGTTTTGGTGGAGTTTGTGAAAAATCTGTGCTAACATAAGTAACACTCATTGATTTATCATCACCACCACCGTTATATTTTTCTCTGATTGTATTGAACGTCTCATCTTTAACAACTTGAACATTTGACATTCTAGAAGCTAAAAATGTTCTCCATCCGTAGTTAGATTTTTCTTTACCGACTTTACCCGGAGTTCCTCTTTTTGAAACAGATGGGTCATCGATATACGCTCTAACTAATAAGTTTCCGGTGGTTTTGTGCGCACCAAGCGCAACTGGTTCGGCCTTAACTCTATAACCAGCTTTTACACTTTTCTTTTTTGGTTTTCTTGGTCCACTATAATAAAATGTAATAGGATGTCTATTAACAATAGCATCCACCAATGGTTTATTCTTTGTTGTTTTTAAAAGTCCCTGATTTTGTTCTTCAATAATTTCTTCTAATTTCATATTTGTGTTATATCTGGGTATCTTCTATTTTCTCCATAATAATTTCTTGAAACAGATTCTGTTCTTGTGTTGATGTCGGTTAAAGAACCTATTTTTTTATCATTTTCCCCTTTACCCTTTTCATCACCATCTGATAATGCATTAGGATGTCCACTAGAATATCCTTTACCATTGCTATATGCGTTTTTAGCAAGTAGTTCTGTTCTCATATTAATATCCGTGGCTGATCCAATTTTATTATTGTTTTCACCCTTACCTCTTTCATCGCCATCTGATAACGCATTTTGATGAATGCTTGAATAACCCTTTCTACTATTATATAAATTTTTAGAAAGTAATTCTTGTCTAGTATTAATGTCTGTTTTTGACCCAATAGAGTTATTTAATTCGCCCTTTCCTTTTTCATCACCATCTGATAACGCATTAATATTTGTGTTACCATATTCATTTTTTGTTGAATATGAGTTTTTAACAAGATTATTAAGTCTTGCTTGTATATCTTCAGAAGAACCGATCTTTCCATCGTTTTCACCCTTACCCTTTTCATCACCATCTGATAATGCGTTAGGGTGTGTTGTTGCGTAACTAGAATCAGATGCATATGAGTTTCTAGCTAAATGCATTTGTCTTTCTTTCTCGGCGATTAATTCTAATTGTGTTGCCATCTTAATAATTTATTATTTTTTTTATTCTTTTAATTTCTTCAAAAATTCCTAGAGACATAATTGGTGAAACGGATGTTTCATCTGAATTACTCTTTAAAAAATTGGTTGGTATTTTGGTTGTATCCCTTTTTTCGTGGTTTTTTATAAAAGGATTTTTTCTTATACCGTTTATCCCGGTATTATTATTGATCTTGTGGCTAGCCATTTTTTTATTTTTCAAATGAGATCTTTGTTGATCTAAAAATGATTTAGCCCATTTCTCCATTAATTCACCACCGTATAATTCATATCTTAATTTGTCATTATCCTTATCTATAGTAGACATATCGTGAATAATTCTTTTTAATTGGCCATATGTTACTTTTTTTTCTGAACACAATGTTTTTGCTCTTTGTACCCCGTGCATAGATCCGTCACTCACATTAGAAAGAGTCGAACTGATTTTCTCTAATATGTCATTTGGAACATTGTAAACATTATCTTTAAGTTGACTATTCACCTTTTAATTGATTTATAATTTCATCTAATGACATATTATTTTTTTCTGCACTTTTTTTCAAAGATTGTATTTGTTTTAAAATTATTGGATTAACATTTTTATTTTTATTATCCATAATTTCATTTTCTTTGGACTTTTTAACTAAAACGCTTTCTAAATAATCACTAACAAATTGATTTGGGTTTTCAACTAATCTAACAACATCCTCTTCTCCGGGGATATAACCCATAGTTTCTAATCTTTCTTTAGCTTCATCTTCGGGTAAACCAAGTTCAGTTGTAAAATATTTAAGTGCCTTTTTATATGGTAAATCTCGACGCATACTTTTATCATATCCCAATGAGTCGCCCATTGCAATTTCTTTAACCTCTTTACTTTCAGCCCAATACTTTAAAGTTGTATGAGTTCCGTGCACGCCATGTACACCCATTGCACCAGCTCCACTTTTAACTACCTTTTCAGTTCTTTCTTTGGAGCCTATTGAAGATTTTTTTGAGTTTAAAGGAATTTCACCTCTTTTAATATTACCCTTGTCATCGACAATTTCCTCAATTTCATCTTCATTTTCAATTTTATCAGGTATTTGATCAAAATCGGTTTTACTTGAAAATTCTTTAGCCCATTTAGCCCACTTTTTACCCTTTTTACCACCTTTTCCAGCTTGAGCATAGAAATATCTTTGCTGAGCCTTTGATGCGAATTTTTCTTCTATAACCTGTTTAATAAAATTATTCATTGAATCATATTTTTATATAAATATCAAACAGAGGGAAAGATATTTATAGAAATATGAATACACAGAACATTTTAAAGTTTTTTGGTACAAAATTGGACGCTAAATTGGATTCGTCTGAATTTTATGACTATGAGATAACAAAGGTGGAGACGGATTTTGATACGGATGTATTGGATTTATCTACACCGATAACCTATAGTTCTTTAAAAATAAACACAGATTTAGAAGACTTTTCGTGTGGAAGAAATACCATAACTTTATATGAAATTGATTATAGTGCTGATGATCCGGATTATATATATTCCGGTTTAACCGCAACTGTTAATTATACTAATTTTACTAATCATATTTCAAATACATTTGTACATAAGATATTAAATGATAATGTGTTTTTTTATACGGGAATAACAGATGAAACACATTATTTCTCGATTCAGGGGTATAATCAGAGCCAAAGTTATGATACTGATTTTGGTGTGTCTTCAGAAAGTGAATTAATAACCGGATTTACGGCCCAAGTTTTAAAATGCGTTGAAAGATTGGGTAGTGAAACCAGTTGTTGTCCATTTCCAAATAAACTTAATAACAAGCCGTGGGCTTATCAGTTTATGGAGCCAGTTTTAACTGGATGTACTAACCATATTTCTAGGCGAACTGAAAAAGGATGGACTCTCGATTTTATTTTCAATAGAGAATCTTTACCATGGTCAAGTGGTGGTGTGTTTTATTACTTTGGGACTAGAGGAAGTCTGAATGCGTCTGAATATGCCGATAATAACCTTTCTTTTCAATTTACATCAGATAGAAGAATAAAGTGGGTTGCTCATCATTATTCTGGATATTGTCAAACCAATTCAGGATATGGAGAATCATATTATATAGCGTCTGGTCAGACACCACAATTGTGTACTACTGGTGATACAAAAGATTTTAATATTACTATTGTATTTGATAGATACAAGAGGTACACTGACTGTGATATTGAAAATGATGGTGGCTGGAATGATTTAGTTGGGTGGAAAATTAATCCATATCAGGACACAGAAATAACTGCAGTTACATCGACACAGCTGGTAACATATTCGGAAACTATAGAAGAGTTAAATAAAAAATGGGCGGATGAGAAAAGTAGAAGACTTGGTACTCTTAAAATATACTTAAATGGTAGGCCAATATATAAACTAGAAAATTGGGAAGAAATTGTTCCATCTAAAAGAGGTAGTCAACCATTTATACAATCTTGGGGTGGTGGAACTGGCTTAATGGGTAATATACATAATGGCGTTTGTTGTTTTAATATAAAATCAATAAAATATTATGAAGAACCGTTAGATTTTGTTCATGTTAGACATAATTTCATTACTAGACTAAACCAATACGACTTTTTCATATGTGGACAAGACTGTGAGGATGATTTAATAGGTTATTATTCTACTGGTATTTTATTAGAAGATAGTGAATACGGATTAACCGAAGACAATAACGTAATTATTTATTAAAAATATTTATATAAATGGCAGGAAAAAAAATATCACAATTATCAAGCGGTTCCTTATCAAACTTACCTTTAAGTGGATTAACAGCCGTTGTTTATTCAGGAATAACGTACCAACATAGTTTGTCAAATTTAAGACAGAAGCTTGTTGATAGTGGGTCACATGTATTCACAGGAAGTCAAGTTATAAATGGTAACTTAACAATTAGTGGGTCAATTACGGCACAACAATATATTTTAAGTTCATCAATAACAAATATCACTACAGAAACTATAAGTGGTTCATCTAATTTTGGTAATAGTTCAGATGATATCCATGGATTTACAGGATCTTTACGAGTATCTGGTAGTATTATAACTAATGGAATATGGAATAATGAAGGTATGTATATTTCTGGATCTGTTGTTATTGGGGAACCCGTAATAACTAATGGTCCAAATACACCAAAATTACATGTAAAAAATTCAGGTAGTTTTAATATTGCGCATTTTGAAGCTAATAACGAATATTACGCTCAAGTTAATATTACAAACACTAATTCTAGTAGTTTGGCGAGTGGTGACATTGTTGTTACAGCCGATAATGGAAATGAAACTGTTCATTTTGTTAATCTGGGTATTAACTCAAGTACATACAATGGTGGATATGTTGGGTATGAAAATGATGCGTATTTGCTAAATGTTGGTAAAGATTTATATGTTGGAACTGTTGGTGGAGCGTCTCATCCAGCTGAATTAAAATTATTTGCAAATAATAGTTGGGAGAATCCACAAATAACGGTTCATACTGGTAGTGAAATTTCTTTTAACACAAACTCTGTTACACCTGGTTATCTATATGAGTTTAGTGGTAGTGTTAAACTTCAAGACGAATTAAAAGTAGATGGGTTTACTATATTATCACAAGTGACGTCAAGTTTTAACAACGATATTGAAGCCTCCGCAGCGGGTGTCCCATTACAGGGTCTTTATAGAAGTGGTAGTTTTGTAATGATTAGATTAACATAATATTTATAAAATATGGAATTTTACATTAGACAGGGGGCATCAGACCCAATATTAAAAATGAAATTAATCGATGATGCAAAAAACGATAAATCCTCGTTTAATGATTTATTGGAAAATTCTGATATAACCTTTGAAATGTATGATCACAAAACAGGGGAACCTCATATTTTAAATGGTGAATGTTTGTTAACGACAAGAACTAAAAAATATGATCAAACAACATTAGAATATTATATAACATATAGATTTACTGAGGCTCAAACTCAAATATCTGGAAAATATGAGGGTAAGGTTATTGTACAATTTTTAGATACTAATTCAAATCCAACAACAAAACTTATTCTACCAATAAAAGAAAAGTTATATATCAATATTATTTAATTTTTTTATTTCCATAAAATTTCTTATTTTTACTGAGTAAAGGCTAACTACCAGCTTGCTGGTAAGCTAATGTGTCAATTTAAACAGTAAAAACATGCAAGAGGTTATTTCTCAGGAAGTTATAGAAAACTTCCTAAATGGTTCAGATCCAGAAAAGTATATCGTAGGTATTGAATACGATTACAAATCAAACACAATTTTTAAGATTATTCAAGACCCAGAACACGGAAAGTATTTTATTGAAGATACATTTGTACCGTTTTTGTGGGCTGGGGACTTAACAGACTTTAATTTTTATGGCGGTAGTAAGTCTCTACAAAAAAAGAAAATGACCGAATATGGTATAGTTTCAGTAAAACTGGAGACCGGTGGTAATGAAAGACTAGAAGCTGGATTAAAATATCTAGTTAAGAGTATAAAGGGATATCGCGAATTAATTTCTTTTTTTAAGGAAGGTGGTATAGACCCTTGGGGTGATAAATTTAAATCTCAGTTTCAAATATTATCTATTGCAGAACAATACTTGATTCAAAAAGGTAAAAGATTGTTTAAAGGTTTTGAGGATTATTCAGATATACACAGATTGGTATATGATATTGAGACAACTGGTTTAGACCCAGAAAAAGAAAAAATAATTTTGATTGGTCTTAAAGATAATCGAGGTTATAGAAAACTTTTAAATGCTTTTGGCGAAGATGGTGAAAAAGAATGTATTATACAGTTTTTTGAGATTATTAAAGAACTAAAGCCTACAATTATTGGTGGATATAACTCAGCTGCTTTTGACTTACCTTTTATTTTAAAAAGAGCTGAAATACTTGGTGTTGATGTTAGGGAATTAACTAAAATTTTTAATAACCAACCAATAAAAGTAAAAGAAGGTAGTTTGAAATTAGCTAATGAAGTTGAACCATATACACAATATGTTATGTGGGGATTTAGCACTATCGATATTGCTCATGCTGTTAGACGAGCACAGGCTATTAACTCTGAGATTAAATCTTGGGGTTTGAAGTATATTACAAAATATTTGGAAAAAGAAAAATCAAATCGTGTTTATGTTGATGGTGCGTTCATATCAAAAATATATCTTGATAATGAAAGTCACTACGTTAATCCCAAAACAGGTAACTATAAGAAAATTGGCGAGCCCGGTACTGAAGGTCTTTTAGAAAAGTATCCAGGAAAGTTTGAAATATGGCCCGGTAGAAAAATTGTTGAACAATATCTTGACGACGACTTGTATGAAACAATGATTGTTGATGATTCTTTCTCACAATCAACATTTTTGTTATCAAAAGTTATCCCAACAACATATGAAAGAATTGCAACAATGGGTACCGCAACTCTTTGGAAAGTATTAATGTTAGCATGGAGTTATGAAAATAATCTTGCAATACCATTAAAGGATGAAAAAAGATCAATAACTGGTGGATTGTCTCGTTTGTTAAATGTTGGTTACTCTAAAAACATTGTTAAGTTTGACTACGCTTCACTATATCCATCAATCCAACTTGTTTATGATGTGTTTCCAGATTGTGATATCATGGGTGTTCAAAAATCAATGTTAAAATATTTTAGAAATGTTCGTATTCTATATAAAAGATTGGCTGGTGAGTTAAAGGATAAAGATCCACAACAATCTGAAATGTACGATCGTAAACAATTACCAATTAAGATTTTTATTAACGCATATTTTGGATCATTATCAGCGCCACAAGTATTTCCATGGGCTGATATGAATATGGGCGAAACCATTACATGTACCGGAAGACAATGTTTACGCATGATGATTATGTTCTTTATGAAGAAAGGATATAAACCTCTTGTAATGGATACGGACGGCGTAAACTTTGAAATGCCTTCTGATATAGAAACACACAAATATATCGGTGTTGGTAATAATGAAATGGTTGAATCTGGTAAAGAGTATTCTGGTGTTGAAGCTGATACGGCAGAGTTTAATGATATTTTTATGAGGAATGAGATGGGTTTAGATATTGATTATACAGCACCCGCATGTATTAACATATCTAGAAAAAATTATATCATTAAGCTTATAAAAAAGGGTAAAGAAAAAATTAAACTAACCGGGAATACAATTAAATCAAAAAAGTTACAATCATATGTTGTTGACTTTTTAGATGAGGGTTTAACTCATTTGCTTAATGGTGATGGTGTAGAATTTCTAAATCTATATTATGATACGATTGAAAAAATCTACAACAAACAAATGCCATTAGAGAAAATAGCAAATAAAGCGAGAGTTAAACAAAGTGTTGAAGAATATAGAAAACATTGTCAGAAGACTACTAAGTCTGGGGCGACTATGTCAAGGCAAGCACACATGGAATTGGTTTTAAAAAATAACTATCCAGCAACACTTGGCGAAACAATCTATTATGTTAATAATGGTGAGAAAAAAACTGATGGAGATGTTCAAAAAGTAACAAAGCCAACAAAAAAACAAAACGAGAAGTTTTTGGAAGAATATGGTAGACCTATGCCAGCAGGATACATTCAAATAAATTCTTTTATGATTACTGAAAAAGAATTGATGGATAATCCAAATATGACTGGAGATTATAATGCTTCTAGATATATTAGTATTTTTAATAAAAGAATAGAACCTCTTCTTGTTGTTTTTAATCCTGAAATTAGAGAAGATATTTTAATTGAAGATCCAAAAGACAGAGTTTATTTCACAAAAAAACAATGTGAGTTGGTTTCAGGGTATCCTCTAAAGGCTGAGGGGCAGGATAGCCTAGATGAAGTTATGACATTATCAGACGGTGAGGTTATTTTTTGGAATAAAATTAATAAAGATCCGTTCTTTATGTATGTTGAAGACAGTATCGAACATGTTGACCAAAGTTGGGTTGAATACAATCGAAAGGTTGTCAAATTCCAGGAAAAAAGTGTTAAGGATACTGTGGATGATGATGACACTATCGAAAGAAATGCACACGATTATGCATTTCATGCATCAATACCGGTAGATTAAATAACATTAAAAGGATTTGGCATGGCTCTATATTTTAGAGCCTTGTTTAAATTCTCTGCTTCACTACCCTTTCTCTCAAGCATTTTATCTGGACGAAGTCTTTCTAATCGTAACATTAATTCTTCGTTCAGTTTTAATCTTTCGTCTTTTGCTTCGGTTAATAATGAAGTATAGTCTAATTTAACATCACTATCGGGAACTTTTAAATCACCAGAGAATTTACCATAAATTCTACCCAGAGTTTCTTTACAGTAACTTGTCAAATATTTTCTAACCCAGTTTTGGGCTGGTCGATTTAATTCGTCCCAAGTAAGTTGTTCTGTCATAACATCAGAAGGTAGTTTTACAACGTCTTTGTTTTCATCTAAGCATGTATCTCTATCCATTGTGTCATAGTACCAATACCAAACTCTAGTATTACTTTGAATTGAACCAAAATCAAATTTACCACCAGGAACATTTGCTAAGTGAATGTATTTTGTTCCGTTAGGGCCCGCTGTTATTCTATATGTTAAATCACCACCAATTAAACGGTTTTTAATATTTCTATCTTGCATTCTTAATAAAAGGTCAAATGCCGGTAACATAAAATATGAGCCGGAAGCACCGACCTGTGCAAAACCACCAACACCACCAAATCCAACACCGCCTAAGCCACCAAATCCACCTATAAATGGATCTACAATAGAGTCTGTTAATTCAGCTCTAGTAAACCAAAGAAGTTCGTTTATTTCTCTTCCAGCGGGTACTTGATACATTTGAGTACCTCCGCTAAGTGTTATGTAGTCCTTTTTTAATTCCCAGTTACCTCCAGCTTGTAAACCAACGATTTTAGAATATGCATGTGAGTATTGTGTTTCGTAATCTAAACTTCTAGTTGTAAAAGCCCTACTTAAAGATTGAGTATCTACATCCAAACCAACAAGAGCTGACCATTGTGACTCTATTAACCAATCATTAACTAATTGTTCGTATTCATTAATAGACATTTCAACAAACGAATCCATTTGTTCTTCAGTCAATTCAACGCCTCTAATGGGCATTCCAAGCAAATGTAAAACTTGGGTATATAGTTTGTCTTTTTCCGTAGCACTAATTACTGTACTCATTAAATTCTTCTTTATATAATAAATACATAAATTAGAACAAATCTTTCAGTAATTCTTTAGCAAAGGTATCTCCGAATTCTCCATCCCCCATAACTTGGTCGATAATTCCTTTTTTCTTTTGTAAAATATTATAAATTTGCATTTCTATAGTATTTTCAAAAACAGGATAATACACAAGCACGCTGTTTTTTTGACCATAACGATATGCTCTATCTTCGGCTTGGGAATGATGGGCCGGGACGAATGAAAGATCGTTCATTATAACAGTTTCTGCTGCAGTTAACGTAATTCCGACACCACCTGCAATTATATTTGAAATAAAAACTTTTACTTTATCGTTATTTTGAAACTTGTCAACACTTTCTTGTCTTTTTTCTTTACTCATTCTACCATCTAATACAACTGAATTCTTTTTATATTTTTGATGAATTTCATCAAGCGTTGCAGTGAAATTAGTAAAAACAATTACTTTCTTATCTTGTTCAATGAATTTGTCAATTAACTCACAAGTGTATGGAACCTTTTCAATAGCGATTAATTGTCTAATTTTCATCAATCTATTTAAAGTAACACTAATACTTTCATTTTGCCTGTTTTCTTTGGTTATCCTCATAAAATCTTCCAATTCATCATCATAAAAAGTATTTTTTAACTCAAGATAAACCGGAGATATGATTTTTTCGGGTAAATCTAATATATCCGTTTTCATTCTTCTTAAAACAAGATTTTTAGTTTTTTCCCTTAATTCATCTAGATTAGATGCGCCACTCGTATTCCAAACTTTTCTTGTACCTACTTTAAATTGATAACCAGCGCAATATCTTCTAACATAACTTTGCCAATTTAATGCCAATGGAGAACCAACAATATTCAATAAATTATAATAGTTAATTGGTCTAGATGTCATTGGTGTTCCGGTTAATAACCAAACCTTTGGTATTTTATCTAGAATATCGTTTAATAACTTTGTTCTTTGAGCGGTTGAGTTTGATATATAGTGAGCTTCATCAACTATGGCTAAATCAAAATTTTCATTTGTTATTAATTTATATGCCTCACTATCTTCAGATTTATCTGTAGTATGAAAGTTTTTTAGAATATCATAATTGATGATATAAAAATCGAACGTTGATCCCCATTTTTTACCTTCAATTAATAATATCCTTCTATTTGTATAGTTTTTAATTTCTCTTTCCCAGTTTATTTTTAAAGATGCTGGGCATACAATTAATATTTTTTTTGCGCCACTTTCCAAAGCAGCAATAACCGCGGCAGTAGTTTTACCAAGACCCATATCATCAGCTAAAATAAATCTATCGTTTGCCAATAGTTTTTCAATTGCCGTTTTTTGGTGTTCCATTGGTGGTCTAACATCGTATGGAGAATAATCAATTTCGCGATTTAATTTTTTTTCTTCTTGTACAATAGCCATTTTTGGTATCCAAAAAGAATGCAATTTTTCGTGTTCTAAAACTTTACCCCATATATGATATGCTTTATCTGTTTCACAAAGCAACTTTTCAACCCAAATTTCCTCTGGGATTCTTGGTAAGAATTTTTCTTGACTTAACTTTTCAGCAAAAGATTCAAATATCTTAACGTGTTTCCTAGCTACTTTAGGAATGGTTTTTTCATATTTTATAATATAATCAGCCTGAGTCCTTGTCAGGTTAAAAACGTCGTTTTCTAATAATTTTCTTTTTAAATCAAGCAAATGATTGTTTGATCCAGAATATGAAAATAATATTTCTTTCGCAACTATTTCGGGTATTTTAGTTTCCATATTATCTATAATATAACTAAATCCAAACATAAATTAAACTATTTATTGTTATGGATAATAAACTACCAATAAGTAGATTAAGTAAATTTTTCTCTCAGGAAGACTTTGATTTTCAAATAAATGTTGGTCAAGAATACCTTCATGGTGATATTAATATGAAACTAGTACTTTATCGTGTTGATAGACAAAAGACCGATAAAGACGATGTTTATGGTGAGGTTGGCTTAGATGAGATTAAATATTTCCCACCAATTGAGTTTAATGCTTTGGTTAAAATTGAGGAACCTAAAAATAGTGGTTATAAGGGCGGTATGTTAAGATACCTTGAGCCAGGTAATCTAACTCTTTCTGTTTATTTGAAACATTTACAAGAATTAGGTATTGACATAAGTTATGGTGATTATATTGGATATCCAGAATCTGAGGATAAAGTTAGATACTATACAGTAACTAATGACGGTAAGGTTACGTCTGATAATAAACATAATTTATTTGGCCATAAACCATACTACAGAACAATAACTTGTGCTATTGCTCAAAATCAAGAATTTAGAGGGGTATAAAATGAAAATATTAGTAAAAGAAAATCAATATAATTTACTGATGGAACAAGTAGGTCTCGATGACTTTATGAGTAAGGTTAGTGAGGTATATCCCGATTCTGTTTATGCGATGGAAACAATTTCAGATTTTATAAAAAAATCAAATTGCCAGAGAATTGAATTTAGGGACTTCAATTACCCGGCTGCGGGGGTTTCTTTACATGATAGAGTGTTAATTAATAATAATGTACTTCGTAGCGATTTTTCATTTTTTTTATTTGTTCTCTTTCATGAAATAGCCCATCAATATCAATTTAAAAAATATGGTATTGATGTGATGTATAAAATATATACTGGTGAAATTAGTCTAGATAAAGCCGCAAAATTTGTAAAAGATGTTGAAGATGTTGCTGATGAATTTGGTATTAGAAAAGTCAGACAAATACAATCATTATACGGCGATAAAATAAAATTAAATTCATCCAGTTTAGTTAAACCATATAAAAATATGCCGTTGAGTACCCTTAAAAACATGATTAGTCATATAATTAATCTACTTAAACACAATAATTATAAAGACATAACGGATATATCAGAAATAATGTATAATCATATTAAGAAATAATGTCAATACCTAAAAGAAAAACCAATATAGAGATCTATAAAGGAAAACAGTTAACTGAAAGAAGACAGGAATTGTTAGAAAAAATAACAAAATCAGATACCTATCTTCCCGATTCTGTTTTGCATGATGATTTAAGAAAAATTTTGTTGTGGTATCTGATGGTAATAAAATACCAATAATACCAAAAATATTGACAATACAAAGATGGGCTCAGATAATGAATACTTGGGAATTTTCAGATTCTGATGGTAATTTACAGGTTCCATTTGTTGGTGTGATTAGGAGACCGGATGTTCAACCAGGTACAAATCCATCAATTATTAGAACTATTCCCGAAAGATTACAGTTTCATTATGCTTCTGTCGCAACATGGAACGGAACACAAATGGGGGCGGATATATATAAAATACCACAACCTGTACCAGTTGACATTACATTTGACGTGACGATAGTTTGTACTAAACTTAGAGAATTAAATAGATTTAATAAAATTGTACTTCAGAAATTTGCATCAAGACAGGCGTACACAATAGTAAAGGGGCATTATGTACCAATTATTATGGATAAGGTTGAAGATAATTCTCCAATAGATCAATTGGATGGACGTAGATTTTATTCTCAAAACTATTCGTTTACTATGTTAGGATTTTTAATTGATCAGGAAGAATTTGAGGTAAAACCCGCTGTTAGTAGATTTTTCCTATTAAATGAGTTTGCTAAAGGAACAAATTATCAAAAAAAATATATTAATAAAACAATTGATATAACGGTAGCAACATTTACTGCCGATGGTATGCAGACACAGTTTAGTGTTGGTGAAAGTATTGGTATTTTGTTTAATGTTTCTATAAATGGTTTGTTGCAAGAGAGAGATATTGACTTTTTCCATATTGCTGGTACATCAAAAATAACATTCCCAACACCACCACTTGAGGGGGATATAATTACTATAACTTATTATAAGGGAAGAAATAGCGTCTTTATAGATAACTACGGAAAACCGGTTCAAGTTACAACAGAAAACTTTGTTTATAATGGGACAACTCTTGCTTTTACAACGATGAACGCAATTGATAGTGTTGTTTCGTTAGATATCAATGGTCTTGTTGAGGAAGAGGGTGTTGGGTTTAACGTTTCTGGTCAAGCGGAAATTACATTATCTTCAGCACCAGCATTAAACTCTAAAATAGGTGTGACTTACCTATATTAATCTTCATCATATAAATCTGTTTTTTTGATTTTGCAGTTTGCTTCAATCAACTTCTCAATAAATTTATAGATTTTTAATCCGTTTTTTTCACAGTGCTTTTTTAACATTTCATGATGTTTTTCACTGATTTTTATGTTTTTGTTATTGTTTTCCATACTAAAGTATAAATAAAGATAAAAAAGGATAAAATACTATCTAAATACAAAAAATTGAGGAAATCTTTGCTAAAAACAAAGATATTTATTTGATAAGAATAAAAATTTTTAACCAAACATTTATCAATGGCAAATTCAAACAGAATTTTCGTTTCTCCGGGTGTATATACATCAGAGAAAGATTTATCATTCGTGGCACAGAGTGTTGGAGTTACGACACTTGGTTTAGTTGGCGAGACTTTAAAAGGACCAGCGTTTGAACCTATACTAATTTCTAACTTTGACGAATTTAAAACATATTTTGGAGGTACATCACCAACAAAAGACGGTGCTGGTAACCCTAAATATGAATTACCATATGTTGCAAAATCATATTTGCAAGAATCAAATCAATTGTTCGTAACAAGAGTACTTGGTTTAACTGGCTATATGGCCGGTAACACATATGGAATCAAAACATTAGGTGGGGTATCAGTAAATTTAAATGCAACACCAACATCAACAGGTGGAACAATTGATCCTACAGATATGGCTAATGGCGATTTCTATTCTGATTTAACAGGAAAGACATCTACAGAAGGTACTTCTGTTGTATCATTTATATCTGGAAGAACCTATAGTCACAATAACTGGTTTACAATTGGACAAGTTCCAACCAGTTCAACCAGTTCATTAACGGGTACACAACTTTCGTCACCAATCGGATCAAACAATAATAAAAACTGGTACAATACATATTTTACAAAAACAGGCGCAACTGATTCAACAATTGATGGTGTGTACTCATATTTGTTTGTGTATTCAACCGGTACTACAGAATTTACAGTAACAAGATTCAAATATAGTGCATCTTTAAATCAGGATTATGCCGATAAGGTTGTATTAGCTTTAAGATCAAGAGGCTCTTATGCTTCTGAGGTTTTAACACAAAGAGTTACGGGAAGTACAGCTGTACAAATTACAGGTACATCAATTGATGTAAACCCACTATCAGATTTTACATTATCAGTAACTGATATTGATTCTAATGTGAAAACGTTTAATTGTTCATTAGATTCAAGCTCAACAAAATATGTAACAAAAGTTATTGGTAGTGATGTTTTTGATAAAGATAAATTGGCTTTCCCAGTTTATGTTCATGAAGCATATCCTAATTTAGTTGCAAACTTATTTGAGCAAGGATTGATTAGAGGTTTAAGTACCACAGAAGTTGTTGTTGACGATGATGATAATTTCACAACTCAATGGGATACTGCGGCTTCTTCAACAGTTGTTTCTGAAGTTAGAGGTGGTATTGTTTCTGATTTATTTAATATTTTAACAATATCAGATGGCGAAGCATCTAACTTCAATGTTAAAGTTACAATTCAAAATATTGATTTGGAAACTGGTGAATTTGATCTTATTGTTAGAGATTTCAATGATACTGATGAAAATCAAGTTGTATTAGAGAAATTTACTAGATGTTCAATGAATCCAGATGTACCTGGATATATCGCTAGAAAAGTTGGTACATCTGATGGAGAATATGAATTAAGATCTAAACATATTATGTTGGTTATGGCTTCAGACCATCCAACAGACGCTGTTCCTGCTGGTTTTAAAGGATTTACAACAACTAATAATATTGGTGGTGTGACCTTCAAAACAAAATACTATGATGCTGGAGACACATTATATTATGCTGCTAGCGGAGCTGCAGTAACAACAAACGGTGATAAAGTTAGAAAGGTAACTTTAGGTTTTTCAACAAGTGATCATTTTGAATATGATAGAGATATGTTGAAGTTTAAAGGAACTGGAGCATCACAAGCGACATTTGGATTCCACTTATCGACAAATGCTTCAACAATTACTGGATCAACAGGTAACTATTTGTATAAAACAACAGCATATAATTTAGAAGGTACTGATAAAGGTAAATTGAACACAGTTGCAAACCGTAAATTTACAATGCCAGTATTTGGCGGATTTGATGGTTGGGATATTTACAGAAATACAAGAACATATGGTGATTCTTATATTTTTGGTAAAACAACATACACTGCCGGTGTAAACGCAGGTGTGTTTAATGCACAGGTGGGTAATTCAGATTACTATGCTTACTTAGCAGGTATTGAAACATTTGCTAATCCAGAAGCAGTTGATATTAACTTATTTGCAACACCAGGTATTGATTGGTACAACAACAGTTCTTTGGTAACACAAGCAGTTGATATTATTGAAAATGATAGAGCCGACTCGTTATATGTGATCAACTCTCCTAATTTCACTACAGCTGATGAGGCAATCGGAGGTTTGGAAGATTTAGGGTTTGATTCTAACTACTCAGCAACTTACTGGCCTTGGATTCAAGTAAGAGATACTGATAATGCAACACAACTTTTCATACCACCAACAGGTGAGGTTTTGAAAAATATCGCATTAACAGATAACGTTTCTTATCCATGGTTCGCTCCAGCAGGTTATTCAAGAGGTTTAGTTAATGCTATCAAAGCACAAAAGAAACTTACTTTGGACGAAAGAGATAGTCTTTACAAAGCAAGAATTAACCCAATTGCAACATTCTCTGATACAGGTACAATTATCTGGGGTAATAAAACACTTCAAGTTAGAGAATCAGCACTTGATAGAATCAACGTAAGAAGATTGCTATTGAGAGCAAGAAAGTTAATTTCTGCTGTTGCTGTGAGATTATTGTTTGAACAAAACGATGAACAAGTAAGACAAGAATTCTTAAGATTGGTTAATCCAATTCTTGAATCAATAAAGAAAGAAAGAGGTTTGTTTGATTTCCGTGTAACGGTATCTAATGATCCAGAAGACATCGATGCTAACACATTGAGAGGTAAGATTTATGTTAAACCAACAAGAGCATTAGAATTCATTGATGTTGAGTTTATCATAACTCCAACTGGAGCTTCTTTTGAAAATATTTAATAAAAAGGGTGAGTTGGAAACAGCTCACCCAAAATAAAAATTTGTAATTAGAATATTAGAACTTAGTTAATTAGTATATTAGAAATTTAGTATTTTAGTAGATTAGTTATTTAGTATTTTAGTAAACTAGTATACTACTTGCAAAAAGCTAAGGAAAAAAAATGACAAAGTCAAATAATTAAAAAAAATATTTGACAATATTTATAAAGAGAATAAAAGAAAAAACATAATTCAAATACAATGGCAGATTTACTAATGAAAATGCCGGTTCCATATGAACCGAAAAGAAAAAATAGATTTATACTTAGATTCCCGTCTTCTTTGGGTATCAATGAGTGGTATGTAACATCTACCTCTAGACCAAGTGCTAAAATCAATGCAACAGAAATTCCGTTTTTAAACACGTCAACCTATGTTGCTGGTAGATTTACTTGGGAAGAGATCAAAGTTACATTTAAAGACCCAATTGGTCCATCTGCTTCGCAAGCATTGATGGAATGGTTCCGTTTACATGCTGAATCTGTAACAGGTAGAATGGGTTATGCAGCTGGATATAAGAAAAACGTAGAACTTGAAATGTTAGACCCAACCGGAGTTGTGGTTGAAAAGTGGATTTTAGAAGGTTGTTTCTTAAGTAGCTTAAACTTTGGTGAATTGAACTATTCTGAAGATGCTTTAGCTTCAATTGATGCTTCATTAAGAATGGATAGATGTATTCAAGTTTATTAATTTTTTAAATTTATATTTTTTACCAACCCATCTCTTTCTAAGAGGTGGGTTTTTTATTTAATTGATTTTCAATTAGTTATAACCATGTTTCCACGTGGAACAATGTTTTATTGATTTTTAAATAAATTATACTTATATTTTATAAAACAAATTATACAACATGGACAATTTTGACCCAACAATATCATACGATGTCGTTCAGCTACCTTCTCAGGGAATACATTATTCAAATGGAAAAAAATCATTAAGAGTAGCGTACCTAACCGCTGCTGATGAAAATATCTTAATGTCTCCAAATTTGATTCAATCTGAAACAGTTATTGAAGAACTATTAAGAAGAAAAATCTTAGATAAAGAAATTTCTTTAGATGATTTGGTTGAAGAGGATAAGCAAGCTATTTTAATATTTTTAAGAAATACAGCATTTGGTAGTGAATATACTGTAAGCTTAACAGATCCAGTAACTAAAAAACAATTCGATGCCCAATTAGATTTATCTGTATTGAAGGTTAAAGACTTCAAGTTAGAAAAAGACTCAAATGGTGAATATACTTTTTTGTTACCTATTACTAAAAAAAATGTGACATTTAAATTTTTAACAAATACACAAGAAAAAGAATTACAAAGTATTAAAGAATCTGGAACAAATGCTGTTATACCAATAAACACAAAAAGACTTGAAATGATGATTAAGTCTGTTGATGGCCAGAGGGACCAAATGGCGATATATCAGTTTATTCAAAATTTACCAATTAAAGATTCTCAAGAATTTAAAAAATTTGTATCTCAAAATAAACCAGGTTTAGACCTAATAGTTGATGTAATCGCCCCGTCAGGAGAAAAAGTCCCAGTAATGGTTGACTTTGGGGTGGAATTTTTTCGTCCCTTCTATGGTATATAAAAAGCATCAAATAGATGCGATACTTTTTCTTTTAAGTAAGGGGTTTACATATAGGGATATTTTAATATTACCAATTCACGAAAGAAATAACATTATAACTGCTTTAATAGAAAATAGTTGATAAAGCTATTTATTAGATATACTATTATATAATGGCAGATTCTAAATCACAATTTTACGACTATTTAACCAGAACGCTAGGTGTTGAGCCTGGCGATGCAACTCAAGCGGCTAATAGATATGAACAAGCATTAAATGAAGTTCGTAGAAGCGCCACGTCCTCATCTTCATCTTCTTCGTCTTCTTCATCAAGTTCTCTTGCTGCGGCATTAGGAGCTGGATTTATAGACCAACAAGTTGGTAAAATAGGTAGAATTAGTACTGATACTGGTACAAAAATAATAGATGCAATAAAAAACAGTGCAAGTCTCAACCCTCTTAAAATCGCTTCTGGAATATTTGATGGCTTATTAAGGGGTACTGAGGCAATATTGAAAGATGTTGCAACTATTGACAAAGAACTTATTGAAAGAACTAGGGGCGCTGGTGGATATGTTGGGGCTATTGCTACAGGAATGGGCGAGTCGATTAGACTTGCGATGTATGACGCACAACAATATGGTGTTGCTACGAATGAAACTCTTGAAGCTTCAGAATCTATGATGAAGGCTTCGGAAAGAATGTCAATTTATAATCAACAAACCATTTCTGATGCCATGGTTGCATCTTTAGCGTTTACAACAAGTTCAGGAAAAATATTAGAAAATGTTGAAAATTTTAGAAATGTTGGTATTGGTTTAGATGGTGCAGCAAAATCTATAACAGAAATAGGTTCAAGATCTGTAGCTCTAGGATTAAGTGCAAAAGCCACTTCAGAAGAATTAGTAAAACAAATAGGTAATTTAAACAAATACGGTTTCCAAAATGGTATAAAAGGGTTAGGTAAAATGGTTCAAGAAGCGCAATCTTTAAAAATCAATATGGATGAAATTTTTAGAGTTGCTGATGATTTATTTGATCCCGATAAAGCTATTAATTTATCAGCTAATTTACAGGTTGTTGGAGGTGCTGTTGGTGATTTAGCAGATCCCATTAAACTAATGTATGATGCAACTAATAACGTTGAATCTTTACAAACAAGTATTATTGGGGCCGCTAGAAGTTTAGCAACATATAACGCAGAACAAGGTAGATTTGAAGTTACTGGTGCTAACTTGAGAAGAGCAAAAGCAATGGCAGAAGCACTTGGCATATCAATGGGAGAATTAACAAACATGGCGGTTAAAGGTGCTGCTAAATTTGAAGCAATGAGTGAGCTTGACATGTTTCCTAGTTTAACTGAAGACCAAAAGGAATTTGTTTCAAATATTGCAACAATTAAGGACGGTAAAGTTGGTTTTGATATTCCAAAAAATATAACCGATAAAATGGGGTTAACAAATATTCAAGATGGGTTTGTTAGTTTAAGTGATTTATCTGATGATCAAGTAGTTTTATTACAAAAATTACAAGAGAGCGCAGATAATGAAAAACCAATAGATATCGCAAGAAACCAATTCAATGAAACAACAAAAATACTTAATGTTGCTACAGCAATTTATTTACAAATATTGGAAGGGCAAAGGAAAGGCCCACTTGGCCAAGCTTACTATGATGGACTAAAAAGAACTTCTGAGATTATGGAGAAATTAAATCCAACAACTCAAAGTGGTGCTGAAATGTTTAACACATTTACGAATGAAATTGGAAAACAAGTTAACATGAGCCCAGATCAAATTCAGAAAGAAATAGAAAAATACATAAGTCCAGAAATGTTGGAGTTTTTTCAAAATGCGAAAGAAAAGGTTATAAATGCCCCAGATGAAATTAATTTACCTGAAATGTATGAGAGGTTAAAAAGAGAAATACAACCAATTGCTGAACCTCTAATAGATAAAGGTAAAGAATTCTTAAGAGAGATGGGTATAACAGTAAAAGTTGATTTGAATAGTAGTAGCCCAGAATTGGCTGAGGTATTTGTTGCAGAAATAAATAAAAATCCACGATTAAGATCAGATTTAGCACAAAGCATTTTCGGTAATAAGAAAGAGTTTGTTGCGTAATATTTTTTTATTTTATCTATTTATTAAGTAAAAGAATAGGATGCCAAATTATTTAAATTTTGATAGCACAAAAAGTTTTAGAGATGCTTTAATATCTAAAACACTACAAGCACCTAATGGTCCTCAGACCTTTAGTAAAACTTCCTATTCAGTACAAAATCTAAACAATTTAGCCAATAAAAATAATGGTGATGTTGTTGTTAATGATAGATATGATAGAGCATCATTACTAAAAGATACATATGCAATCAATAGATTTGGTCCAGAAAGCGACAAACAATTTGTTATAATTGAAGATGTTCAGACAGTACCAGCAATTGGTAATTTAGCATTATACCCATATTTTCAAATACAGGATGTTTTAGGTAGAAGTCTTATTGGGGCATTAAATTCAGAAAATTATGAATTTGAATCAAAATTAGCTCAGTTTTCAAATAGATATTTGAAAGATAGCCCAGACGGCCCAGTACAATCTAGAATTAGACAAAATTTACAAACAGCAACATTAGGTAGACTAAGGGTATTAGATGCTATTAATGGAAATACTGCAACAGCAATCAATATCATCAGAGGTAAAGAAAATTTAGTTGAAAAAAACTATAAGGTAACTGTTGCAAAATCTATTCCAGGTAAGATTGTTGATTTTGTTCAAACTGTTGCTGGAGTAGAATTTCCATTTTCTGAAATTCCTGGACAATATTTAAGCGATCCGGCTAATCCAATAAATTATAGACCAGAACCCAAAACAGCTGTTGGAGCATTTTTACAAGATGTTACTGGTGCAATAGGTTCTTTAATTGGTATACAAAGAAGACCAAAGAGATCTAGCAAACCATCTGACATCATGTATGAATATATGGGGTCCGGACAAAAGGATATCCTACACGATAATTTATCATATTCAACATATAAACCAGATTATACAACAGTTGCTAGATCACAACAATCAAGTAAATTGTTTAATTTTCCAAATGCTATTGCTCAAGGAATAAAAAATTTAGTTGGTGTAGAAGCACCAAGAGGTAATGCGTATATTGGAGATGATAGAGGTGAAAATGTTTTAAATATTTTACAAGACTTTAATGATAATAAGGTATTAAGCCCATATTATCTTTCTTATAAATTTGATTCAGTTGCAAGTGATGTATTTTCAAATCAAAAAAATATTTCAGAAGGTGGACAAATATCTGGGAAGTTAACTTGGTATAGTAAAAATTCAAGAAATAAACTTGGAGAACATAATTTAGAATTTGAATCTGAAAGATCTAAGTTCGAAGAAAGTGTGTCAACTAGAAATGAATTTAGACAAGATTCTATTTTAGCAAAAACACAAGAGTTATTAAACTCAATGCCATTGGATGGTGCGCTTTCAAGATCTCATGTTGGAAATGTAATTGACCAAACTAGTAGAATCTTTAAAGAAGGTAATAGTTTTATTTCAAGAGGTTCTGCAATAAAATATGTAAACAAGATAACAGGAAAAGAAGACGGTACAGAATATTGTAGAGTTTGGACAAAGGATAGGGCTTATATGAACTATTCTGACACAATGAAAAGAACTGGATTGATAAGAGGTGTTAAGGATAGCGTAATATCAACACCTTGGAATTTAAATATTGCCCCTATTTCTAATGGAGATAGAGATTTTAAAAACTCAACAAATATCGAACAAATTACCGCAGATCCATTAACTGGTAAAGCAAAAAAATATATGTTTTCTATTGAAAACCTTTCTTGGAAAACATCCAATAAGCCTGGTTTCACTGTTGAGGATTTACCAATCTGTGAAAGAGGGGCGAATGGTGGTAGAGTTATGTGGTTTCCCCCATATGATTTAAAAGTTAATGAGGTTAATACTGCAAACTGGGATTCTAATAAATTTTTAGGTAGACCAGAACCAATATATACATACAAAGATACTGAGCGATCAGGAACAGTATCATTTAAAGTAGTTGTAGACCACCCAAGTATATTAAATCTTTTAATAAAAGATATTAGTGATGCAGAGGCTGAAAATTATTTGAATGCAATTTTTGCTGGTTGTGAAGACATAGATTTTTATACTTTAGTTAGAAAATATACAACATTAGATAGAACAGATATTGAATTAATATTATCATATCTAGATTATTATAAAAACGGAAACACTAAAGATGTTACGGATTTAATAGCATTTAATAGAATAGCTGGTGACGTTACTGTTGAAAAAGAGGTAACTACTGAAGATACTTTACTTCCAGGAACACCAATAGACAAATATAAAGGAAAAGTATTTTTTCCAAACGATATTCCTTATCCACAAAGTGGATTGTATGCTGATAAAGATTATGATAAAGTTTATGAAGAATATATTGCCGGTAAAGATAATTTCTTATCTGTTTTAGATACTCAATTAAACAATATATTAACAATTAATAACAGTGATAATGTTTTAGATAGAGAGGTGATATTTGGAGATAAAAATCCTTTATCGATTCCAGGTACAACACTATCATCTTTAAAACTAAAGAAAAGAGATGAAATTATTGCTGGATTCAATCAGTTAGAAGCAGACTTTTCTAAATTATCACAAAAGCTAGCGGAAATAAAACCGTTAATCGAAAAAAATGAAATAGAAGATATTCAAATATACATAACATCTACAACATCTTTTGTTCATGAAGAAGATTACAATATTTTGTTATCATATAGAAGATCCGATAGTATTGTAAAATATATAATTAAAAATTTATCTAGACTTGGTGAGTGGCCTTCTAGTGTTCCAGAAAAAAATTATTGGAAAGCAACCCCAGCACAATTAGAAGCCGGCACAACATTAGAAAGTAAAGAAGAAAGAACAATACCATTAAAAGATCTTGGTTATGGCGATGATATAAATGGATCGGTAAAAATATATTTTACAAATAAAGGTGAGAACGCAACAATTAATACTGAGTATGATTGTAATAAAAATATTATAAGAAATAAGGGTGGGTTAAAATTATATGCCCCAGTTACCTTTTTCTGTAGAGCCGCTGAATTAGAAATACAAACTAAAACAAAGATGAGTACTTTACCTGGGACAACAATCCCTGGAAAGACAACTATTGGCCCAGAAAAAATAGAAATTGTTTCCGATAGAATTGAAAAGAATAGAAAACCACCTTTAGATATTGTTAAGAAAATAATAATGAAAACATTATCAGAATGTTTTTATTTCAAAAAACTAGAAGAAACAGATCCAGTTGTTTTTAGTAGTTTAAAAGAAAGATTAAAATATTTTCATCCAGCATTCCATTCAACAACCCCGGAAGGTTTAAATTCTAGATTAACATTTTTACAACAATGTTTAAGACCGGGTGATACAATTCCAATTAAGGGATTGGGAACAAATTCTAGTTTAAATTTTGATGCCAGAAACACTTCATTTGGTCCACCACCTATTTGTGTTTTGAGAATTGGTGATTTTTATCATTCAAAAATTGTCATAACAAATATGAACATAAGTTTCGAAAACTCTACTTGGGATTTTAATCCAGAGGGTATCGGAATGCAACCAATGGTAGCAGATGTTACATTACAAATTAATTTTATTGGTGGCCAAGGAATTAAAGAACCAGTTGCTAAATTACAGAATGCATTAAGTTCTAATTTCTATGCAAATACTGAAATTTATGATTACAGAGCCGAATCAACAGTTGATCAAAAAGAGTTAATTGAATTTAATTTAGATTTTCTTGAAAAACTATATCCAAAAGATACTCCAAATAGTCCAACTTCAGAAGTATCTCCAGACAGCCCAATAAATGGAAATTATATTGGAGCAATAGACGGTGGAAAATTAAATTATTCAAACAATATTAAATCATTGATAGATAATACGAATAATTATTTTAAAATTTTTGGTCAAACATATAACGAATTACAAAAATTATTTGGCCCAGAATTATTACCATTGTTTATATCCCCAACATATAGATCGATAAATTCGGTCGATGCTCAAAATACAACAGCTGCAACACAAATATCTTTATTGGGTAGATATAAGAAAGGAAAGGATTTTATAAATCTATTTGAAAATTTTAAGAAAGGTTTTATAGATAAGGTTAATTCTTCTGACCATAATTTAATACTGGATCTAGACATGCAACCAGGATCAACAAAATATGTTAGATCTAGAAAAATTATTGACCCACTAATTTTAACGTATGTTACCGAGTTTATGGGTAAAATTGAAGAAAATAAAAATATTTCTGCTTTAGAAAATGCTAGGGATTTATTAATTGAAGATATTGATAAATTAAACTTTATCATGTTAACAAATGGAATAGATGCGAAAATAGAAACCAATACTGTTACAGCACAGTCGTTGACAAATTTTCAAAATACCGATTTCTATGAAAAATATTCAGATGCTTTTACATTGATAAGTACAAAACATGGCATTTTTACAAGTGAACTAGATTCGACATTTGATTTCACCAGTTCAAGTATTAGCGATGAAGCATATAAAAAAGTTTTATCGTTTATTTTGAATGATAAAATAGATGCCATTAAAACCGAATACACTAATTCTCCGGATGATGATCTTTTTAATGAAAATACTGTTAATAAGATAGGTAGGAGAATAAATAAATTTATAAAAAATAATCTATCTGATTCAAAAGATAAAAATTTTAAATACAAAGAAGTTAAAATTAAAAAAGAAATTGAGCCATACTCATTTTCTGCTGGAACATTAACGTCTGGTCAGGAAGAGGTAATAAAGAAGATACACAATACAAAAGATTTTTCTACGGAAACTAGGTTAAATTTTTCAAAAGCAACTAAATAATGAATCAATATTTTAATAGATACGAGTATTTTAACGTCGATGGGGAACATCAGATTGTTCCTGGTATTGAAATACCTTTAAAAGGTACTGATAAATTTACTCAGTATAAAAGAGGTAAGCACAGGATGGATAAACTATCTCAGGAATATTATGGAACACCATTATTTGGTTGGCTTATAATGCAAGCTAATCCAAAATTAGGTTCATTAGAATTTGAAATACCAGACAATTCTATTGTTAGAATACCATATCCGTTGATTAATACTTTACAAGATTATAAAAAGAACGTAGAATTGTATAAGCTATACTATGGCGAATGATAAAATAAATCAGAGTGAGAACATATTAGTAACAGTTGATCAACAAAACATTATACATATTGACCCAAATAGTATAGTTGATAGTAATGGACAAATACAATCAAGACTTGTTGATCATGAAAATCTAGTTATGTATGTTAACTTGGAAGCAGATTTGGTTCCAAGAACGACTTTCTATGCCGATGGGCAACAAAGCACACTTTTAAGTATAGCTGAAGGTTCATTTAATTTACTAAGAAATCAAGGGGATAAAAACGAATTTGAAAATAACCTAGACACTAATTGGACTGAAACTTTTGTTTCTAGAAAAAATGTTGGGCTAAATAGAACAACGGGCGGCGAAGCGGTTTACGATCCAACCGCACAAACTTTTGGTATACAGAATATAACAATCATAACAAAAGGTGTTAACAATATCCCTCAAATAACAATAAACTTTTTAGATGTAAGAGGAAAGACATTATTTGAAGCACCAGCAAATTCACCATATAGCGCTTTTTTTCATCAGCCGTGGCCAATATTTTATTTAACAGTAAAGGGTTATTATGGTAAAGCTATTCGATATAGAATACAAATGGTTGATTTTAAATCTAAGTTTAATGGGTCAACCGGAAATTTTGAAATTATTGCAAAGTTTGTTGGTTCTTCATACGCATTTCTAAATGATATACTTTTTCAAAATGCCGTTAATGCACCATTCATGTATATGGTTGAAAAACAAGATGAACCATATAGAGTTAATGAAAAAACTGGACTTATTGAAAAGAAAATATCCAAAACAACAAAAGGATTTTCAATATTAAAATCAATTTATTCAGATTACAAAGCAAAGGGTTATATTCCCCAAGATTTTCCAGATAAAACGCTAAGGGATTTAATTATGACTGCAAAATCCCTAGATAAAATAATTGAGGCACAACTATTTTCAGAAACTGTCGACCCAACCGTATTAACACACGTTGCGGAATTTGATGCGCTATTAGATAGTTTTGAAAGAAGCATTGTTTCTTGGAGTAATAGAAATTTAAATTCAACTGAGAACGAGGTAAAAACCGAAACTATCACTAATAGTGATGGAACTCAAACAGTTTACAAATATTATAGATTAATAAAAGCATTAAATGACCAAACAAAACTTACTAATGGGCCTATAAGCTCAGATATAATCACAAATGGTGAAAATAAAAAGTCGTTACAATACCTAATAAATTTCTTTATAGCTAATTCTGAAAAAAATACTGCATTTGGAAAAAAATCATCGGAAAGAGCAAAAAAAAGTAATGGTGAAGATTTTACAATAACAACTACACCAATTTCAATTGATCGAATTAGAAACATAGGTGATTTTTATACACTTGAAAATGGTACATATGGTGTTGCTATTGAAAAATTAGTTAATGAAATTAAAGCAATACAAGCAACTTTCATTACTAGTAGAAATTCAGTTGAACTTAAAATTGAAGAAGAGATGAACAAAGTTATCCAAAATCCAAATATGGGTGGCTTTGGGTTCAAACCAACTATTAGAAATATTTTTGCGGTTATATTAGCAAATGCTGACACCTATATCAGATTGATGAAAGATGTTCATCAAAAAGCCATACAAAAATCTAATGAAAGAAAAGGTAATTTAGTAAAACCAACAGATAAGAATAAAGATGAATATTTTTATCCTTGGCCAGAAATATTGAAAAAGGATGATAGTGAGCGAGACGTATCTTTTTACCCAGCTGATCCAGCAATTGTTAGTGATACAAAAGGAAATGATTTTAGTTTATGGCCGGAAGTGGAATTTATTGAAACATATAATAGTGTTGCAACAAAAAGAGTTGATCCATTAACAGGTACAGAAATTGATTCATCTGATTTATCATTCATTTTTGATAATGACCAAGAAAGAAGAAACGTTAAAAAAATAAGCACACTATTTGAAATAGATCGTGTTATCCCATATACAGATAAATCTATAATAAATGTATTGTATGAAATATATGAAAGAGCATTTTATGTTACATCGTACAATAATTTTCAATATGGTAAAGGTTTAGAAGAGATTGTTAACGCAGAATTTGAAACATTAAAAAGTTCATTAGAAAATGATATTGATATAAAAGATTTAATAAAAAATCAAGTTAAGACCGTAAACGGAGAAACAAATAGTCTTTTATATACCTTAAGAACAAAAGAAAGGTTTCCATTTTTTCAAAACAAACTTTCGACCGTTGAATATATAAAAGAATTAGTTGACCAAGATTTTGAAATTATTGATTATACAGCTTCAAATAATAACACAGCCACTAGCACCGAGCACCCAAATTTACAAGCAGCAATAAATGACTATTCAATAGAAGAATATAGATTATATGAATTTCCTTTTGGATCTGATTTATATAAACAATATTTAAAAAAATCTTTATCTGCTAGTGACTATAAATTTAAGAATGTATTTTCTATAAATGTTAATGACAGTTTTATTAGTTCACCAGTTAAACCAGAAGCTTGGTTACAATTAGGATTTGATCAAAATATTTTTTCAAATAAAATAAAATTAACTGCAATAAACAGTAGTGGAGATTCGGTTGATTTTTATGAAAATTTATTAAATACTCCATATTTCCATAAACAGTTATATAATGACTTTTTAAAAGGTGGCGTTGCAAACAGGTATGTTGGATCGGCTTATCTTTTATTAAATTCATTACCATACAAAGACTTAGATGATGAAATAGATTTTAACGGAAACAAAGTATTGATATCTTCTTTATTTAAAGAAATATCTGCGACACATTTCGTTCCATATCACCTATTATTAAAGTGGGGTTCACAATACCATAGATATAAAAGATATTTAAAAGACGGGGTTGATATTATCAGCGGCGCAACAACTTCTATTAGTGGTAGTACTTTTTTTGACAATGCAACAAATGTAACATTTAATTTATCTGGAATAACTGCGCCAATGACAGCGGTTACCTATAATTCAAATCAATATATTGGTCTGTATCCATACTATTTTGGAATTTTTCATCAAATAACAAATGGATATAGTTTTTATAATCCATCTGGATTTACTGAAGTATCCGCTTCTACAACAAACGTAACTCAATTATATGCCGATACGGTTACAAGTGGAATAACAAAATATTCAGTAAACAAAACATCTGGCGGCCCAGGTTATTCATTAACCAGCTTTGTTGATAATAGTATATTTTCTGTAAACGATACTAGATACACTGTTTTACCTTCATCACAAATTTTTAGTGATGTTAAAAACTTAACAACAAACTTTAGTTATTTTGAACAAGATTCATTTAAAATTATTTTAAATAATCCTGGTGTGTATGATACATTAACACCTTATAACACCTTCACCATGCCAGCTTATGGTGAAACATTTAAAAATGTGGATGGGGTATATTCGTTAATCGGGGAACAAAGAAAGTTTGTTGATCTGATCGCAACATTTAGTCCAGCATTATTAGATAAAATGGAAGAAATGTTTTTAGTGTTTTCTTCATTAAATCTACAAATAGATACGAAGAATACAGTTCAAGATTACAAAACTTTTCAAGGTTTATTAAAAGCAGTATGTTCAATTTCAAAAGAAAATATTGATTTTTCAAATGATAATCATAAGCTTAATATAATTCAAAACCAAGAAAAAAATCTAGAACAAATAACTAAAAATTTATTAAGTAATGAAAATCTAAAAGTGTTAAGATTAGGTAATCCAAAACAAATAGATGATTATACATTATTTGGATTTATTGGTGATAGTCAAAATTATAGCCTTGGTTCATACAACGCATCACAATTAACTGCGAGCAACCTAAACTTAATAAAGCTATATATTGGTGAGGAAGCCTATACCGGCACAACACCAACAACATATTATAGGGATTTCTTTTCTTTGGCAGACATAGAAATTAATGAAGAAAACATTATTAACCATAGAGAATTAGCAAGAATTTATGCTGGATGGGCGAAAAGACAAACAACAGCAATAACAAAAACTACTTTTGTTAATTATATTAAAACACAAATTACTGAACCAGAAAAAACACGTTTATTTAATTACCTATCTAACCTTATTGTGAAATTACAATCAAAAGATTTTCAGGTCAACAATGATCAAAATAATAAAATCACAATTTATCATGGATTCAATGAAGCCAAGACAACAAAATTAGATTTATATCAGTTTTTTAAATCTTTTAACGATAAATGGATTTCTGGTAATGCGATTGGACAAAGACACCTTATGGACGAGTTTTTGTTTTTAGATAAAGCAAACAGAGATATTGGTGACGATGCGTACATCTCACTAGAAAGATTAATTTCTCTTAGTGATGAAAAAAACATTAAAGTAGACTTATATTCAGCTGTATCAATTTTAATACAGGGTACTAATTTTGATATGAGACCACTTCCGGCATACATCAATTTTTATGGAACAAACTCTTCAAACAAATCTAGAATAACTCCATCAAAAAATTTAGCAAAAAATTTATTTGGTACCCATCTCGATGTTGATTATCAAGATGCAACACCAAAGATTATCCTACAGTATGTTAACGGTACATCTAAGTATTTGGACATGCAAAGGGTAAATAAAAAATTTAAATTTAAAAATGATGGATTTGATATTAAAGATACAACAAGAAATCCACTATTAGTAGAACCAAAGATTTTTATGGATGCAGATCTATCTAAATCAAATAGAGTGGTTTCATTTGAAATTAATTTTGGTGATTATAGTCAAGGTATTTTTAAAGAAATATCTTTAGATCAAAGCACGTATAAAAATACTACAGAAAGTGCTTTAGCACAAGAAAGATTAGCCAGATCACAGGGTGGTGGTGGAACCCACCAGGTAGATATTGGATTATTTGATATCTACAAAACTGCATCTTATCAGTGTACCGTTAAGATGATGGGTAATGTAATGATACAACCAACCATGTATTTTTATTTGGCAAACGTACCTATGTTTGAAGGAACCTATCTTGTTTTTGATGTTACCCATAGCATATCTGACAACACTATTGAAACAACACTGACTGGTGTCAGACTTTCAAACAGTAGTCTACCAAACCTAGAAAATTCTTTCATGGCTAGTTATAGACCTCTATTTAGTAAGTTGCTATCATCAGCAATAAGAAAAAAACAACAAATAGATAGTCAACAAACAACAGAAAAAACAATAACATTACCAAATAGTGAAAGCGCCAATATTAATCCAGGTAATGAGTTGGCTGGCGAAGATTTATACAAAAAATTAGTTTATACATCTGGTTTTTATCAAGAAATGATCCCATATAATGGAGCAAAATATAATGGTAAAGAAGAGAAATATGTTCAATTGATAGATCTTGGTGGAAACAATAATCAATGGTTAAGAGCTAGAGTTGTTAGAATGGGTGGTACAAATAATCCAATTGATGACAAAGTTGCTATGGACCTTATTTCTGGGCTTAGCTCTACGGAAAACATAATCAAAAAATGGGAAAATATTAAAAACTCGTTAGGAGAATACTATTCAGTTAGATTAAACGGAAGTCAAGCAAATAAAGAAAAATTATTAAACTATAAAACTGAGTTTTTAAATCCTAGAACGAATGCAAAATATACACTTGTATCGACAAGAGATGCAACAACAAATCTATATAATGGACCTGTACTTAACGGCCCAGACCAAAGTATTGGTAATTATGGAATAGGTATGAACTCAATGTTGATGAGAAAATTAAAGGTAAACGAAGGGGATGTCGTTTATTTTAGACTTATTTAGTAAAATACTCATTTTTATAATATTTATAGTAATAATATTTAAAATTATGGAAAAAATTAATAAATCATTAGACCAGTTTTTAGCCCCTAAAGCTTCAAAGCCGGTTGCTAATAGTGCGATTGAAAGAGAAGAGTGTGATCTACAAACTGGGGAATGTTATATTATCAGATCCAAAGATGGTATTGTAGAAAGAATTAATAAAAAATATATTACCGAAGACGGTAGACAATTATTACAAGACTAAAACTATGTTAGAACAAAAATTATTAGAAGAGATAAATAGATTTAAGTCTATTAACAGAAACGCCAGCAATCATTATTTAATTAATGAACAAGACGCGAGCCCATTACCACCACCTCCAGCTGACGCACCTATGGATGCTCCAGCAGCGGATGCTGGTGCCGCTTCACCTGAAATGGCCCCTCCACCACCTATGATGGACGAGCCAGCGGAAAGCACTGAGGAAGTTGATGTTACTGATTTGGTTAATATGACCAAAAATATCAAAAATGAACTTGAAATGTCTAAAAACGAGAACGACAACGTTTTAAGAAAAATGGATGACGTTTTTTCTAAATTAGATGATTTGGAAATGAAACTTGGTAACATGGACGCTGTTCTTGATAAAATTGAACAACTTGGTTCTAAGGTTGAACAGATGAAACCAGCAACCCCACAAGAAAAATTAGAAATGCGTTCGTTGGATTCGTATCCGTTTAACCAAAAACCTCAAGAATTTTTTGCAAACAAGCAAGATGAAATGAGAGCTAGCGGTAAAAATGAGTATGTTTTAACAAAAAGTGACGTAGAGAACTATTCTAAAGAAGAATTAGCAAAAACATTTAATCCTTATAGTAACGATGAACAAGAATCTAGATTCCAATATTAATTTCTTTTTCCATACTCAACTACAATTAAAGGTGCTTCACTGGCAAACTAAAGGGTATGCTAGACATAAAGCATTTGGCGAAACATACGAAACTTTAGAAGGGCTTATTGACGAATATGTTGAGGTGTGTATGGGTAAACATGGTAGATTTATTTTACAAGAACAAAACAAAACCATTACAATTGAAAATTTACCGGAAGTAGATATTGTTGAGTTTTTACAAAAAACAAAAACAGCTTTAATTGGCATATCAAAAGACCTTTCAGCACAATCTGATACAGATTTATTAAATTTAAGGGACGAAATGTTAGCTTCAATCAATAAATTAGCTTATCTTTTGACTTTAGAGTAAAGAAAAAAAAATATTTAAAAAAAGAGACCCAGATTTTTTTATCTGGGTTTTTTTATTTATCTTATCCTAAGATTATTAACAATTTTAAATTAAAAACTATGTCTAACGTATTAGAAGCAGCATTGGCGCAGTATGAAAAAAATACTCAGTCAAGCAGTTCAGCGCAAAAAATCAGCTCTGAAGAAAGATTAAAAATGTATTTCGCTGCAATCCTCCCAAAGGGACAAACAAGCGGAATGAAAAGGATTAGAATTCTACCTCCACTAGAAGGTCAACAAGTGTTTTGGACCGAAAAATATTTCCACGAAGTTCAGGTGGATAAAAAATGGGTAAAATTGTACGATCCTGCACAAGATGGTGAAAAATCCCCATTAAATGAGGTTGGTGATGCACTAAGAATGACTGGTAGTGAAGCAGATAAGAAACTTGCTGGCCAGTATCGTTCAAGAAAGTTCTATATTTTCCGTGTTATCGACAGGGACAATGAGCAAGATGGTGTTAAATTCTGGAGAATTAAGCATAGTCTTAAAAGTGATGGAGCTTATAATAAGATTATGGATGTCATGAAGGCTAAAAGAGAAGACATCACAGATCCAGAAACAGGTAGAGATTTGACTCTTACTTTAAATGTTTTGAAGAATCCTCTTGGCGGTGAATACACTGCAATTACAAGTGTAATTCCTGATGATAAATCGCCATTAAGTGAAAACAAAGAACAAAAAGAACTTTGGTTATCAAACACACTTACTTGGCAAGATGCGTATTCCAAAAAACCTATTGAATATCTTCAGGGTGTTGCTGAGGGGTATGTTCCTAAATGGAATGACAAACTGAAAAAGTTTGTTTATGGTGAAGAAGCAGAAGCAATGATGGGTGGCGGATCTAGCACAAGTGCTGAACTACCAGACCCACAAGAAGATGCGGATACTGACGAGAATCTTCCGTTCTAATAATTAAAGACATTCTCAAGGGTGCATAGCCTTTGAGAATGTTTAAAATAAAAAAATATAAAATGGCTATTAAAAAACAAAATTTCGCAATTTCAAGTATCGCATCAAAATACTCTAGTTTAACTAAGTATAAACCAGACCGCTTTTTAGATTTGGGTGATGCTTTTCTTGATGCGACCGGTTTACCAGGACCGGCGATGGGGCATATTAACATGTTCTTAGGCCATTCTGATACCGGTAAAACAACGGCACTTTTAGCTGCTGCTGCGGATGCAATTAAGAAAGGTATTTTACCAATTTTCATAATTACTGAACAAAAATTTGATTTTGATCATGCAAATATTATGGGAATTCCGGTTGTTAAGGAAGTAGATCAAGCCACTGGCGAAGTCACATATTCTGGAGATTTCATTTTCAAAAATGATTTCGAATATATTGAGCAGATTACCGATTTCATAAATGAAATGCTTGATTTGCAAGAGAAGGGTGAATTACCATATGATATTTTATTTTTATGGGATTCTGTTGGATCTGTACCATGTAAAATGACATGGGAAGGCAAGGGTGGTAAACAGCACAATGCATCTGTATTATCAGATAAAATTGGTATGGGTATCAACCAGAGAATTTCTGGTTCAAGAAGAGCAGACAAGCCTCATACAAACACATTGATTATCGTTAACCAACCTTGGGTTGAATTACCAGATAATCCATTTGGCCAGCCTAAAATTAAGGCTAAAGGTGGTGAGTCAATCTGGTTAAACTCTACGTTAGTTTTTAGATTTGGAAATGAAAAGAATTCTGGCATCACCAAAATTTCTATCACAAAAAATAAGAGAACTATTACAATTGCTACCAGAAGTAAAATATCTGTTATGAAAAATCACGTTAACGGTATTGCGTTTGCTGATGGTAAAATAATGGTTACGCCACATGGATTCATGATGGCAAAAGAAGCGGCTGAAGAGAAAAAATCCAGAGAAGATTATGTAAAAAATAATTTGGATTATATCAGCTCACTATTTGAAGAGAGAGTTTCAGACGTTGGAGAAATCAAGTTTGAAGACACTCCAGAAGAAGACAACGAAGATTGATTGTTTAACATTTTAACTTAAAAGACGTAATGTCTAATGTATTATTAGTTGATGGAGATAATCTATTAACTATTGGGTTTCACGGGTTGAAAAACCACTATTATAAAGGAAAACACATCGGTGGTATCTACCACTTTATAAACACGTTAAGAAGATGTTTTGAAGCCTTTAAATTAGACAAAATTTGTGTTTTTTGGGATGGTAAAGATGGATCTCTTTCTAGAAAGAAAATTTATCACCTCTATAAAGAAAATAGAAGGACAAGGGTAAAAACTGAGGAAGAGATCCAATCTTACCAATATCAAAGAGAAAGATTAAAACAATACTTAGAAGAGCTTTATATAAGACAAGGCGAATTTGAATATTGTGAATCTGATGATTGTATAGCATTCTATACTCAAAACTCTCCAAAAGAAAAAAAATTCATATTTTCCTCTGACAGGGATTTAATGCAACTTATTTCCGAAAACGTTTCATTATATAACCCTGCTCACCAAAAAGTATATAACTCAAATGACCTAGTAGAATATGATAAAGAAAATATCATAGTTGAAAATGTCAAATTAGTTAAAATACTATGTGGTGATCCATCTGATAACATTTATGGTATCAGAAACTTAGGATTAAAACGACTGATTTCCCTATTTCCAGAAATACGTGACAAAAAATTAACCCTAAGCGAAGTTAGGGAAATGGGTAACGTATTGTTTCAACAGGACAAAGAAAATAAATTAATTCAGAATTTCCTAACTGGTGTTACCAAATTAGGGGTATTTGGAGACGAATTCTTTGATATCAACAACCAAATTGTATCATTAGACGAACCAATTTTAACGGAGCAAGCTAAACAAGACATCATAAGTCTTATAAACGAAAATCTAGATTCAGAAGGAAGGTCATATAAAAACACAATGAAAATGATGATGGAAGATGGTATTTTTACTTTATTACCAAAAGGCGAAGATGCCTGGATAAACTTCTTAAATCCTTTCTTAAGATTAACTAGAATAGAAAAAAATAAACAAATAATAAAATTCAAAATTAAAAAGTAAACTATGAACACAGTAAAATCAGCAAACGATGAAATGAACAAATTTGAGTTCCTTTTAACACTTGATGGGAACATTATTTGTCAAAGGTATTTTTTTGTTAGGGACCATAACCCCAAAACAAAAAGATCTATGGACCTACATTATGAGGTAAAAAATATTTGTGAAAAAATTTCAGAAGATTTGAAAATAAAAAGTTCTAATTTTCTGGTTGAAAATCAAGATATTTTCTTTAATACTGAATATGTGGAAGATCCTAATGAGAGAGATGAACAATATTTTTTGTTACAAATTAAGCATCTTGATGATGTATTTATTGAAAGGATTTTCGCCGCTCATTACTATCCGCCTAAGGTTAGATATACGGTAGACATCAGACCGATGTTAAAGAGAGTTCTAAATGATTTAACTGAAATATTGTCATTGAAAAGACCGGACATGACATATCTTCAGTACCAACTTTAATTTACTAACTATAAAAATTATTTAATGACTGAGAAAAATTTTGGGGCACTAGGTGCTGAGTATCAAACGTCCCTTTTAAAAATTATTATTGAAGATAAAAAATTTGCTGAGACAATTATTGATGTAATTGAGCCGTCATATTTTGACAACAATTCTTTTAAATTTATAATTAAGAATTTAAAAGAATGGAATGAGAATTTTAAATCATTCCCATCTTACGATGCTCTTAAGCAAAAAATACAATCAGAGAATTCTAGCGATACTGTTTTAAGATCAAACATTGATACTTTAGACGCTATTAAAAAACACGAGTTAGCCGGTGGTGACATAAATTTCACAAAGGAAAAAGCTTATAATTTCTGTAAACAACAAGTTTTGAAAAAAGCTTTGAAAGAAGTTGAAAGTATCACTGTTAGCGGTGAGTTTGAAGAATATCATAAGATTGAAAAAATTATACAGAAGGCTCTTCAGGTTGGGGTAACAAATGATGAGCTGCAGGATGTTTTTGAAAATATTGGAGATGCCCTTAAAGCTGACTCTAGAAACCCAATTCCAACAGGAATACTTGGACTAGACAACTGTCTAAAGGGTGGTTTAGGTAGAGGTGAACTTGGTGTAGTATTAGCGCCAACTGGTACTGGTAAGACAACAATGTTAACTAAGATATCTAACACAGCGTATAATACCGGGTTTAATGTTGTTCAAATATTCTTTGAAGACAACATTAATAATATTAAGAAAAAGCATTATACGATATGGACTGGTATTTCGCCAGATGGGCAAATAGAAAATCCAGAAGAAACCATGAAATTGGTTGAAGAGGCTCAAACAAGATCTGCCGGACAAATAAAATTGCTTAAATTGCCTAGCGATTCTATTACAATTTCTGAAATTAAATCAAAATTGAGAAAGCTTATGGCAGATGGGTTTAGAATAGATTTATTAACTTTGGATTATGTTGATTGCATTACACCTGAAAGAAGCACACATGGTGAAGAATGGAAAGGTGAGGGGTCTATTATGAGATCTTTAGAGGCAATGACATCAGAGTTTGATATCGCTATTTGGACAGCAACACAAGGTAATCGTGAATCTATTTCATCTGAGGTGGTTACCACAGATCAAATGGGTGGTTCAATTAAAAAAGCACAGATTGGCCATGTGGTAGTTTCAATAGCAAAAACCCTTGAACAAAAAGAGCACAACTTGGCAACAATAACTTTATTAAAATCTAGAATAGGTAGAGATGGTGTTATTTTTAGTAATTCTAAATTTGACAATGAGTATCTTGATATTGATACTGATTCACAAAACACCTTACTAGGTTTCAAAGAGGATAAAGAAGTTGAAAATAGAGAAAGAATAAAAAAGGCTCTTGAATACAAAGAGAAAGTCACCAATCAGACTAGAAAATCAGTTAACAACTAAAATTAAAACAAATATTATGACCGAGAAGATTTTAATCGACAATCCCGGACGCTTCGTCCTTTTCCCAATTGAACATCATGATTTATGGAAACTTTATAAACAGCAAGAAGCGTGTTTTTGGACTGCAGAAGAAATTGATTTGCAGCAAGACACCTATGACTGGGAAAATAAATTGAATGCCGATGAGCAACATTTTGTTAAACATGTATTAGCTTTCTTCGCGGCATCAGATGGTATTGTTAACGAGAATATCGCAATGAACTTTGTTAACGCCGTTCAATATACTGAAGCTAAAATGTTTTATGGCTTTCAGATTATGATGGAAAACATTCACAGTGAGACATATTCATTGTTGATTGATACATACATCAAGGATAAAGAAGAACAAAATAAATTATTTAATGCCATTGAAACTGTTCCAGCTATTAAAAGAAAAGCTGAATGGGCATTAAGATACATTGAAAAGGGAACCTTTGTTGAAAGGCTTATTGCTTTTGCTGCAGTTGAAGGAATTTTCTTTTCTGGATCTTTCTGTGCTATTTTCTGGTTAAAGAAAAGAGGGCTAATGCCAGGATTAACATTCTCTAATGAATTGATTTCTCGTGACGAAGGGATGCATTGTGATTTTGCTTGTCACTTGTTTAATCATCATATTGAAAATAAATTAACACAGCAACAGGTTAGAGATATTATTTGTGGTGCATTAGAGATTGAAAAAGAATTCATTCTTGAAGCATTACCAGTAAGACTTATTGGTATGAACTCAGATTTAATGGCTCAGTATCTTGAATTTGTTACAGATAGATTATTGGTGGCATTAGGTGTTCCTAAAGTTTATAATTCAGAAAATCCATTTGATTTTATGCAAAATATTGCTTTACAAGGAAAAACTAATTTCTTTGAAAAGAGAGTTGCTGAATATCAAAAAGCTGGAGTTAATAATGCTGCAGAAGATTTAAGTTCTGCATTTGGTGATCTTGATTTTTAAAATATTATAAATAAAATGAAAGTATTAAAAAGAGACGGTTCCTTAGAGGAAATGAGATATGATAAGATAACTAGAAGAATAGGCGCTTTGTGTGAAGACTTAAATCTAGAATACATTGACCCAACATATATTACATTAAAAGTTACTCAAGGGATATATGACGGTATTTCAACAACAGAGTTAGATGTATTAGCTTCAGAAACTGCAGCATCTATGACAACAGTACATCCAGATTATGCTAGATTAGCTGGTAGGCTGGCTGTTACAAATTTACATAAAACAACACCCAAGAAGTTTTCACAGTCAATAAGAGAACTTCACTCATTTGTTGAACCAAAAACAAACAAAGAGTCATCATTAATTGATGACAATGTTTACAAATTTGTTATGGAAAACAAAGACGTTTTGGATGGTGCGATTGTTATAACAAGAGATTTTGACTTTGATTATTTTGGATTCAAAACGTTAGAACGTTCATATCTTTTGAAAATTGGTGAACGTGTTGTTGAAAGACCACAATATCTATACATGCGTGTTGCAGTTGGTATTTGTAATGGTGATTTACAAATGGCTTTAAGAATTTATGATGATTTATCACAACATTTTTATACACACGCAACACCAACATTATTTAATGCCGGAACACGTAGACCACAAATGTCTTCTTGTTTCTTAATTGGTAACAAAGGTGATGATATCGATGGATTATTTGATACAATCAAAGACGTTGCCAAGATTTCTAAATGGGCTGGAGGTATTGGTTTGCACGTTCATGATGTGCGAGCTAAAGGTGCATACATTAAAGGAACTGGAGGAATGTCAGATGGATTATTACCAATGTTGAAAACATATAATGAGGTTGCTCGTTGGATTAATCAAGGTGGTAAGAGAAAAGGTTCTTTTGCGATTTATCTTGAACCATGGCATTCAGATGTTTTTGAATTTATTGACCTAAGAAAAAATCATGGTAAGGAAGAATTAAGGGCAAGGGATTTGTTCCTTGCAATGTGGACACCGGATTTATTTATGCAACGCGTAGAATCAGATGGTGATTGGTCATTATTTTCTCCAGATGAGGCGCCAGGATTGTCTGATGCATATGATTCACCAGAAAATAAAGCATTCACTAAGCTTTATGAACAGTATGAGCAAGAAGGTAAAGCAAGAAAGGTTATTAAGGCTAGAAAATTGATGGATGCAATTTTAACTGCTCAAATCGAAACTGGTACACCTTATATGCTGTATAAAGATCCAGCTAATTATAAATCAAATCAAAAGAATTTAGGCACAATTAAATCTTCAAATTTGTGTACCGAAATTATTGAATATAGTTCGCCAACTGAACAAGCCGTTTGTAATTTAGCATCAATTGCATTACCAAAATATGTTGTTGATGGTGAATTTAATCACGATCTACTTTATGAATACACATATCAAGTTGTTAAAAACTTGAATAATGTTATTGATTTGAATTTCTATCCAACAGAAGAGACAAAAAGATCTAATTTTAAACATAGACCAGTTGGTTTGGGTATTCAAGGATTGGCAGATGTATTCTGTATGTTGGATATTCCATTTGAAAGTGATGAAGCAGATAAATTGCAAACAGACATATTCGAAACAATTTATTTTGCCGCAATGACATCTTCTAAAGATATATCTAAAGAGGTTGGTCCATATGAATCAATATCAGGGGCGCCAATTGAAAAAGGCGTTTTCCAATTTGAAATGTGGGGTAAAACAGACAAAGAATTATCTGGTCGTTGGGATTGGAAAAGTCTAAGAAAAGAGGTTGTTAAATTTGGTGTTAGAAACTCATTACTCGTTGCACCAATGCCAACAGCGTCAACCGCCCAAATTTTGGGTAACAACGAAGCGTTTGAGCCATTTACAACAAATCTATACTCAAGAAGAACACTTGGTGGTGAATTCATTGTTGTAAACAAACACCTAGTTAAAAAATTGATGTCTCTTAATTTGTGGAACGAGGATATTAAAAAGAAACTAATTCTTGAAAATGGTTCGGTACAAAATATTCCAGAAATACCTACAGATGTTAAAGAAGTTTACAAAACCGTTTGGGAGATGTCACAAAAAAGATTACTACAAATGGCAGCAAATAGATCTATTTTTATTGATCAATCACAATCATTGAATTTATTTATTGCTGATGCAACTAAACCAAAACTTCTTGCCGCTCATTTATTTGGCTGGAAAATGGGATTAAAAACTGGTATGTACTATCTGAGAACAAGATCGGCTGTAGATCCGTTAAAAGGATTAGGAATTGATACTTCAGCTAATAAACCTGTTGAGCAAGTACAACAAACGGTATCATATTCAACGCCAACGAATAACGCAATTATAAGTGAAGAAACACCTGAGCTTATTATGACAGCACAAAGACCTACAGATTCACCTTTTGAGTGTGAAGGATGTGGTTCATAAGATAATGGGTGGTGCCCCTTGAGTACCCAGGACTTGAGAATATAGGGCGCAAATATCAAGTCACTATTATTGCGACACTTATCGCGACATTTTTTTAGGAAAGTGTCGCGATTTTTTATTTATATCTATTTTCTTATTGTTTATATTTATAGTTATGAGTTCAAAATACGGTATAGATTTTCCATTTAGAGATAGTTTCGTAGGAGACTATGTAAGAATGACTCAATCAGTAGACGAGGAAGTTCGTGCAAATCTTGTTCACTTACTTTTAACGAGAAAGGGTAGTAGATATTTCTTACCCGATTTTGGCACTAGATTGTATGAGTATATTTTTGAACCAAACGATTCTGTAACTTATTCAAATATTGAAGAAGATATTAGAGAAACTGTTGCAGCATATATACCAAATTTAGAAATAAATTCAATAAAAATAACGAATCCGGAAATAGAGTCAGAAGACTCTTCGTCTTCTGTTAAAGAAGAACAAGATAGTAGATTATTTAGAATAGGAAGTTCTTCAACAAAGCCTTATACAGCAAAAATAAGAATTGATTATACAACAAATAATTCAACTTTTGTCACTTCAGATTTTATAATTATCAATATATAATATGAGCAAAAAAATAGCATATACTAATCGTGATTTTGCTGGGTTAAGACAAGATTTAGTTAAATTAACTAAAGAGTATTACCCAGACTTAATACAAAATACAAACGACGCGTCAATATTTTCCGTTTTATTGGATTTAAATGCGGCTGTTACCGATAACTTGCATTTTCATATTGATAGGGTATGGCAAGAAACAATGTTGGATTTTGCTCAACAAAGACAATCTTTATTTCATATTGCTAAAACATATGGAATTAGAATTCCAGGACTAAGACCATCTGTTGCATTATGTGATTTTAGTATTATTGTTCCGGTTAAAGGTGATTCCGAAGATAATAGATACTTAGGTATATTAAGAGCCGGAACACAAATTTCTGGAGGCGGTCAAATATTTGAAACTGTTTCAGATATTGATTTCTCAAATCCGTTTAATGAAAGAGGTGAATCAAACAGATTAAAAATCCCAAATTTGGATGGAAATAGTAAAATTATTTCTTACACGATAACAAAAAGAGAACCAGTTGTAAACGGGGTTACAAAAATATTTAGAAAAGTTATTACTCAAAAAGATCAAAAACCTTTCTTAAAATTAGTTTTACCAGAACAAAATGTTTTAGGGGTATCATCTATCATACATAAAGATGGAACCAATTTTACAACAAACCCAACCAATTCTGAATTTAACGCACCATTGAATAAATGGTATGAAGTAAAAGCTCTAGTACAAGATAAAGTTTTTGTTCCAAATACAACAGCAACTTCAGATAGAGCTAATTTTAAAGCTGGACAATACATTAGTGTAAATAATAAATTTATCACAGAGTATACCCCAGAAGGTTATTTTTTCATAACTTTTGGATCTGGAAATGTTGATCCGCTAGACAATTTGGATAACTATATAACAAACACCCTTAAGGTTAATTTAGCGACTTACTTAAATAATATGTCTTTGGGGGCTATACCTAAACAAGACACTACCTTATTTGTAAAATATAGAATTGGTGGTGGTAAAGAGAGTAATTTAGGTGTTGGTGTTCTTAATAACATAGAAAATTCGGAGTTTATTGTTAATGGACCAGCAGCAAATGTAAATTCACAAGTTATACAATCATTAACTGTTACAAACGTAACTCCAGCTGTTGGTGGTGCAGATCAACCAACTATTGAGGAATTGAGAGGTATGATATCTTACAATTTTGCAGCACAAAACAGAGCGGTAACATTAAATGATTACAAATCATTAATTGAAACAATGCCATCAACATATGGTGCACCAGCTAAAGTGAATGTAATGGAAGAAGATAATAAAGTAAGAATCAAATTATTATCTTATGATGAAAAAGGGAATTTAACAAATATTGTGTCAAATACGCTAAAGCAAAATATATTAAATTATTTGGCAGAGTATAGAATGATAAATGACTATATTGATATTGTTAGTGGTGAAGTTATTGACTTTGAATTAAAATTGGATGTTTTATTAGATAAAAATCAAAATCAAACAGAAGTTATTAGAGAAATTATAACAGCAGTAAGAGAATATTTTTCGATTGACAAAAGAAAAATGGGTGACCCATTATTCATTGGTGAATTGATGAAAGAGGTTAACAATGTTTCTGGTGTTGTCAACGTAATTGAGGTTAGAGTTTTCAATAAAGTTGGTGGAGAATATTCGTCATCCCAAGTAGCCCAAGCTTATAAAGATCCCGCAACCAAAGAAATCTTACAAAAAGATATGGCGATTTATATGAAATCTAATCAGATTTTTCAAATAAGATTCCCTAATAAAGACATTCAGGTTAGAGTAAAAACTCTAGATATCCCTACATATTAATCTATTTTTTACTTATCTTTTTAACTACAGAAAATTGATAAGTTTCTATTTATAGTTAATATGGTTCAGAAGCACAGAATTAATACCAATTTAAACACAGATAAGCGAGTTGTTGTTGAATTAAAACAAAATTACGACCTGCTAGAAATACTGTCTTTAAAATTTACACAACAAGACGCATATACGTCTCTGTGTGCTGATTACGGCGTTGTTTGTGGTAGAATTTCTGTTAATAATGGTCTTGGAGTACCAAATGCAAGGGTTTCAATTTTCGTACCATTAGCAGAACAAGATGAATTAGATCCACTTATTTCACAATTATATCCTTATAAGGTAATAAAAGATTTAAACAGTGATGGGTATCGATATAATTTATTACCATCAAGAAAACAGCACGGCGGACATGAGCCAACCGGTACTTTTCCAGATCAATCAGATATATTAGGTAGAGAAGAGTATCTTGAAGTATTTGAGAAATATTACAAATACACAGCAAAAACAAACTCATCTGGTGACTTTATGATATGGGGGGTTCCACTTGGTGAACAACAAATTCATGTTGACGTCGATTTATCAGATATCGGTTGTTTTTCATTAAGACCCGATGATTTTATTAAACAAGGTAGAGGTATTGATTCATTCAAAAATACATATTCCTTTAAATCATCAACAGATTACGCTTCATTACCACAAATCGTTTCTTTTGATAAAACAGTAGACGTGGCTCCGTTTTGGGGTAACGCAGATTTATGTCAAATAGGTATAACTAGAACCGATTTCGATTTATCCGAACAGGGGGTTAAAATAGAACCCAAAGCATATCTATTGGGGTCAATATTCTCAGATCAAGGTAATAGTGCAGTAAACAAAAACTGTACACCAAGATCAGGAATGGGAAACAAATGTTTATTAGTTACTGAAGAAGCTAAGATTGAAATTTTAAGATTTACAAATTCAAAAGATTCAAACGGAAGACCGGTTTTAGAATATTTGGAATTTGATGGAGATATTGATGATAGTGGTTCATTTGCTATAACGTTACCTATGAATTTGGAGTATGTTTATACAAATGAATTTGGTGAAAACGAAATAACGAACGACCCAAACAAAGGTGTACCAACTTCAGCATGTTATAGATTTAGAATATCTTCTAAAAATGAATCTTTAGGTAGAGTTAGGACTATTGGTTCTTATCTAATTCCTAATATTAGAGAATATACATCACAACAAGATGAATCCTATGCCTGGTCAACAAACTGGAGTGATTATCCATCTGCAGCTTTAAGTGATACCATGATTTTTAATAACCAATTAGGGTCATATTACCCTAAAGATTATTTTTATAGATTTAACTATAATAAAGTTTATAGTGTATCATCATTTATTGGATCATATGGGAGCGAGCAATTAGGCATCACTCAAATTGCGCCAAAAGAAGAAGATGATTGTCAAAATAATGCATTAACACCACCAATTAATCATGCAACTAAAGTAATTTCTTTTTCTATTTTATTGGCAATTATTTTAAATACATTTGAGAGAATAAGTTATTATACACTTATTGCTGCTATTCAGATAATAATAGTTCCATTTCAGGCTTTATATAATTGGCGAATTTATTTAAGAGCACTTGGTGTTACAATTATTGATTATTATCCATTCAGAGCCGGCGGTATAATTGATGTTGATGCAAAAGTTATTGAACCATTACAAAGATTTGGTACAGTTAGATTAGGTATTGCAATATATCCAGAATGTGAAACTTGTGATAACCTAGATTATACTAACGAGCCCCCGGTATTAAATGAAGATCCAGAAACATTATTTACGCAGGCCGCTAGTGGTTTTGCTATACCGGATAATTACATGGCTACGTATGGTTGTTCCGGTTATACTGATAGTGATACATCAGTAACTAGAATATATTTTATTATTCCTGGAAACACATGCGCACCAATATCAAATTTAAACCCATCGTACAACGGTACATATAATCAATCACAGTTGTTAAATGAATCTGGTAGATTTATGGTTAAATTTACCGCTAGTAGTGGGTCTACAATATTAAATTTAAATAGTGAAACAATTAGTGGAAACACTGTATACTATTTTGATGACACTACTAAAAAAAGTTATGTTGGAGGTACTACTGAGCCAACTTCACAAATACAATATAAAATATTCGACACACAAACATCATTAAATGGTGGTGCAACAAATAGTGGTCTTAATAGTGAACTAGAAGGTGGATGTCAACAATATGTTACGGTATATAAAGAAAGTATTGTATATGGTACCTATTGTACAAGTAATTCATCAACACCATATAGTGGATTAACCTCAAGCAATATTGTTACTGGAACAACATGCCCATCTGGTCAAATTCCGGTGGGTCAAGTTATTATGGGTGTTAATCAGAATCCGTGTGGTACATGTGGTACACATAGTGGTTATTCTGAATTTAGATATGGTTTATTTACAATTATACCTGCGGCGAGTATATCTAATTGGGGGGATAATTTTGATGCGATAACAGAGTATGCTAGAAGAAAGTTAGTTGCTAAAGTATTTTGTGGCGGTATTGCAAATTATAAGTTTATTGATAATTGGTTACATGGTGCATTATATATGTTTCCGTTCAAAGCAAAAGTTAGATGGGACGATGAAGAAACGTTAGATTTAAATGTTAGAAGAACAAAATATTGTACAGACTTGGTATATTTTAAAGCTGGTTCTCCAGAAAATCCACACAAAAGATTTTACTATAGATCAACACGGTTTAACGGAAGTTCATTTAATACTGCCAATGGAACATTAGGTCACCCAACAACAATAGTTGATTTGGGCCCTAGAGATGAGTTTATTAAAGAAATTTGCACCGATCCTTCATTAGACCCAAATTGTTCCGTTATTAGAAATATTGGCCCAACGTCGTATCAAAATTTTAAAGAATTATTAGGTTTATATATTAATTATAAATTAGATTACTTAGCGACAGGTAGTAGTACAACAGGTGATTATAATTCATTTTTTGAAAATACTGGTTACACATCCTCAGGTGATGTGATGAATGGTGATGTACTTCAATTAATATCAATTAATAATGAAGCTGGTGTTGAAGAATTTGATTTACAGAATAGAAATTATGCTGTTTATACCCCACAAGTATTGGACGTTGAATCTTATCCTGGATTATTAAATGGTGGTCCAATCCCAATAAATTTTGTTTTAGACGATGGTGAGGGGTATAGAGTTAGGTCGTGTTTAAATGAACCAGGAAGACTAACAGAATCATCACAAGAAGTACCATTTTATTTATGGGAAAAAGGTGGAACTGGGTTTGGGTCTGGTACAACCCATACAAACTATAATAATCAAGAAGAAGGATTTACAGTTTTAGAAATAGCAACTGGAACTGAAAATAATCCATTAACTGGTACTCTATGGATTAGAACTGGAGATACAGGAAACTGGGCATCCAAAGCATGGACAAATGATGTTGATTTTGTAATTAAACCTACAACAACAAATTATAATAACACAAAACAAATTTTATCAACACCGTTCTTATTTTATTTCGGATTAAGACCAGGTAAAACTGCTGTTGATAAATTTATATCAAGGTTTGGGCCAAAAGGCGCATTCCCATCAGCTGAATAATGGAAAAGAAAACAATAATATTACCAAAGCTTAGATATAAGCAAGCGCCATCTGAAGACCTACAAACAAAGGTTGGATTAGATAGTAGTCAAGAGCTTCTTAGAGAAGGTGATAGAAATATTATTCTTGATATTGAAACATTATTTTCCAAAGAAAGAAATGAAAGTAAAAAATATAAAATATATGGTAAATTAAAAATGATATTCAGAAACCTTTATTTGGGTACTTCGCCATATAGTAATTTAGAAGAATATTTGGCTTTAGGTGGGGACGGATCAGATAATAATTTTAGTGGATATCTTCCATATGATGAGTTTGCTTTTATTAGAAGAGATGTTAATAAAAATGAAATTTCAATACCAAGTGTTAGCGGATCAACATATGGTACTTATGTACCAACATTAAGTAGTCCAACTAGACCTAAAAATAAACATATGAATATTTCAACTATGGATGCACCGTATCATAATTGGAATTTATATTTAAGTTATGTTTATAGCGGTGACACAAATTACCCTATGAAATATACATTAAGTGGGGCAACTAAAGTAGAGGGCACAAATATTATAACATTTACTAGTGGTAAAGGCATACCATGTAGAGTACAAACAACAGCAACTCATTTTAAATTAACAACTCCGGTGGAGCATGGATTTAATATTGGGGAATATGTGATATTTTCATCACAATCTGCAATTAGTGGAAAAACATATTCTATTAGTAGCTTAGGTGATGAAAAATTTAATTCAGAAAAATATGTTATAAATTTAAATAGACAACAATTTAGCGGTACAACGCTACCAAACTTGGTCACAATAAAAAGATGTATTGATGAAAATAATATTAGCGGAACAACCTCAACTTATTATGTACATAAACACAAAACCATAACAGATGTCTCTGATTATATAATGGACAGAGCCGGTTTTGAAACACCAATATTTGAAGATGAAAAAAAATTACTTATTGAAAACTCAAACGGCGATAACGATATTTTGGTTGAAAGAAATAGAATGGAATCTATCATATTTGATTTTAGAGACCCATTTATCTTAACTGGATTAACAAACAATTTAGGATATACTCCTACAGAAGTTTATTTAACAACCATTTTTAGAAATGGTTCAGGGTATTTTGAATACCCACCTAAAAATGGATACAAATTCAATTTTCATAACAGTTGGATTGATAATCATTTTAGTGGATCAACATCCGTTGAAACAACAATTCCATATACAACTGGGACTACGAGTGGTGTTACGTTTACATATGGATCAGTATTGCCATTAAATACAGTGCTAACTGGTGCATTTGTTGAATACAATAGACGTGAATTAAAAGAGAGAGTTATTTCAGAATCTTTTCATAGGATTGCAAATCCAACATCAATATTTGATTATGATCAAGATCAAAATGTTACCGGATTTAGCGGGGCAACAGCAAATAATAAAATGGGGTTAGTGTATCAGCCACATTATAGAATAAAATTAAGACAACTATCAGCTTACATAGAAACTTCGAACACAAATAATATTGAGGATTTGCCAGAAAACGCAGAATATTTTTCAGATGAAAGATTATGGAAATGGAAAGACGTGTTTGACCATGGATATATTGACCAAGATGGTAATGGTACCGATTTTCCATTTGTTAATGGACAACATTATGTGAAATCAGATTTTAATTTTTATTTTAAGAATGAAAGATATTATTTAAATAAATCAGACCAAAACAAAGAATTTAAATCTCCGAATTGTTAAAATGAGAATAATTCATAAAAATATTGATAACAGTATTATCTTAAATCAAAGCACAGACTTTTCAAATAGTTTGGGTTGGGAGGAATCTTTTAAAGATTATGAAGATAAAGTACTTGAGTCAATAATAAATCCAGTTCAAAACTATGAGACTATAAGGTACATTCATGAACCATATAGTGCGTCTACTGGAAATATATGTGATATATGGTATTTCTTTTATTTTATCGATTCATCAAATACATATGCTAAAGGGTTAGATTATAATTTAGTTGGTATAACACCACAAGAAAATGCACTTTTATTAAAACAAACAGCAAAAAGCTTTTTTAGATTAGAATTCTACACAACACCAAATAGAGAAACACAAAAATTAGTTTTTGCTAAAAACTTATCAATTCCGCTTGGTCAAAAGGTTTTTGATCAAAATATTTCTAATGATATATTTGTTCCTGTTTTTAATGGAAACAATTACAAAAACACTGAGAATATGTATTTGTTTTGGTTTGGAGATGATACTGTTTTTAGTGGAACAACATTTTATATGACTGCTAGATTTTTTAATGCAGATGACGGTACTATAACACAACTTTTAAATAAAGATATTAATAATCCTGTTGTTGGAAATAACCAAAGAGTAGGTTTATATTCAACACCGGTTAAATTTTATGAAGTCGCATCTAACTATAGTGTAGTTCCTGAAAATGATTTTTATTATAAAGTTGTTTTTAGAAGATCCGATCACACATATAAAATAAGCAGATTCTCGGCCCAATCATGTCAGTTCTCTAGCGGAACGGCAACAGCATCAATTTTATCATAACATGAATAAGAATAGTTATCAAATTTTATGGACATCAGGTACAACATATGATCTACCTATTATGCTCGAATCAAATGCAGATGAACTAGGTGTTATGGTTGGATTTGATGGGGATATAGAACAAATTGAACAGTTATGTAATTTTACATATACTGCAAATAATTTGGTATTAACAGTTTATAACACAACAAATACTAATAAAATTAATAGGGTTGTTGATGCCACATTTGAAATAAATTGGGGGGATGGGTCTCCAACCACACCAATAGGTATTTTACAAAACTCTGGACACACATATACTTCTAGTGGAACAACAACTGTTACTATCACAATGAACAGTCCTTGGGGGATTAAAACAACCAGCAAAAAAATTAAATTACCACTCCAACAAAATAATCCAACGGATTTGGGTAGTCTAACATTTAATATTCCTTATACAGAAATAACCGGATTTACTCAAAATTATCAGAAACCATATGATTATAGTACAACCGGATATACTGGAACAACCACTTTTTTTGCAATTGGTAGAAGTAGAATAATTGAAAAACAAATATATGGTGGTGGATATACTGGTACAACAACCGGAACAACAACAATTTCTGGGCAATCTTATCAGTATACCGGATACACAATAGATGGGCTAGCGCATCTAGACTTATCTGATGGTACAACATATATTAGTGGAAATACTGCTAGTTTCCAATCCGAGGTAGAGTTCACTAAAAAGTTAACCAGAAATGAACATTATCTTGGTTTTATAAATGAACCAATGATCTATTCTGACATATTTGTTGAAAGAGGTAAGATGGGTGTATCTGAATTTAATTTAAGATTAAGTGAAATTGATAATTTAGGCGAACTAGACATTTATGGAAATGGATTTTTTAATGTGCAAAAACAATAAAAATTATATTTATAATTAAAAGAATATGGCAGTAGGTAGTTACGGGACAATTAGGCCAGCAGATGTTTCACCAGATGATGTGGAAATAATAATGCATTATGTTGCTGACAGAACAGCAGCTGCGGATGTTTCATTAGTTAAACTAACAGCATCTAGCGTATTAACACCGGTTTTTCACAACAGTTCTACCGGTGGATCTAATGGTGTTGAAATTTTGGGGGGTATGTATAATCTAAGGTTAGAAAGTAGCACTTTTGACGAAAAAGGGCTTTATACATTACACATAAGACCAAAGCAAATCAGAGTCCCAATATCCGATTGTGGTGTTTTATCATCATTACCCTCTGTTAGAGGTATTGTTATTGACTTAACAAACGTACCACAATTAGATAGAAATAAATTTACACCACAGGGTTTAGTTGGATATAGAGTAGAATATATTGATATAAACAACTCACAAAAAGTACCAAACTTTTATAAAGTTGTGACATCTTCTTTTTATTGCGAACCAGTAACAACAAATCTAACTAATAGTACACAAAAGTCCATTAGATACAGATATACCGATACGCCAACAAATTTAATGTTCCTTACGGTAACCCCATCTTCTTCACCAACAACAAGACCAAACATTGTTCCTTTTATAGGACAACCTGGTCAAAATATTATTTTAACCAATAGTTATTTTAATCCAACAACCATAGAGATCGAAATGGTTGAACATGATATATCTACATTAGCGCTAGCACTTTACGGTAATCAAAGTAAGGCGTTGAATTCAGGTATTTACACAATTTATGACGGTAGCAATAATATCTATAAGCAGTTTAATCTATATGAAGTTAAAGATCAATTTAACGAAACATTATATGAAGTTCGTGAAGAAAGAACTGATATAGATCAGACTTTAAATTTTGGTGATATTACAGAATAATGGCAAACAGAAAAGTTCCGAGTCAATCGGGTGGTGGTTTTGAAACATTTAGTGATAGTCTTGTCGGTAGACAAATTACCGACGGTACTAGTCAATTAACTAATACCAACTTTACACTAGATAGAACTACACCAGAAAAAGACGAAAAAACTTTTAGAACAGCACCATTTTCAGAATTTCTAACCTTAGATACATTAAAGGTTGAAGAAGATGTACCCACAACGGTTGTACAATCTGATGGTAAAAAAAGACCGATAAGATTTAATAACTCTAAGAAAGATGCTGCAAAATCTTTATTCGGTTCATTAAGAGAAAGATTAAGAGTTTCAATTGCTAGGATTGTTAAAAACTTTCCAGCGGGACTTTATGCGGATTCAAGCAGTATATTTTCTGTTAATAATCTTACTTGCGAAAATATAGTATATACATCTAGTAGTAATAAAACCACATTTAATGTTCACTCAACAAAATTTTTCAATCCATTTGAAATAATTTTAAAAAAACCACCACAAGCGGATTTAGTTGAAAGCGAAAATAAATTAAGAAATTTTTACTCTTCATATAAAAAATATTCATTAGAAATTAATGGTGTACTATATCCAATTGTAAGTTATACTGAACCAGATGTAAACAAATACATTCAATTAGAAGTAACTGGTAAACCATTCACTGGATCAACATACACCTCAAGTTATTTGATTAAACCAAATGACTCTGTTGTTGAAGAATTCTTTTTAGGATTGGACGATCTAGAATCAACTATTCTAAATAGAGAAACATATCCGATTTATGAATCATCATTTAAAGTTCCTAGAACTAGTTTAGATGAAAGTAAAACAGAAATTGTTTCTGTGGTTGTTAACTGGCCATTAGCAAAAGATAATTGGAATATTGCAATAGATGGTTTAGCTTTTGATGAATATCTTAATAAGTTAAATAATTTAGCAGATGAAATTGATGACTATAAATCAAATTTGGTTACAAGATTTCTAACTGCGCCACAATTATTTGAGTTTGACAGCAAAGACCAAAAAGCGGATAAAATCTTTCAACTATATGGTCAAAGTTTCGATAATGTAAAAAAATACATTGATAATATTGCTTATATGAGAAATGTCTCATATGATTCAATAAACAATATTCCAGACGTATTCTTAAAAAATTTAGCAAATACTTTAGGTTTAAGCACAATTGATTTATTTGATGAAAAATCATTAGAAGAACAGATATATAAAAACTCCAATGTAATATACAATGGACAATCGATTGGTAAAAATCTTGTTGAGGGTGAATTAGAGTTTTATAGAAGATTATTAGTAAACTTAGCTTACATATATAAATCTAAGGGTACAAGAAGTAGTTTACAATTTTTCTTAAAGTTTATTGGTGCTCCAGACCCACTTATACGAATAGACGAATATACGTATAGAGTTAATAGTGCAATACCTGCCGCAACAACTGAAGAAGATATTTTTAATGTTATAAATAATGTTGGAACAAACAACAGAATATCATTTAATCAAACAACTTATACCTATAGTTTAAGTGCTGCAACTGGAACAACGTCGGTAACACAAACAAGTGATTACCCAGTCGATCCAGTAACGTATCAACCAAAAGCCCCAACAACAAATCAAGACAATGTCTTTTTCCAAATGGGTTCTGGTTGGTATACAACAACTCTTAATCACAGAGGACCAGATATTTTAGATACGGAAAACTCAGTATTAACTGGTAGAACAAAAACCATATTAACAACAGCAAAGCCATATACATATGGTGAAGATTATTTTAATATATATAGAACATTACCGGGTCTTGATTACGGTTTTACATTAACAAGCCAAATAGATAATGTTAAAGGGCAAATTTTAGATGATGAAAATTCTTCTAATTTAACTCTTAATAGAAAAAATATTAACGTCTTTATTGATGCTGCTAATGCAGTAAACTATGACATCTGGACAAAATCTAGACAATTAGAAGTAACATTTGGCACAAATAGTCTTGAGCCACAAACATCTATAAGCTTCAGTGAATTTTTAGGAAACGTATTAAACGGACAGATAAAAAATTCAAATACAATCAAGTATAAGAAAAATTATATTCAGTTAGAAGATGTGTACCAAGATTATGTAAATCAATTACAATTGTCTGGATACACTCCATATGATATTGTAACAGTATCAGATTTTGTTAATAAAATGAGTCCATATTGGACTAGCGTTTTAGATCAAATCGTTCCATCAACAACATTGTGGATGGGTGGTAACTTAGTTACAAATAGCGTTTTTGGTAGACCAAAATATGCGTACAAAAAACCATGTAAACCATTAGAAATTGTTGAAAATTTATATCCGGATTTTGAATCATTTATTGAAGAAGATCTTGAAACAATTATTGGTGAACCAGATAAGTTAAGAGGATTGACATATTTTAGTGGGGTTACATTCACACTATCTATTGAGATAGATGGTGTTGAATATACGGGATCAACACAAGTTTCAATTACTGGATCAACAATTTTTCCTAGTGGATTTACCGCGTCAAATAGTTGTGATATTTTAGCAAACTCTTCAACTGCAATTCCTTTAATTTGTGAATATAAAAATTGGATAAGTTTAAACTTAACAACAATAAAAGCAAATTGGGATCAAGCAATTGCTAACCTCGTTGCTAATATAAATGACACATATACACAGTATAGCGCAACAAACGTTCCTAGTTATGTGCCCACAGGCGCCACGTTATCTAGAGATAGCCAGCTATTAAGTTATGAAATATTTGAAGATACCAACCAAGTTAAAAAAATTAAATTTATTTTAAATAATAATGGCGATTGTAGAGGTGATAGATCTTTAGATTTTTATTTTTCAGCAAATTATGGTGTAACACAAGACCCAAAATGCTACATGGATGCGGAAATATTCGCTGTGTGTGATGTTTACACCGGGCAAACTGATTGTAAATTAGTTAGTGATGTTGTTATTAATTTAACTGGCGTAACTGTTCAAAACAATTATACTGGGGTTCCTAATTGGGGAATCTACATGCATAAAAATTGTGATGAAGGGGTTAACGTTTATCATGGTGTTACTAATGACCCTACAACATTTTTCCTTAAATCGACTGGAGATACCTGTCAATTTATTGTTACAAATGTAAAAGAAGACGATGAGATTGATGTTTTAATTACCGATGCAGCGAACTGTGATCTTAAATTTAAAATACAAGGTTTAGGAATTAATTATGTTTCAGAAACTGCACACACAATATCTCCAAATGTACAATTTAGAAACAGTTATGATGTTGGATTAAAATCTGATTCAAAGGTATATCGTGTAAGTGGTGTTACAATTAATTCTAATACAACATCTCAAGATATAAACAATTACATTACATCGGGAAATTTAATCGAAACAAATGTTTCAGCATTAGTTAGCGGCCAAACAATATTAACCGCGAATTTATTACCATGTTCTGGATTCACGAGCAGTATGTTTGAAAATTCAGAATTAAGTGGTGATTATTCTTTCTCATATGATTATTCAGCAAGTACTATATCATATATTGATTGTCTTGGATCGGTGAAAACTAGTTTAATTACCGGTATAACATCAAATGGTGTATATGAAGTATTTGAAGTTTTACCAACAACAAAATTAAGAGTATATACAAATAAAGTTGTTGACGAAAGTGGTGTGCAACCAATAACAAGAAAAAAATCTTACTTTTTTGTTAGTAGATCACCAGAGTTTTTACAATTAAAACCAGAAGAACAACAAGAACCATGTTGTGATTATCCATCAGATTATTATGATACTGGTGATTTTATCATAACTGAAACTGGGGAATTAATCGAAGTTGTTTCGGTAGATTTAAATTATTGTGAACCAAATCTTTATTTCAATATAAATGTAACTGGTGATACTAATTTAACAAACTTAGTAGTATTCAATGGTAATAATAACCACACATTATTAGTTCAACACGAATATGTTGAGACAAATCCAATGGATGCCTATCTTCAACAATATTATGTTAATGAACCATATTGTTCACCAATACCAATCAGTGGTTTAACTAGAGATATTGATGGTTTTGATGTATGTACTGATCCACCTATTGCAACATGCGATATAGTGTATGGATATGTTACGCCAACACCTACACCGGTACCAACATCAACTCCAACTCCAACCGCAACACCAACTAGTACACCTACGCCAACTCCAACAGCGACTCCAACTGCAACACCTAGCCCAACGCCTAGTTCAACACCTACTGCTACACCTACGCCAACACCAACTGTTGATTGTTCATTTGATGCAACATTTACAGAAGTGTTTATTACTGCTACACCAACACCAACACCAACTGCTACGACTGGACCAACACCAACTCCAACTGCGACATCTATTATTAGTAGTACACCAACGCCTACACCAACTCAATCATTTAATACAACTTGGTTCTACACTAATGGAAGGATATGTGAAAATAATATCTATTGGTTGAATAACACACCACAAGAAGTTGCAGATTATATAAATCATGTACTGATAAGTCCTAATTCAAGTTATGGTGGGTCACAATATGCATATCCATCATCTCAAACATTAGGTGTTGGAACAGAAATATATAGTGGAAATATTACATACAATTTCTGTAGCTCATGTAATTTTACGGCGGTACAAACAGATTTTCCAGGAAATATAGACCGAAATGTGTCTAATATAATTAAGGTTGTTAATGGTATAGTAACTGAATTCACGCCATTAACATCATTTACATTTAATGCGATTTCGTGTCCTGTTACAATTTATAATATTAGCACTGGACAAACCAACCCATCGACAGAAGGTTGTACAGAATTGTCTGGACCATATCCATATACAGCATATGGCAACAACTCAGATTGGACATTAGTAACTAGATTCTATTCTGAAGCCACTATGTCAGTGCGATATTATGGACAAAATAAATATTATGGTAGCAATCATGCATCAAATGCCGGAACGGAATTAAAAATAGATAATAATGGTAATGTGACAGACTCATATGCGTGTTAAAAAATAATTATATATAAAAAATGTCAAGATACTTTAATATAAAAATTACATCAGGAACATCGGTTGGACCATACAACGTTTACTACAACGCAACGGGTTCAACATATGCAACCTTGGTTAGTAATGGAAGTAACGCGACGGGCTTAACATATAGTCAATTAACAACTGGAAACGGTGTTTTAGTTTCAATACCAACTGAATCAACAAGTATTATTTTATATAATACATTAGAAGAATGTAAGTCAGATATAACATTTGTATTCCCAACTCCAACCCCAACTCCAACGCCTGATTGTGCGTTTGATGTTAATACAAATGTAATTACAGCAACTCCGACTCCAACCCCAACTCCAACACCTGATTGTGCATTTGATGTGGATTTAAATGTTGTTACAGCCACACCAACACCAACTCCTACCCCAACTGAAAACTGTGAGTTTGATGTGGATTTAAATGTGATTACCGCAACACCTACCCCCACACCAACACCAACACCTAATTGTGAGTTCGATGTAGATTTAAATGTTGTCACTGCGACTCCTACACCAACTCCAACTCCAACTGAAAATTGTGAGTTTGATATCAATTTAAATGTTGTGACGGCCACACCAACTCCAACACCCACACCAACTGAAAATTGTGAATTCGATGTAAACTTAAACGTGGTAACAGCAACCCCAACCCCTACATCGACTCCAACACCAACCCCTACCCCAACTGAAAATTGTGAGTTTGATGTAAACTTAAATGTTGTAACTGCTACCCCAACTCCAACACCGACACCGACCTCTACCCCAACGCCAACACCTACTCCAACTGAAAACTGTGAGTTTGATGTTAACTTAAATGTAATAACAGCCACGCCAACACCTACATCGACACCAACACCAACGCCAACTCCAACTGAAAATTGTGAGTTTGATGTGAATACAACCGTGGTAACAGCAACCCCAACACCTACTGAAACCCCAACACCTACTCCTACTCCAACTGAAAATTGTGAGTTTGACGTAAATACAATTGTTATTACAGCAACTCCGACACCGACACCAACACCTACTGAAACACCTACCCCTACTCCAACACCAACAGAAAATTGTGAATTTGGTGTTGATGCAAATATTATCACAGCCACTCCAACCCCAACGGCTACACCAACACCGACTCCAAGTCCGACCCCAAGTCCGACACCAAGTCCAACACCTACTGAAACACCTACCCCTACTCCAACACCAACAACAGATTGTGTATTTGAGGGGGCAATTGGTCAACCATTAGTGGTGGATGAGAATACAGAAATAAACATATGGTTTGATGATAGTGGATCAATGAATGCGACATTAACACCACTACAAACTATGAGAAACACAATATTAAGAGATTGTTTAGTTCAGTTCTATAACAATGACTATGATCTATATGATCAAAATGTTACTGTAAGTAATTTCAGTGCTAAATCAGGTGGATTTGAAAGAACTTTATTTATGTTGAATACTAGTGGATCTACACCAAGTACAACAAAAGTTATTAATCTAGTATTCCAAGATGAAGCATCACCGTATAGTGCTGATGGTAGCTCATTTAATACCGGAGTAAGAACCGCACAATATGATTTGGATTTAGCTTCTTTAAGAACAAATCTTGGCAGTGCACCTAATAATAGTTATTATAGAGGTATCGTATTTAGAGTAAACACTGGTCCAAATTCATACGATGGATTTAGACAATTCTTAGCTGCTGTTAAGAATGGTACAGGATCATATTCTGGAACAAATGGTTTATCAGACAAAAATGAAATTACATATATTGAAAATGTAACACAAGGATCAACACCACAATATTATGCGGATCAAATAATAACTGGATTAAATACGTTAGGTTATAGCTTAAACCTATGTAGTGGAAGTTAATGAGTAAATAATTATATAAAGTAATGGCGAAACAATACACGGTTAATATAGTATCAGGAACAGCACCAGGACCATACAACATCTACTATGATGTTGTTAATCCTTCAAATATTGCTACCGTTGTATCAACATCTCAACCAGCAACAGGGATCACATATTCTGATTTAACAGATATTGATGGTGTGCTAGTTTCTGTGCCAGATGAAGCAATAAAAATAGTATTATACAATACAGATCAAAACTGTTTGGCTGGAGATGAATTAATATTACCAACACCAACCCCAACACCGACTCCAAGTCCAACGCCAACTCCGAGTCCAACCCCAACCTCAACTCCGACACCAACACCTACACCAACACCGAATTGCGATTTTGATGTTAATACAAACGTAATTACCGCAACACCAACCCCGAGTCCGTCTCCAACACCAACACCAACGCCAACACTTAATTGTGAATTTGATGTTAACGTTAATGTTAATTTCCCGCCAACAGATATTTCATTAAGTAATAACACAATTAATGAAAATAGTGCTATTAACACTACTATTGGTACACTATCTGTCACAACATTAGATAATAGTGACACACACACATATACAGTTATAAGTGGTGGAACAAACTTTAATATTTCTGGTACGTCATTAAGATCATCACAAAGTTTTAATTATGAATCCGCAACATCACATAGTGTTACAATAAGAGTTACAGATAGCGTTGGTCAATATTTTGATAAGGCATTTACAATTAACATTCTTAATGTTAATGAAGCACCTTATGGTTTAACTATTAATAATAGTTCACAACAAGAGAATACAGCAACCGGAACAACAATTGGTACATTTAGTGCATTAGACGTTGATGCTGGGGATACTTTTACATATGCTTTAGTAAGTGGAACTGGCGACACAGATAATGCAAGTTTTACACTATCTAGTGCTGGTGTGTTAAAAAATGCGGTAGTTTTTAATTACGAGTCAAAAACATCTTACTCAATAAGAGTGAGAACAACAGATGCTGGCGGATTAACATACGATGGAACATTTACAATAAATGTAACAAATGTTAATGAAGCCCCAACAAATATTTCTTTAAGTTCTTCATCTATATCTGAAAACGTACCAACAGGAACAACTATTGGAACACTATCGGCAACAGATCCTGATGCTAGTGATACTTTTACATTCACATTACATGATACCGTAACATATCCCGATAACTCAAGTTTTTATATTGATGGAACAACATTAAAAAGTTCTGTTGTTTTTAATTATGAAACTAAATCTAGTTATTCAATTAGGGTTAGAGCAACAGATGCCGGTGGGTTAACATTTGATAAAACCATAACAATTACAATTACAAATGTAACAATTTCTGTAACAGCGTCAGCAACAACAAATGTAACATGTAATGGTGGATCTAACGGTGTTATAACAGTATCAAATGCTAGTGGAGGTACCGCAAGTTACACATATTCTAAAGACGGTAGCAATTATCAATCAAGTACTATTTTTAGTGGATTAACTGCGGGTTCTTATACAATTTATGCAAAAGATTCTTATAATGAAGTTGGTAGTACTTCAGTTACAGTTACACAACCATCGGTTGTTTCAGTAAGTGCATCCGGCACTAATCCAACTTGTAATGCCAGTACAGATGGATCAATTACCGTTTCTTCTGCTTCTGGTGGATCTGGAAGTGGGTACACATATTCTAAAGATGGTACAAACTATCAGACCGGCACAACTTTTAGTAATTTAGCAAATGGAACATATACAATTTATGCTAAAGATAGTAACAATTGTACGGGATCAACTTCAGTTACATTGAGTAGGACTCAGGTCACAGCAACGGTATCTCAAGTAAACAACACTTGTTATGGTGCATCAGGTGGTGAAATAACGGTATCGTCATTAAGTGGCGGACAAGGTGGCCCATATTCAACAAAATTAAATGCGGGTGGAACTTATCAAGTAATAACAACATCTAGAACATATTCTTCATTAGCTGCTGGAACATATACCATTTATGTTAAAGATAGTGCAAACTGCGAAAACACATATTCGGTAACAATAACAGAACCAACACAGATTAGTATTTCAGCATCAGGGACAAACCCAACTTGTTGGGATGGTAGTGATGGTTCTATAAGCGTATCGGCGTCTAGCGGGACAGGAACAAAAACATATTCAATAAATGGCACGAATTACCAATCTTCTGGTACGTTTAGTAGTTTAAGTAATGGTACTTACACAGTTTATGCAAAAGATGCAAACAATTGTGTTGTAACAACTTCAGTTACACTAAATAGAACAGCTCCAAACGCCACATTTACACCAACAAATATTGCATGTAATGGTGATAGTACTGGATCGATAGCTGTAACAAGTTTTACTGGAGGAAATTCACCTTATCGAGTTTCAAAAGACGGGACAAATTATACTGGATTCGTTTCATCACATACTTTCACTTCTTTGTCCGCCGGAACTTATACCATTTATGTTAAAGATAATAGCAATTGTGTTAAATCATATTCTGTTACTGTTACACAACCAACAGCACTTTCAATTAGTGTGACAGATGCAACAGCACCAACTTGTTGGGATGGTAGTAACGGAAGTATCACCGTTTCTGGTTCTGGCGGTACTGGAACAAAAACATATTCAATAAATGGTATAAACTTCCAATCAAGCGGAACATTTAGTAGTTTAAGTAACGGAACATATATTTTATATGTAAAAGATCAAAATGATTGCGTTACGGCAACAACACAAGTATTATCAAAATCTGCACCTAATGCAACAACAACAGTAACAAATGTAACCTGTTTTAACGATTCTACTGGCCAAATTGCAGTAACAAACGGTACTGGCGGAAGCGGAAGTGGGTATCAAGCAAATATAAGTGGCGGGGCATATTTTAATTTACCAAAAACATTCACTGGATTAAGTTCCGGTACCTATACAATAGGTATTAAAGATGGTGCAACATGTACACAAACATACAGCGTAGCTGTAACACAAAATTCAATAGTAACAGCATCAGTTTCATCAACAAACCCATCCACATATACCGGAACAGGAACAATTACAGTTAGTAGTCCACAGGGTGGAACTGGATCTGGATTTGCAGATTATGATGTGAAGCTAAATTCTGGTACATATGAAACGTTTAGTTCAAGTAGTAAACAATACACAGGATTAGGATCGGGGACATATAGTGTTTATGTTAGAGATAATTCAGATTGTGAAAGAATTGTTTCAAATGTAACAATTACAATTCCTACAGCACCAACAGCGCAAATAGCGTATTCAAACATTAGTTGTAATGGTGGATCTGATGGTAGCTACACAATCTCAAATCCTAGTGGTGGAAGTGGTAGTGGTTATCAAGTTGCATTTAGCGAAGATGGTTATTTCCCATATTATAATTTACCTAAAACATTCAGTAATTTAGTTGCTAATACAACATACACATTTAGGGTAAAAGATGGTGCTAACGCAACAAATGATTTGACCCCAGCCCAATTGTCACAACCAACACAAGGAACAGCATCGATATCCGTTGTTACACAACCAGATTGTGATAGTAGTGGTGTTATTCAAGTATCTTCTAGCGGCGGAATTTTCCCTAAAACATATCAAGTTTATGAGGATAATACATCACCATATAATGATCCTATTAACACATCTTTAATTGCAACATTTACTGGCGTCAATAGTGGTGATGCAACTAGAAATGTAACCGGATTGACCGCTTCTTTTGCATATCGTGTTAAAGTTACTGATGCAAATGGTTGTGTGGTTACAAGTAGTATGGTGACACTAGATTCATGTGCTCCAGCATATGATTACTATAATGTTGAGGTTTATAACTGTAGCGGTTGTAGTTTATCCGGAACAGGTGTTGCTAGAATCGCAGCGGGGGCAATAGTAGCATTGAATGAGTTCTATCCATCATCCGCAGGCCCTGATGGTTATGCATATAAACTAGTAAGTAATGCTTCTGGTCCTAGCTACGTTTATGAATTGACAGAGATTTATGGATCATTTAGTTCATGTTCACAATTATGTAATGCTTAAAATAATTTATTTACAATAAACGGATATTTATAATAAAAAAAGAAAACAATGACAATTACATTCACATTACAATCGCCTTATACTGGTGCAACATATGTGGCCGGTCCATTTAATATTTCAGGAACAACTACTGGTGGAACCACCTATCAATTAGCAACAGGGGTAACGAAAAATCAATTAATAAGTGGTTATACAATAAACACCACATATGAAACATTAAGTGGTGGTACAATACAAAGCACTGGAACATGTAGCACAAGTCAAGAATGGTTAACTGGAATTGGTGGAGGTGGAGGTGGATCTCTGGTAGATCTACAAGTATATGGTAAAGATCTTGATGGTACACCAGCAAATGCTTCAGTTTATTATCAAGTAAACAGTGGAACAACAGAATATTTAACAACGCTTGATCCATTGACAAATAGTTGTTCTTTAATTGGTACAATTACTGGATTAACATTAGGTGATATTGTTACAATTGGAACAGACCAAACTTATGCGATGGTCGGGGTTGGGTCATCAACATGTCCAGGATCAGCTACTGGAGGTAACGCAACATATGATCATACGATTGGAATTACCAGTGGAAACGATTATGTCGCGTTTGTTTTAGATTCGGGCGCAAGCGTATAAAATTTTTAAATAATATTTTTAATTAAAACCCCTTTATTAAAAGGGGTTTTTTATTTAAATTTTTATTATCGGTATTTATATAGGTATGGGTTTACACATTAGAGTATATGATATAAATTGTCCAAATCCTTTTGAACTTTCATATAGGATTGCACCTACACCAGGTAATGAAACAGTTATTGCTACTGGTTACACACAATATGGTGGTACATATCCTTCTAGTGCATCTAGGAATTATTATACAAACCCAGTTATTTTAACTGGGGCCACATTTGATGATATATTTTTTGACACAGTTTGGATAAAAATACAAGATACTGTTACGGATGGGTATATTATTGAAAATGTTAAAATTCATAGTGAAAGTTATTACGATCCGTGTATGCCGATTTGTGATTTTAGTGGCGGATCTGCAACAGCATCAATAACCCCAACACCAACACCAACTGAAATAATATATTGTGATTTTAACAGTGGAACAGCAACAGCAACAATATAAAAATAAAAGAATTAATATTTATAAAATATGGCATTTAACGCGCTAGTAAATTTAGGTACAGTTGGTGAAGATATAACAGGTAGTACTGTTTCAATATCTGGTTGTACAGGTGCTTCTTGTGGAAGTGGTTGTACAAGTTTGGCAACAGGACAAGCTGTTTCTGGGTTTCCAAAAACAATATCAATAACTAACGATTTGGTAACCTCTTTATATGTTAAGGTTGATAATGGGCAATGTTCGGGGACAACACAATGTATTAATATTAATTTTGTTGCTGGAGCTACAGCAACTCCAACCGCAACACCTACTAATACACCAACACCAACGCCTACAGCAACGCCCGTAGGTCCAACCGCAACACCAACAAGTACACCAACAAGCACACCTACTAGTACACCAACACCAACACCTACAGCAACAGTTGTAATGTATGGTTGTGGTGATACTGTGTCTGATACATACGCACCAAGTACATTTGTAACACAAACAAAATATCTCGATTTGAGTGATGCAACAAATGGCGATATAGTTACAATCACATTTGTGGCAAATGATAGACCAAATAGATTTAACATATATGGTGATAGCTCATTAATTGCGAACAGTGGTTGGGTTGGATCTGATAATACATATGCCGGCCCTTGGGGTAGCGCAGGTAGTTTGGTTGATACTGATGGTAATGGATCATTTAACTTTACATATTCATCTGGAACAACATATGAATTACGTGTTGATGTTGGCCCAGCAAATCCTGATGGAACACCACCAAATCCATCAGATGCTTGGAGTGTAACAATAGGCTGTAGCCCAGCACCAACTGCAACACCAGAGCAAACTCAAACAACATATTGTTCGAGCCCTGGATATGTTATGTCAGCGGTAGTTAAATCAACGTCATCTACAATTTCAGGAATGCTTAATTATACTATATATGATTCCAACGGTGATCCGATTGTTGGTGCGGGATCAGGTTATGTTTATGCAATTAGCACAACCCAATATGAAAACACATATACTCTTGGAACATATTATTTTGTCGAAATCGATTCAATGGGTATGGTAACTAATGTTGGAAATGTGTCGTGTAGCGGCGGCGAAAATCCATTTTAAATAAAAATATAAAATAAAATATGAGCTTTTTAGATAGTAATAATTCAGAATATTTGTCAGCCAGAATAACCAGAAAGGGTAGAAAGTCTATTGCTGAAGGTAATTTTGTTATAAAATATTTTCAGGTTGGCGATTCTGAATTTGATTATACGTTTAGTGGATATACTGGTACAACGCACCAAAGAGTGTTAGCACCTATGGACGGCGATCAACATATCAAATATCCATATCTAGTTAGCTCTGGTGAAACAATTAATTTTGGTAATGCTATTCAACAATCTTTAACAGAAACAATTAAAAACCCGATGGGCCCAGCAGGGTTTGTATCAAATTATAAACCATATGATGCTGAAGAATGTAGCGGTACAACTGTTGAGTGCTTAGTTAAAGAAATTGATATTACTCAAATCGATGGTACAAATTTATTATCAGTTACTGGTGCAACCGGATACACTGGTTGTGAATATATTACGATATTATTTAAAACAAGATTATGCGGACAGGATTATACATTAACTGGTGAAACACAAAGTTTAGTTTATAAGATAGTAGATATTTCTGCAAATGAAATTGAACTAGATAGACCTATGCCTAATTTAACTGGAGAAACTGGATATGCACAAGTTATATGTAATAAGTGTAGTTTAGAATATCCAGAAACACCAACAGAATCAACAGTTTGTTCACCTGTACCGGTTGATAATTTAGACCAACACGATCCATGGTCATTAGAATTAATCTGGACTCAAAAACCAGCGGGATTAGATTCAAATGCTTTTCAAGATTTACTTGATGAAAATATTAGTGGATATACCGGAACCCAATTTGCATCACTAAAAGAGTATCTTGGGTACACATCAACATCTGGCCAAACATTTACAAATTTAACTGGAGGGACAATTTCAAATCCAACATCTTACACAAATTCATTTGGTGAAAAGATTAATATCAAACCAGAAGATCAAAGATGTATTGCAGTTATTCATTATTCAGAATTAGGTGATATTGTTAATGATCCTGAAAGATTTTTTAAGTATGATGATTATATCGGATCAAGTACAACAGATGAGTACGAAATTGATGGTGTAGATGTTTCAGATACAGATTATTTTGAGGTCTATATTCCGTTTGTTTTTTATCACAGAAATACTGGAAGTACTATCGGTGCAAAATTTGTAATGGATACAACAAATTATTATGTTTCATCATCAAAAAACAATAAACCAAACACTAATAATGTTAAGTTTAGATTTTTGTTGGATGAACAAGGTAATAGAGTTGGTAAAGTTTTCGTTGATAAAAAAATAATTGTTTTTGATGACCAAGAATTGGTTGCAATACTTGATTATAAATCAAATAGAAAATGGACACTTCCAGCACCTAGGTTTAGTACAGTTCCAGTTGATCTACCAACATTTTATGATTTAACACCGGTTGTTCAAACCGGAGAAACGGCGTGGGTGACCTATATGTTCCAATACACCGGAGATACTGGTAGAAACGGTATGCACTGTAATTATTATGGGAAAATAACTGGATCAACAGATTCAAATATTGGTTTTAAATTTGATACTAATGATTTCGCTTATTTAAGCTCATCATCATATTTCACAGGATTTACAGCAAATAAGTTTTTTGCCTTAGTTCAAGTAATACCCACAGGAAATCAACCAACAACAGATGATTGGAGAATGGTTGATTTAACATCACAAATATCTGGACATACAGTTGGTAATTTAATACCAGGTAATAAAATGTGTGGATATCAATTTGTTGTAACTGGAGACATGGTAGATTCTGCTGATTATTATGATATTGAAGAATTCTTAGGAAATCAACCATCAGATACTCAGACAACATTACCACAATTTGGAGACACACAACCATTCCCCGGAGCGGTTAAGTTAACCAGAGCAACAGACGTTGAGGTATTAAACTTCATGGTTAATCTACCATCAACACAATTCTTACATACACAAAATCCAACTTATGTTTCTGGTTTACCTAAAAAAATTACTGAGGTTGCATTATTAAATGATAACAAAGAACCATTAGTAATTGCTAAAACGGCTAAACCAATAACCAGAACTGCGGCTCAAGTGTTCTCCGTAAAATTAGATTTCTAATTTCTATTTACATTATTATTTTTTTGATTTATAATTAATCTATGGATGCTAAAATTAAAAGTAAGTCCAAGATACTTGGATTAGACATTTCAACAAAAACCATAGGTTGGGCTTTGTTTGATTTAACTGGTAAAAATTTATTAGAATTAACACATTTCTCACCTAAGATCAAACCACAACCAGAGGACAAATTAGAAGAACTAATAAAGAAAGCAGATGCGTTTAATAAAAAATTGAGTGAATATGTGGGGTTAGGTATTGTTAAAGTGATAATCGAAGAACCATTACTTAATTCAAATAATGTGTATACTGTAGGTACTCTTTTGCGTTACAATACCATGGTGTGTAAATCAGTATATGATACCCTAGGTATTGTTCCAACATTTATTTCAACATATAACGCTAGAAAACATGCGTTCCCAGATTTGGTTGGCGATAATGGTAAAAATAAACATGTGTTATTTGGTGGCTATCCAAAAGACATTGACAAAAAGCATGTTATTTGGGAGCACGTTAATGCTGTATGCCCAGAAGTAAAATGGTTGTACGGAAAAGGTGGAAATTTAAAAAAAGAAAATTATGATATGGCCGATGCAGCAACAGCTGTTATTGGTTATATCAATATGATAAAACAAGGCGAATAAAAAAGGCAACAAATATTTCCAAATAATTTTTTATTTGTTTATATTTAATTTAAGGCGGAAATGTAATAGTTTTTATTACATTTGGTTGGTTCCCTCAGAGGGTGGTGTCTCTGGGGGATTTTTTTTTATCAAATAATTTATTTATATTTCACTATGAACACCACAGAATTAGATTCTTCCGCTATTGTAGAGATCCTAGAAGACATTTTAGGTGACTACTATTTGCATAATGATGCAAAGGGACAAATTTCCTTTGATTGTCCTGTTTGTTCCCATGAAATAAAGGGTTTAGACGAAGGTGATGGTAAGGGAAACCTAGAAGTAAACTATAAATTAGGTGTTTATAAGTGTTGGTCTTGCGGTGAAACTCACGATACCCATGGAAGTGTTTATAAACTGATAAAAAAATATGGAAGCAAAAGGCATATATCGATTTATGAACTATTAAAGCCAGAAGAAACACAAATAACAAAAAATTATAAAAAAATTCTTGGTTTACCAAAAGAGTTTGTTGCGTTTTCAAGTGCGAGTGCCGGGTTAAAATTAACACATTACTATAAAATGGCTTTTAACTACTTGAAAAAAAGGAATATAACACTAGAGATATGTCAAAAACATAATATCGGATTTGCTTATGAGGGGCCATATAGTGGTAGAATAATAATCCCATCGTACAATTCTGAAAAAGAATTAAATTATTTTGTTGCCAGATCCTATTTTGATAACACCAAGATGAAATATAAGAATCCGGAAGTTCAAAAAGAGATAATCATTTTTAATGAAAGTTTAATTGATTGGGACAAAGAGGTTTATCTTGTTGAAGGGGCGTTTGATAGCATTTTTGTTGAAAACTCAATACCATTACTAGGTAAAGTAATGAGCGAACACATACACTCTACCTTGTATGATAATGCTAAAAAAATAACCATAGTTTTGGATGGGGATGCCTGGGAAGACGCACAAAATTTATTTCATAAATTGAATACAGGTAAATTATTTGGTAAAACATGGATTGTTAAACTACCAAAAGATAAGGATATTGCTGATTTAAAAGGCGATTTCACCAATTTAGAAAAAATACAATTAGATTAATATGGAATTACTACTAGAATTAAACAAGTTTGACCACATTAAGTATCATGATGAGCCACATCATTATTATATTAATGACAAACTAATGACATCTGCAACCACTTTCATTGGAAAATTTAAAAATAAATTTGATAGTGACGGGCAAGCAGAAAAATATGCTAATAAACATGGTTTAATTAAAGAAAATGTTTTAGCAGAATGGGATCACAAGCGTGATTATAGTACTATTAAGGGTAGTGCGGTTCATGATTATGCTGAAAATCACTGGAATAATAAAATTTTTCCATATGACGACGCTCCAGCAGTAACTAGATTTGGTGAGGACATTGTTAAACCAGCTTATGATAAATGCGTAAAATTATTTGACAAATTTTATCAAGATAGTAGAGTAAATTTAGTACCTTTAAAAAGCGAATTTGTTATTGGTGACGAAGAGTTAGGTATTTGTGGTATGATCGATCAATTATTTTGGAATAAAAAATCTAATCAAATACAAATTTGGGATTGGAAAACCAATAAAGCCATTAACATGAAAAGTGATTATGGTAATAAGTTTAAAAAACCGATTTCACATTTGGATGAGTGTGAATTTAACACATATAGTTTGCAAACAAGTTTGTATAAGTACATAATTGAAAAAAATACAAACTTAAAAATTGGTGACTTATATTTTGTTTGGTTGTTTGAGGGTAACGATAACTACCAAGTTTTTAAATGTAAGGATATGAAAGAAGAAATTATTTCCATGTTAAATTACAAGTAAGATGATTAAAAAAATTGTACATATTGCTGATCTACACATAAGAACAATTCAATTACACGAATTGTACAAAAAACAATTTGATAAATTGTTAGAGGAAATTCATGAGCATTCAGTAGTATGGACATCAGAAGGTGTTCATTGGGATGAAATTCGTATTGTTATTGCTGGAGATATTGCACATCAAAAAATTAACATATCAAACGAGCAATTATTGTTAACAGCTTGGCTATTGAATAAATTAAGTAGTTATGGTAAAGTTGTTATTATCCCAGGCAACCACGATTTTCTAGAAAACAATACACAAAGATTAGATAGTATAACACCAGTTGTTGAATTATTAGACAATAAAAATATTGTTTATTATAAAGATTCTGGTGTTTATGTTGACGATAATGTTGATTGGGTTGTCTATTCGCTATATCAGCATAATGCGAGACCTGATTTTAAAAAAGAAGATGATAGGTTTAGAGTTGGATTGTTTCATGGTCCGATTCAAGGAATGTCTACAGATTTAGGATTTAAATTTGAAGATGGTTATGACAGATTAAACTTTGTTGGCTTAGATTTACTTCTTTGTGGTGACATCCATAAAAGACAAACATTTATTCTACCTGGTGGTGGTAATGCGGTAATGGTTGGGTCTATTATTCAACAGAATTTTGGAGAAACAGTTAAGCATCATGGTTACGGTGTTTATGATGTGAAAACAAATAATTATAAATTCTTTGATTTGGAAAATGAACAACCATTTATGCACTTCAGGATAAACGATATAAAAGACATCGAAGATGAAAAAGAAACACTTGTTAACGCTGGATGATGACTTTGTAAAATATTGTGAGATAAACAATATTAAAGATGTTGAATCTTTGGCAAAAAAAGTATTTCAAAGAGGATTTACCATAGAAAAGTATGGTGAGACCCCATCAATGGTTAAAGGGAAAGAAACTGTTATCGAAAAAGAAGTTATAAAAGAGATAATCAAAGAAGTTCCTGTTGAAAAGATTGTTGAAGTGATTAAAGAAGTGCCGGTAGAGAAGATTGTTGAGATAATCAAAGAAGTGCCAATAGAGGTTAAAGGCGAAACTCAAATAGTAACAAAAGAAGTTATAAAAGAGATTTCAGTTGAAAAGCCGATGTGGGATAATAAAAAAGAAAAAATGCTTGAGGATTTACAATCCGAAAATAAAAAGCTAACAATAGAGTTAGAAAAAATCACAAATACTCTTGAGAAAATAAATAAAGCAAAATATCTTAAGAGTAGTGATCTTAATAATTTATATGATGAATAAAAAAACAAGTTTATGGATTTATTAATTTTATGGACATTCATTGGATATGGAATGTCAACAATTTTGGTTTATGGGTCAATTTTCGAAACAGCAAGAACCTGGATAAAAAGAAATTCCAAGTTCTTTGGTGATTTAATTGGCTGTATAATGTGTACATCAACATGGGTGGGATTTTTTATGTCACTAGCATTAGGTGGTTTAACAATCAAGTTTTTAAATGTTCATTGGTTCGTAGGTATATTCTTTGACGGAATGTTTACTTGTGGTGCTGTTTGGGCGGTAAATGCAATTATTGAATTTTTTGAGGAAAGTAGATTAAAATAAAAATATGAATCCATTTATTAAGGTTGAGTGGGAGGATGTTGTAGAAAACTTTACTCCAGAAAGAATTAAAAGAGTTAAAGCGTATTTCCAAAAGAAATACAATGCAACTAATGTACAAGTAATTACTAAAACATTATCTGGTGCAAAAGACACCAGATTAAAGACATTAGAAGTTACCGATAACATTCTAGATCCACAATATCAAAAAACATTAATGAAAGATTTTCTTTCAGAGAATAAAGTTGATGTTTCTTGGGAAATGATTGATCGTTTGGATAACAGAGTTAATTCTGAAATTGATAAGATAAAACAGAATACCGTTAGATATAATAAATGGTTTATAAAAAAAGTTGAGTTTTCAAATTTCCTTTCATTTGGTAAGGATAATACAATTAATTTTACTGAATTAGATGGCATAACAGTTATCGAATCAACACCAAGAAATTTTGGTGGTAAATCAACTTCATCCGTAGATTTATTAATGTTTTTGTTTTTTAATTCAACAACAAAAACAAAAACCAATATTGAAATTTTTAACAAGTTTACTGAAGATGATACTGTTTTAGTAAAGGGATATCTAACAATTGATGGCGAAGATTATGTTATTGCCAGAACTCTTACTAGAAAGAAATCTAAATCGGGCGAATATAATGTTAAAAGTGATTTAGAGTTTTATAAAGATAACGGTGATGGAACATTAGAAAACTTAACCGGTGAACAAAGACGCGAAACCGAAACGTTTATTGCATCTGCTATTGGATCGGAAGAAGATTTCTTATCAACCATATTGACTACTGGGTATAATCTAGAAGAATTGATCGAATCCAAACCAACCGCAAGAGGACAAATTCTTACTAAATTTTTAGGATTAGAAAGTCTTAAGCAGAAGGAAGAAATAGCAAAAGAGATATTCAATGATTGGTCTAAGAAGTTAGTTGGGAATACATATAATGTCGTTCAATTAGAATCTGATATTGAAAATTTTAAAGAAAGTATCACAGATTCAAATAACCAAATAAGTCAAAATGAAACCTTATTGGTTGAATATGGTAGTAAACTTAAATCATTAGAAGATCGTAGAGATTTGATCTTAGGTCTTAGAAGTAACGATATTGATCAAGAGCTAATTAAAATTAATCCAGACTCATTACAAAAAGATATTGATGAGTTGGAGCAGAAAAAAAATGCTGCTAATTTAAATGCAAATGCGGTTGTTGTTGTTGAGCCATCAAAATATTATGATGAAGCTGAACATAAAGAACTTAGAAGTAAAATGTCAGAAATACAAGGGTTAGATGCCGTCTACAAGTATGAGAAAAGTGATAAAGAAAAATTGCTTAAACAACTAACCGATGGTACCATTTGTCCAACTTGTAAAAGAGCGTTAGATGATGTGGATCATAGTGATGAAATTGATGAGCTAAAAAAGCTTATCGAAGACATAACTAAAGAGATGATCTCTAATCAAGAAAAATTTGATCAGTTAAAAAATGAATCAAATACTTTTGATTTATTAAAAACAGAGTTTGAGACTTACGAAAGAAATAAACTTCGTAAAGAAAGATTTATATTAGAGTCTGAACAGAAACAATTTGAAATAAATCAAATTAAGGATAAGATAACCCGCTATGAAAATAGTAGAAAAAAACTAGAAGAAAATCAAAAGATTGATGCCGAACTAATAACCCTCAGAACCAGAATTGAGACAGTTAATGGTGATATTAGAGTATCAAACACATTGATTGAAAGAAATAAGAATAACATTACTTCAATGCAAGAAAAGATCGGGATTAATAAAGACCTTATTAAGAAAATCAAAGCAGAAGAAGAATTGCAGGCAGTATTTAAGATTTATCTTTCGGTATATGGTAAGAACGGTATATCAAAAACCATCCTTAAAAATATGATACCTCTGATTAATCAGGAACTACATCGTTTGCTTATTGATAGTTGTTATTTTATTTTGGAATTAAACATTAATGAAAAAAATGAAGTTGAGTTTATTATGATTGATTCGGATACCAGGGTTGTCAAACCGCTCACCGCTGGTTCAGGTTACGAAAGAACCATATCATCTTTAGCATTAAGATCTGTTTTAACTAAGATATCTTCATTACCAAAACCAAATATTGTTGTTATGGATGAGGTGTTTGGTAAAATTGCTGATGAGAATTTAGAAATGGTTGGTGAATTCTTCAAAAAGATTAAGAATTACTTTGAACATATTCTTGTCATTTCACACAATCCGTTAATCAGGAATTGGTCTGATAATATCATAATGATTAAAAAAGAAGATAATGTATCTTCAATTGACTACATCACAACAGGTATTAGTTAATTTTTTTTATTAAAATATTTTAGCTATATTTGTTATAGATAAAACAAATAATATGACCCAGAAGGATTTAAGAAGTTTTGATCTTTACGCAAAAGATCGTGGCATCAGCTCATCAAACTTACATTATTTTAATAAAAATATTGAAAGTAGCTTAACACCATATATTTTAGAGGAAAGACAGTTAAATGTTACTGCTATGGATGTTTTTTCTAGATTAATGATGGAAAGAATTATTTGGGTAGCTGGTGAAGTAAATGACCACATGTCGACAATAGTTCAAGCGCAATTAATGTTCTTGGATAGTTTAGATAATAATGATATTACGATGCATATTGACAGTCCAGGTGGCTCTGTCAAATCTGGGTTATCTATGGTTGATGTTATGGAATACATTAATTCAGATATTAGAACAATCAACACCGGAATGGCTGCCTCTATGGGCTCGATTCTTTTGGGTGCAGGTACAAAAGGTAAGAGAGGTTCACTCAGATTTTCACGCACAATGTTGCATCAATCTAGTGGTGGATTTCGCGGGAATATCCAAGATGCAAAAATTGATATGATTGAGTGGGAAAAACTCAATAATTTACTTTTCGAATTATTGGGCGGCTATTGTGGTAAAGATGCTAAACAAGTTATGCAAGATGCGTCTAGAGATTTATGGCTATCTGCTGAAGATGCATTAGAATACGGTATTATTGACGAGATTGTCAAAAAGAAAAAATAATTTTTGCTTTTTTTAGATTTAAAGAGGGAAGTTTTTGACTTCCCTTTTTTTTATCTTTTCCTTATACTTATTATTAGACCTTGTGGTTGAATCGGAAGTGTCCTTGTGGCATTTGAGTTGGAATTGATACCAACGAATTCGGGTTCAAATACAAAAAAATATAAGGAAAATGAACAGAAGAATTTCAGTTAACACTGGTCTTGCTGTACCACAATCTTTCATTACCAAAGGTAAACAAAGATTAAAACAGCACATAGACACCGTATATCTTAACAACGGTGATGAGTTCGAAATCGAGCTTTACAATCCCACACAAAATAAAGTTTTAGCAAAAATCGAATTGAATGGTAATTCAATAGGGTCTGGTATTATTCTTCGCCCAGGTGAAAGAGTATTCTTAGAAAGATATTTGAATGAAGCCAAAAAGTTTTTGTTTGAAACATATAATGTAAATGGGAATAATGAGGAAGTACAAAGAGCTATCGCTGAAAATGGTGATGTTACCGTTAAATTTTACAACGAAACAACACCAACCTATGGAACATACGGATCAGGTAGTAGCACGTTAACAATTAATAACCCAAATATAGGCTGGACTACAACAACAGGTACACCTTATTATGGAAATATGTTCACAACGACGTCTACTAACAACGTAAATACATTTTATAATACGTCATTAACAAGTGGAACGTTCAGCACTTCTAACACCCTTCTTAAATCAAATTCAACAAACACAATAAGAAGTGTTGAGACAGGTAGGGTTGAAAAGGGATCAAGTTCGGATCAATCATTTACATATGATAGTTCGTCATTTTATACCCACCCATTTCATACAAATTGGTGGAAATTAAAACCACAGTCTACTAAGCCATTAGTTGCTGAGGATTTAGCCGTTTATTGCACAGAGTGTGGCGCAAAACGTAAAAAAGATAATCATAAGTTCTGTCCACACTGCGGAACAAAATACTAAATAAACTAATCACAAGGTCTTGTCTTGAGGTCGCATTTTGCGACCTCTTGATATTTATAGGAAAACCAATTTTATGAAACTTCAAACAAGTAATAATAAAACGAACATATTAATCATTATAATTGGTATTATGGCTGCATACAATATTTTGCAAACCAAAGGTATAAAAACCGATGTATCAGCATATAACAAAAAAATTGATTTAATACAAAAAGAAATCGATTCTGTACAGGTTTTAAATAAACAGTTAAACATACAGATCGCAAATATCGACACAGAAATTGATAAAGTTGATGGCGATATTGGTAGAGTAACAAAAAACATAACAATTATTAAAAATCAAACAAATGAAAAAATTGATGCTGTTAATGAGTTTACTTTTAGTGACCTCGCTAAGTTTTTCTCAGACCGTTATGACGCAAGAGAAGACAGTAGTGCAGGACACAATAGTACCCCTCAAAACCCAAATCGCTAAATTAGTCATAAAAGATTTGATCAGGGGTGATGGTGCCATTGTCGAGGTTAAAGAATTAAACAAAGTGATTGGATTAAAAGACGAACAAATCAGATTGTTTAAAGAAAAAGACCTTTTAAAAGATCAAAAAATATCAAACTTGGAGGTAATCATTTCTAAAAAAGATGAGCAATTTTCTTTAGAAAGAGAAAAATCTGAAAAGTTATATAAAGAATTAAAGGGACAAAGAACTAAAACCTTTTTATATAAAGTTGGAACATTTGTTGGGCTACTTGCCACATCAGTATTACTTGTTAAATAAATGAAAAAACACATCACCCCACCCAATATTGCCCTATTAGTACTAGTTTTATTATTAATATTATCAGTATTAAATCCATGGGGAATAATACCCAATAGAGTAACAAACGTTCCTGTCTATGTGGTTGATTCTATACCATATCCACAGCACGATACAATACCTTTTGAAGTCGAGGTTGAGGTTGAAGTACCCGTAGAAGTTGAAGTACCATATACGGTTCATGATACCATATTAACCCCGGTGGATACTATGGCGATATTAAAAGATTTTTACACAAAAAATATTTCAAAAGAAGAATTAAAACTACCTAATAATCAAGGTGTTATAAGCTTGAGTCAAACTATTACCGAGAACAAAGTAGTGTCAACAGAGTTTAATGCTAAAATAACCCCTAAAGTCCAAAAGGATACCATTTTATTGCCTGAGCCAAAGAAAACTCAACTTTATTTTGGCGTTGTTGGGGGTGTGTCTAAACCAGATTTTATTTCAAATGTTGGTGCTGGGTTATTACTTAAGACAAAAGAGGATAAAATATATAAATTTACAATTGGTGCCGCAAATAGATTAACCAGTGATATTAATGGTACATTCCATCCATACATGGAAGGTGGGGTGTTTTGGAAAATCAAAGCCAAAAAAAGAAACTAGAGCACAATTCAAACATTTTGTTTAATATTATTAT